TCTTCAACTGCAACTGCTGTTGACACATGACGGAAATGATTTTCTTAGGTATTTCAATTGGCTTATTCTGATAATTCTGAAATACCTTTAATAAAAATATTGATATTATTGCCGTCCCAAACTATCCTATCAACTATCTCTTTAACAAACCCTCTTTTTTCTACAATAGTTAATTTGTCAAAATTTTCTTTAAGATATGCCATAGCATCTGTTAAGCTGTTTAACCTATCATTCATCTTTGCTTGAACAATATTGGTATCTTGCAACTCGTCAATTCTTTTTTGAGTTATTTTATTTTGATTTAATAACTCATTTATTTTCTGATTGTAAACTTCAACCACTTGTTCTGGCGTATCATTTTCAATAGATAGAGCCACGATATTCATAAATTTATTCACTGTGTTCTTATTAGTTTCTATTTGCTTTTTTAAACGTCCAATTTGTTTTTGCAAATCATTGTCAATATTTGCAACTTGTTCTTTTAGATTTTGAATTTGTGAATCAACAACACCATCTTTTATATCGAAAGAAAATAACTCGTTCAAGATTATTTTATCTAATTCATCTGCATTGATGTTAGAATTATTGCACTCAGTTATTTTTTTATCCATTTTGTTTTCACAAATATAAAAGGTATTTCCCGATGGATATTTTTTTGGTCGCATATAAGCTCCGCATGAACAGAACAGTACGCCCGATAAAAGTGAAGTGTTGCTAGTGGAACGTCTTTCGTTTGCCTTCCCACCGAAACCATCTTTTGAATTTGCCTTTAATTGTTGCTGAATAGCCACCCATTCTTTGCCTGCCAAAATTCCTTGGTGTTCTGATATAGTAATAATCCATCGATCATATGATTGCATTTCTCTTTTTTGTCCTGAAAACCTATTATACGGATAAATGCCTTTCTTACCATTGCAATCGTCAAGTGTGAAACAAACATTACAGCCTAACTCAGTGAAATAATTTAGGCTATCAATATCCGCAATGCAGTAGATTGGATTGGTTAAAATGCGTTTTACATTAGATTTATGCCAATAGTTATTTTTTTGAGTTTTATAACCATTCACAAACAAATATGTTTCTACTCCATTAATGCTACCAAGCTGTTTATATTTACTAAAAATTATATTTACCAAATCTATTTGACTTTCATCAATGATAAGTTCAAAATGTGTCCTTTTACCATTTGTAACTTCAATGGATTTATAGCCTAATGGTGTTGTTCCTCCGAGCCAATGACCTTCTTTCGCTAAAAGATACATATTATCTTTAATACGCTCTGCTATAGTTTCTCTTTCTAACTGTGCAAAAACCGCAGCTATGTTCATCATTGCACGTCCCATAGAGTTGCCTGTATCAAAATGTTCTTTTACGCATACAAATGACGTATTCTTTTTATTTAGCTTTTCAATTAAAGAAGCAAAGTCGCCTACGTTTCGGCTAATTCTGTCTAATCTATACACAACTATTAAATCAAATGGTATGACATTTTCTATTTCCATCATTTTTTTAAATTGTGGTCGGTCAAGATTTTTACCGCTAAAGCCTTCATCTTCAAATACTTGTATAAAATGTTCTTCACCATTATAATTTGTAGCGATATAATCTCGACACATTTCAATTTGATTTCCAATACTTTCGCCTTTGCCTGTAAATTTTGATTTTCTTGAATATATTGCTATTCTCATTTATATGTCTCCTTTTTGTAGATAGTCTTTTATTATAGCATATTTTCTGAAAAAAGTCAATAAATATAAAGGTGTCCGACAATATTTGCCATTGTCGGACACCTTTATATTTATGCTATTCTTTTTATTGTATCAATAATGACAGATGAATAATAACTATTGAATTTATCCATGTTGTTTGGATTATGTATAATGATATTTATTGGTATTTTCTTTTTGCCCTTTGTTACCAGAGCTGTTTTGCTTTTTTTCATTTTTTACTCACAATCTTACTTTCCACTGCTACCAAGGCGACCTGTACCCCTTTCTGACGGAATGGCTTTAAGTTCCTCGTATGTATATTCTTCTATCTCAACTTCTGGAACAGGAAGTACAAGAGCCTGACAAATGGCTTTTTCATATGGATATAAAATGTAATTAGCTTCTCCATATGGGAATAACAAAATACTAGCAAAATCGTTAAAGTCAGTAATAGACTCTTTCTTGCAAATGACTATTGGTATGTCATTAGTATTGGTAATTGGAACACCCCACTCACCACGATAACCACTGTCGATTATTCCACACCTCTGTGCCATGCCCTTAGTACCTGTTGAGCTTCTCTCGTGCAATACGAAACAGTAATCTGTATCACAAGCTGAAGCTATGCCTGTCGGTATTATAACCGTAGTATGTGGTTTTATTATCATGTAATCTTCGTCAAAACAAGGATAAACGTCATAGCCTGCATCTTCTAGTCTTTTGGTTGGTATAATTGCATTTGGTTTTGTCTTTGCAAATTTTACTGTTGTTATCATTTTTATCTCCTTTTTTTACATTATTTCTTTTGATTTACATTTCATCTTTCCCATATGGAATATTTATAAAATCAAGGACTCTATCTATACCCAAACTGCCTTTATCAATTACTCTAACAATACTTCCACTAACAAATTTTATATAACTTACCTTTTCTTTCTCATAACAACAAAAACTGTTGTCACTAAATTGCCCTGCAATTTCAATTTCGCAGTTATCATGATGTATGCAATCCTTATGTCTTATAATTTCCTGCACATTTTGCTACTGGTTTTATTTGCTCAATACTGTGAAACACATCGTAATATATATTAGCTGTTTCGCAGCTAATATATAATAGAGGGCTAAGTTCTTCATCAAGTATATTGAGTACATCTTGTTTTCTTATATAGTCTTCATTATCTTTATCTTTCATTATTACCTCTTTCCTCATTTAAAATGTCGCAAACCTTTTGTGCGATTTCTGTTGTTGGAAAATAAACGCATGGTTTTCTATCCGCAGCAAGGCAACCACTAACATAGTATGTACTGTCTTTTTTACCATAAAAAACGTAGTATTTTCTTGCATTGTCCTGCCAATCAGGTACATAGTCGGGACAGTAGATATCGTGTAGCCTCTCCAGCTTCAGCAAGAAGTTGATTTTGTCAGCAACTTCTTCAGCACGCTTCTTTGTGTGAAAATAGTTGTTGTTTTCAAAAAATGCTTTATCCAAAAAATGACCTATTTCTAGTGTGCAGACAGCTCCAAAACCAGCCGTATTGAGTTTACCTATGTAGTAGTATTCCTGCTCGTATCCAACTCGCTTAAATTCCGGTTCTTCCTCGACCTTTGGAATTTCAATTCCTTTCAATCTTGCATAGGCGATAGCAACACCTGTGTCATAGTCAAATGTATCTTGTGGGTGACATTTTGCAATAGCTGATTTAACGGCTGTTGTGTCATAAACAATAACCACGCCACTGCAACCACTGTACGCAATCGCCTGCTTATCTTTTTGAAAATCTCTGTATGTCTTTTTGACCCACTGTTCAAATCCCTTTTTGTCCATTTTATTATATTTTCCTTTCTTTTTTATCAAAGTACCCGTTAAGGTGCTAAGTTCCGATGTTTGCTCAGTCTATTGTCTGCCAATCTTCCGACAGCATATCTGCTTGACTTGCAAGCCAGCCAAGTTGTACACCCGAAGTTCCCACAAATGCCAATGCTTTATTGCCCATATCCTTATGGTCTACATTTGTCACAGTACCATTGGGGGATTTATAACTAACATTAGTGGCAAGCTCAACATACTGTTCTTTGCCGTTCCAGCCTTTTCTTGCTATTTTCTTACCTCTCTTTACTTCTTCGATTGCCTGTCCAAAATCCATGTTCATCTGTCCTTTCTGTTTTACAACAAAATTGTCCCGCTTTTTATACACATCAATGTACGTTTCATTTTTATCACCATTATGTGTGATTTCAAAATACATTCCGTTTGGAAGCGTTGTTGATACAAGTGCCTTCCAGTTCTGCAATGTTTTACAACTCCATACAACGTAAACATCATCTGTTGAAATCTTCACATTGCCGGTTTTGTCAATGCGCTTGCTCACATAATCAGCAATTACTTCCTTGCAGAGTTTGATAAATTCTGTGTCCTGTTTAATTTCCATAATATCTTCCTTTCTATTCGCAATACAATCTTACTGTATTGTCAGCAAGACTTTTCTGTACATCAATAACCCTCTGATTGCTTGACCCTCGCCATTTTAATGTTATATCTCTTTTATCGTCTTCATACTGCCCGTCAACAACTACGTCAAGGTATTCCATAATAGGTAAGTTTTTAATTTCATCCCACTTATATCCTGTGTACAGCCATTGTGTTTTTGTAGGATAGCAATCTTTTATTAGCGCAGATATTGTGCATACTATTTCACGATTATCAGGAAACAAAGGATCGCCGCCTGAAAATGTTATACCTGAAATATATGACTTGTCTAACTGGTTACATATTTCAAAGATAGTATCAAAATCAAATGGTATACCACTATCTTTATTCCATGTTTGAGGGTTTTGGCAGTTTTTACAATGATGATTACAGCCTGATACCCAAAGGACAGTTCTAAGTCCGTCACCATTTAACATATCATCCTTGGTTATATTATGATAGTTCATTACATACTCACCCTATCCTTTATCTCTGCAACCTTTGCGGCATTGTATCTACTTTTACCATGTATTCTAGTAAAGCCTAAATAGCCATTCATTCGATCAATCTGAGTTATATTTTCCGACCCACACTTCGGGCATTTGTCCATTTCTAGTTGCTCATAACCGCAATCCTCACAATATGATAATGCTAAATTTATACCCTCATAAAATCCGTAATCCATAGCACGTCTTACAAGTGTTTTTATAGCTTCCTTATTATACGATATAGGATAACGACAATACTGTATCTTTCCACCATTGAACAAATTCCAAAAACGCTTTTCAGTATCTTGTTTCTGAACTGGGGTAATATGTTCCCATACGCCACAATGGAATGAGTTGGAAACGTATGGTCTGTCTGATACGCCCTCTATTATACCATACTTCTTGCGGAACTGTTCAACTTGAAGCCCACACAGACTCTCGGCAGGAGTACCGTAAATTGCGTATAGTATATGGTCTTGTTCTTTAAATTCATTTGCCTTGTCATTTATGTATTGCATTACCTCATAGGCGAAATCACTATCTTCTACAAGTGACTTACCATTATACAAATGCTGTAATTCGTTTAAAGCAGTGATACCAAAACTCATAGTCATAGCTGGAAGTATTGGTTTTATTTTATCATTAGGGTTGAGATTACCACCAAGAAAACCACCTTGAGTAATTCCCATTGGATTTGTTGATGCCTTTTTCTCTCCTAAAAATTCATATGTTCTTTTGTGCAGATTTCTTATAAGTTCGAGGTAATAATCAAGAACTTCATAAAAATCTTTATTCTCCTGTCTTGCCTTTGCCAATATCATCGGTAAGTGTAATGATATTGCACCAAGATTAAATCTGCCCTCAAAGACAGGATAATCATTTTCATTTTTTGGTTTCATGCCACCTTTTGCAAACCAAGGTGACAACGAAGCTCTACACAATGGCATAATGCCATTGGACTATATCTTTACACAACATTCTGTTACCAAATGTTGTGTACTTCGCTGTTCCACATAAAGAGTCGCACCTTATGTGTACTCTATTCACTTCTTCACACAAGTCTTTCACTTATGCTATGTTTTCGATAGTCTCTTGACGATTATCAAAATAACTAAAATAATAACCTAAATAATTTTTGGGAAGTTCCCCTTTTAAAACTCTTGCTATTTTATGTCTATCTAAGTTCAATACTCTACCACATTCTCTAATTGATGAAAAACTATCAACAATATTGTTGTCAAAATCAAATACAAACACCTTTGTTCTATTTTTGTGAATCCTGTTTCCACTGTGCCAACCATGCAGAACATTATATGAATTAGTACACCATTCCAAATTATCAATATTGTTGTTGGTTTTATTGCTATCAATATGATTTATGTATTTATAATTATTAGGGTTTGGAATAAAACAATGTGCTATAATCACATGAACTCTATTATGGTGTTGTTTATAATTCTCCATTCTATATTGAACTTGCAAATATCCATCTGTACCGAGATATGGTTTTAATTTACGCATAGTTCTTTTGCTGTATATGTTCAGTTCTTCGTCCACTAAGAAACCGTCATATTCTTTATATTCCTTCGTTTTGTCCTCTCCTTTTTGTCGGTTTATGTAAATTATTTAGTTATTTTGAATTTCGCACAGGATTTTTTTAGTTCCCTGTTAGCACAATTCCTAATTATCATTTCCTATAATTCCTAAAACGTGAATTGTACACCCTACATTTGTAGGTTTACGAAGTTTTAGATGAGCCGTAGTGTAATTTTTAACCCATCAAACTGACAACTTTTCCGTACTTCTTATACATCTCAGGAATATAACCGTCTCCTGTCAAGGACAAAAAATCTGGATACATCGCTTTACTGCTACAATCAATGGCAACATCAAAAAGCCATTCTAACTTTTTGCCTTTGCCATGTAAATTTTCATCGTACAAAAACGTCAGCTTTGGAAATAGTACAGGTCTTTTAAAACCCTCTTTTCCTTGTCCGCCCATTCGTGTTTTTAATGCCACCTCGCTTGCCATGGTTTCCCACTTGCTTGTACCTATGCCAAAACTAATAGCTATGAATGGATAATCGCCTCTTGACGATCCTACAGAATTAAATGCCATTTCCCATGATTGAAAGCCCTGTTCAAAATCTCGATAGACTTTTCTGGTTGCATATTCGTCGGCTTTATTCTTGTCACCGTTATCACATATGCTTAAATATTCGTCAACATATTTCTGATAACTTTTTTCGGCATATGGGGCTAAAAGAGTATCAACTCTAGGTATTGTAAAACCCAATGCAGATGTATATTTCTATACTGGATACCGCACTGCAACATATCTTCACAACCGCTAATTGTGCCTACTGTTTCAATTATGTGCCAATCTCATAATCTACTCTACTCGATTACTTTCATAATAAAAGCTATAATATTATGATATTCTTTCGATGTCCTCTACACTCTCTAAATTCCATTTATATTAAATTCCATTGATAACCTTGAAGTAATAATTGCTTTTTATTGTTTGTATCCTGATAGAAGTCTTTACCTTTTAATCCAATATTTTTTCCCAATTCTTTTCTATCAAATGTTCCAACATAAATATTGTTTTTGTATAATTGATACATAAATCTTTTTGGCGATTTTTTATTTTTTAATGCTTTTCTCGTATTATTTTCTCTAGTTAATATTTGCAAATTTTCTATTGAATTATTTTGAGGATTTGCATCTATGTGATCGATCGTCAATTCCTGCGGAATATCCCCCATCAGTGTTTCATATACCAATCTATGTACTCGGTAATATTTCCTTATATGTCGATTATTTTCTATAAAAGAAAGGCATACTTCTAAATATCCATCTTTATCCACTTTATAACAATGTTCTCTTGGTTGAAATATATTTATTCGCCCTTGTCCACCTTTAACTTTAGTAGTTATTACTTTGCCACTTTTGGTAACATAGTATCCGTCATATTTAGTTTTATAAGCAATTTCATTTTCAAAAATTATTTCCTCCATAATTAAACCTCTCACTAATTTTCTTATGGAAATTAGATAGCACGGTATTACCATATCAATTATGACTTAGGTTTCACCGTTAGCAACTTTCGTCACACCCTTTAGCAAGGTTAAGTAGGTTTTATTACGGCAATATTACTTACCGTATTGTTGACTAGCTGCCGACATTGTTACATCACTTATAACATCGAAGGCAACGTCAAGTGTCTTAGGCTCGTTATAATGAATATTACCCATTTCAAAGCCACCAGACAAAACATTTGCCATATCGAAAATACAACAGTTTATGCCGTCAAGTCTGTCTTTCTTATCATGAATATAGATATAACCGTCTCTAGCCGCCTGTCTTTCTTCAACATTCAAGAAGAATTTATCATACAGGTTCTTGTTCAACTCACCATAAATCAAACTGCGCTGTGTGCTAGTCATAGTAGAATCAGTGTTGGCATTTGAAACGTCGCCAATATAACGAATGCCCTGAGACTTGGTATATACATCGTCCATCATATGAACAAAGTCTTTTTTGTAATTTCTATACTGCCTATAACATTCACCTGATTTCGGGTAAAGGTCAAGCAAGGTGCGCTCGACTATTGCATGTATCGCCTCAACCGAAATACAATCATTTTCTAGATCTTCTTCCATTATGTAATCCATAACAGCAGAGCAAATTTTTTCATAATCTTTATCTGAAAGATTTTCCAATGCCCTGTTAGCTGATTTGCTACAGGCATTGATTATTTTTTGATAATCAAAATCTTCTAATGTTCCGTCCTTTTTTATTACTTTCATTTTATCGCTCCTTATCATCATTCACAACAAACTCTATTCTTTGTTCGTTTTCTGTATTCCCTATATTCTCTGGCTTTAAGTCTAATTCTATTTCTGTACCCATATCAGTTTTCATAATTATGTTAATTGCCTCATCAATATCATTCCAATTCCTACAACGATATCTTTGGTGTAACATATGAGCGTTGTTTTCGTATGACTCAAACCCAAGTCTATTCCATGGATAATCAAATAAAATTTTATGATAATAGCCACCAACTAAATTGTCTACGCAATCATCAATTAGAATGTCAATATCCCTACCGAGCATTTGTTTGTTCTTTATGGCTATGAGACTATCATACATATTTAAAAATGGAAGTTGTTCTTGTAACCAAGCTGCCTTATTAGAAATATTCTGTGGGGCTGTAGCTGTTACTATATAGATTTCACAACCTAAATCATGGTATTTCTTCAATGTAGCAACACAATTTTCAAGCACTTTTATGTTATCCCATACCCTCTTATCAGTGAAATAGTCATAAAACTTGTCTTGAGATACATTTTTAAAGAACTGTCTCATATTATAGGTAGTTATATCGGCAACGGACAAATTATCATTATAGTCCTTATTATAAACATCAATAATACTTTCTACTAGATTATTAATGACATTATCACAGTCCACACCAATACGCCACGGTCTAGGTCTTATCAGATTTGCTTTCAGTTCCATTGGTATTTTCCTCTTTATCATTTTCATCTAATTCATTAAGCATTTCGGTTACTGTTCTATAGGCTATTAGAAAACCAAGTACAAGCCCAACCAAAGCACCAATAATAAAATTAGCCATTCTTATCATGTTCCTTTCTGTATTTTTCGTATTCATCTCTAATTTGCTCCAAAGTACAAATTTTATACGGTATATGTCTGTTCTCACAATACACAACCTCCGTGCGACAGCCTTTAGAGGATCGCCAATCATTTGAAAGAACACTTGAACAAATAATCATTTCATCTGCAAGTTCTTCAAGTAACAACAGAGTCATGTTTAACCCTTGCTCATAAGTGGTACAATCGTAAAGGCTACCAAACATTGCAATAGGATTGAGATACAAATTCTCAGGGTGCATTATAGTTAACAACCTTTGGCACTCATTTATTTTACTTAAATTTTCTTGCTTGCCACCATATGGGTGGGATAAGTAAACAATGCTATTATAATGTTCTCTGTTAATTATGTTCAGTTTCGGTATCATTATCTCCCTCCTGCTTAGCTATAATTCTTTTCACATAATTTTTTAGATTTTCATAAGCTGTGTTGATATTTTCATCATTATTGATAACGTAATCAACAGATGATTTGCAGTTTCTAAATTCTATCTCGTCTTGCTCAAAACGTTTTCTAACTTCTTTAAATGCTTTGCCAATATTCTTATACATTTTATAATAACGTCTAAACAGGCGATCATACCGAGTAATCGGCAGGCAATCTATAAAGATAGAATAAATTTCTCTATCACCCCTGTACTTTTTACGGAGTTCATTAAGCCCTGTTTGGTCTACAACGTAAAGATTATATGTATCATCGTCAATTTGACTTGCCGTTACTCCATAATGATTACCAAGATAATAGTTATATGCCACAATATCATTAAGTGCTTTAAATTCCTTTTCTGAAACAAATGTGTGACCTGCTTCACCCTCGTATCTCGGAGAACGAGTTGTGTAAGAGGGTATCTGCTTCATATTAAATTCTTTTTCAAGCATTTGTACAAGTGTTGATTTACCACTTGCCGAAGCTCCAAGTATGCAAAATAGTGGTTTAGTCATCTTTATTCTCCTTTAAATAGCATGGAAACATTTCTTTACACTCTCCAGCGTATTTACACATAGGAACTAAAAAATCTTTCCAAATATTATCAAGTTCAATAATTTTATCGCACATTTCTTTTATAACTTCTCTTGTTTCTTTGGCAGCCTGATTACACAATCTTTTATTGGCAATGCTCATGAGTTCTTCACCATTAAAGTCCCATATCATATTGACAGGTGTGTCCTGTGGGGCTTTAGTCCTATCATAATCAGATTGCCTATCGTTTCTCTGAGATTTAACATAAGGTTGTGCATGAATGTGTCTTACAAGATGTACCGCCACCCAATTAGGGATATCTTCAAACAGTACCGCAAATCTTAATCTACGTATTGGTGAATGTCTTGCTTTTAATATTTTATATTTCCATTCGTCTGTCGGTGGTGTTTTAGCCTTTAGCCCTACTGTCACCAAAGCTCTTTGTTTTACTGCAATCCAATCTTCATTAGTTGGATATTCAAGTATTGTTACTTTCATTGTTTTTTCCTCTACCTTATAATAAATTCTGCAAACATTTTTTCTGCGTTCTTTTCGTGTTCTGTCGGCACAAACATTATTACTTCGTTTTCAAGGTCAAGTGCGAATATGCCCACTATACTACTTGCACTTACGCAATAATGACTCTGCTTTAGGTCTATGTTATAATTAATCATATTTGCAAGCCTAATAAATTTTTGTACCTCTTTTACTGTAGTAAATCTAATTTTATATGCTGTATACTCCGTTACCATTTTCATCTGTCCTTTCTCGCTTGTTTAATTTGCTGTCATAGCAACCATAAAGGCTCTTTGTACGATTGCTTTATTTTTGGCTTTTGTGATCTTCTGCCTTTCTCTAGCCTGAGTAAGTTCTTCCTCGCTCATGAAATATGTATTTAACTCTCTACACTCTGTTTTATAGCGTTTTAGCTGTCTACTCTCCTCCTCTCTAGCTAAACGCTTTCTTTTTCCTGCTTTCTTGTCGTATGCCAATTTTTAAATTCACCTCTTTTCTAACTAATTTTCTGAATCGACACAATATTACCAGAATAATTGCTATAAGTACCAATGTTACCACTGCTCATAACATCATTATCAAGTGCATATGTATCAACTATAAATTCAACCACGTTCTTAAAGCCATTGCCTGTGTCTCTATACTGATTGTTATAGTCAGTATGGATATCAGCTTTACAATCGGCTAAAACAGCGGTGAATGAATTACCTGTGTCGGTTGTAATCAAATAGCGTGTGCCTATTTCTGTTCCATAATAGCTACCGAGAGCTATACAAACATCGTCACATTGTCTGCGTATTCCCTGACTATCCGTCCAACAATTAAGTTGTAATTGATATTGTGAAGAGTTGGTGTCAGTTATATAACGATAGTCCATGTAGGCGTGAAATGAAGTGTCGCCTATTGGGATATTATAACTTATCAATTCTATTTCTGGCTCTGCTTCAGACTCAGTAACTATCGTTGTAGTTTCGGTTACTTTGTGACTATACGGCTTTGTAGTTCTTACTTCTTTTGTAGCGGTTTTAGCAGTAGTAGTTTCGGCATTTGCTACAGTTTCATTTTTTATATTTGTCGCTGATTTGCTTTTGAATGTAGTTTTTGATGTATTATCTGTTGTGTTTTTAGTGATATCAGGTGTTGTTTTTATGTTCGTGATAGTTGTTGAATTTTCGGCTTTATTTTTTTCAAAATTGTGTTTGTAATCTTCATTGATACCTATAACTTTCACAACTCCAAAACCGATAACTATTACGCAAACAGCAACTATAAGTTGTATTATTTGTTTTGTTGTCTCGTTTTTCTTTTTGTTCATATGTGTTTATTCCTCGTCATCGTAATAACAATATTTATTGTCATAATTTTCAGCGTTCATTTTTTCACAAGGGATATCGTTGTATTCGCACAAATCATCAATATCCATATTATGATTTGACAAATATTCAATAGCCTTTTCTTTAGCACATTCGCTACAAAGTTCTTTCGAGTCATTGTCAATAATATAAAGCATATCAACCTCAGTTCCACACTTATCACATATTAAAACACGATAATCTCGACCCATGTAACAATGACAGCAGGGAAGTCCAAGAGCAGTACAACCCACACAATCATTTCGTATCTCACTTGCCATGTTTTTTATTCACTCCTTTACTTCTTTGAATCTAGCGTAAAAGCTGTCATTAATATCGTAAACATTGTCATATGTATTACAACTTTTTCTGCCATGACCGTCTATTAGTCTGCCATTTTTTACTTCGTATACTTTTCCTTCTTGAAAGTTATGGGTGTCAAAGCAAGCCACCCATATACATTTCAAGAGAGTGTTCCAAGCATTATTTAACATTTTGTTTCCTTTCTAGTTTCAGTATCAACCTCAAACAGTTTTTCAAATATGTAATAAAGTACATCAACTACTATTGAATTGCCTGCTTGCTTGTAGAGCTGACTATCAGAAGTAAACTGTTGAGATTTATCAAATTGCTCGTCCTTAAATCCCATAAGTCTGTAACATTCTCTAGGAGTTAATTTACGAACTCTGCAATTATCAACTACACCTATCTTAGATGTAGTTCTAAGACAATTAGAATAATTCTTCATAGGTGCTTGATAGCCAAATGAATGACTGTTTTCTAAAATAACTCCACAAGTTTCACCTTTAGAATCTTCGATAAATTTTTCAAATACCTTACGTTGCCACTCAGCATAAGTATCATTAGGTTCAACTACAACTTGATTGCAACTTGTGGTTAATGTCTGAGCGCAGCCCTTTCCAACACGACCTCTTCTTGTCTTAGAATTAGGCTGCTCCAGATTTACGCTATCACCCTCATAAATCTCTGCATAGCCTTTCTTCGTTGCTTCCTTGACACAGGCTATTGGCTCTGCTATTTTAGGTTGTCTGTTCCCACCCTGCATAATTTCCAATGCAGGGGAACAACCTTTTGCCCTTAATGTGCTTGCTACACCATTAGTATCCCTAGGTTTCCACAGAAAACCTGTTCCTTTTGCGGTATGATTTTCATTGTGCCTAATAAACCCTTTTATCATTGTATCTGTTAAATAATACTTTTCATCTACCTTAACCTCAAGTACATTTTTGAGTCTGATTCCATTGTCAAAAGGCTGTGGAAATTCAAATTTTCCGTCATCAATATCTTTACGAATACTTATAGCAAATACTCTTTCTCTGTTCTGTGGTACACCAAAATCTTTAGCATTTAAAACTTTCCAATATGTATTATAGCCAAGTTCATCGAGCCAAGCTATCCATTCATCAAACTGCGGTTTGAATTTCTTACCGACAAGATTCTTGACATTTTCAAGCATAAGATATTTTGGTAAAGCCAACATTTTATTAGCTTTTTCAAGAAGTCTTTGTACTTCATAAAGTAGTCCTGAGCGTGTTTTACCTTTTATAATACCCTCTTGCTTACCACTGACAGATATGCTCTGGCAAGGAAACGAATATGTCCAAAAGTCAGCATATTCAAGATGATCGAGTTTACTAATATCACCCAAATTCTTTGAAAGTTTGTTGGCAAGCCAATATTTTTCAAGTTCCTTAGACTTACTATTCACAAATCTGTACCAATTATATGGTTTGTTTTTCTGAAAATCATAACCGAGGTTAATTTCTGAAAGCTGCTTAGCCATTTCTTCTCTTGTAGGATACTCTGCATATGTATTTATCAGTTCTTCTGTAAGCCCACAATGAATAGCAGCATAAGAAAGAACTGCGTTATGGTCTATATCTGAGGTATGTTTAACTTCACAAGGTATTCCAAGTCTTTTTAGTGCCGAAACTTGTGCGCCTATACCACTAAATAATTCGTTTACTGTTATTTTTCCCGTTTTCACTATTTGTAAATCCTCCAATTTGTTCTTTATTGGAAGATAATTGCAATTATCATATTCACTCAGGTAGCTAATCTGAGCGTTCCGTTTTGTTTTATCTCTTATTTTCTTAATAAAATGTTGGTTTTATTTATATGTATTTTTGTGCGTTACTTTACAAACTCTGCATTATCAGGTAATCTATCTCGAAATTCTTTAGGTACTTCACCATTGTGCCATAAATTATTTGTTACGATAATTTCACCAGTATGTAATTTAATTTTAAATTCTCTACCACCATATCCCCTAAAAGGACTATCACTCATTGGGTGAGCTTTGTCTAAGTAATAACAAATGCCATTAATAATAACGTGTTCATCCTTTTCTTTTATAATTTCAAGCCAGAACTTTTTATGGAAACATTCACTATTATCACACACTTTATCAAAAGGCTCTGCATGGCAGACTTTATGGAACACTCGACCGCAGATTTCACATTTTATATTTTGAATATTACAATCCATTTTGTTTATCTCCCAACTTTTACATCAGCCATTTTCTATATTTTCTATCTTGCTTACGCTTAATCTTCTTGGTATGGTTGTATATATAGTTCTCATAATGCTCGAATTGCATAGCCTTTGCATAGCAATATAACCATACCACAAAAAAGGTTAAAACCACCATTACACTTACTATAGTTTTGGTATGATGTAAGCCGTATTCGTCATAGAAATGTACCATAATTGGTGTTGTCAGAACAGTGACACAGAAAGAGATAATACTAGCAATCGCTGATGTTGTCATTCGTGTTTTACACCATTGTTTAGAATACTTCGCCACTTTAATTTCTTTCATTAATGTTTCCTCATTAATCCCTTTGCTTCCAACAGAGCAATCTGAGCATTTAAAAGTTCAACTTTTTGTTCCAAGGACGAAATGTATTTCTGTAAATAATTAATTCTGCCTAGACAATGTTCATAATCTGCATTGATACAATAAACCTCTTGGCTCAAATCATTTAAAGAATAAAACCCCGCTTGATCATCATAATGTTCTGGTAGATCGATAGCATCTTCGGGAATAGGTCTGCCATTTTTTACTGCATCTTCAATAGCTTTGTAGTATACCATTGTTTATTCCACCTTTCACTTTGTCTTTTGCCTGTTCAGAAGGAATGTATCATTTGTAATATTCCCTACCCTTTTGAAAATAGTTGTATATTTCAGACTGCAAATAATGATTTATCTCGGATATAAAAATGTCCGTAGTTATTCTATCGTTTATTTTATATTTATCCCTAATAACTGTCCATAATGGCAAGTCAGAATAATCAAACTTATGGGTACTTACATAATAAACATCAATAATATAATCTATAATTTCTTTGTAGGGTATAATAGCATTCGTAACTTGTAATTCATCTATCGGTGTCAAACCATATCCAATATTGTAATCATAATAAACAATTGGTATGGCATTTATATATTGCCATACAACAAAGTCTTCATTAAAAGCACATATGCTACTTGTTGTTAAATTAACCTGAGTAGTCCAAAGCAATCCTTGTAGTTCCCAATTAGTTATAGGCTTGTTTACTTCTATACATCTATTAATAATATATTTAGCTAATTCCTTAACATTAAATATTGTGGGTGTTTTACTTATCACTTATAATACCTCCGTTATAAAGTATTCATATATAGGTATGTTTATATCCATTACATAAATTATAGTTAGTGTACAAAACAATACTAAACCAATAAAGCTTATTGCCAGCACTATCTCCATTGCAGTTAATAAGATGTTATCTATATGCTCTTTAAATTTAATTATTCTGTTCATCTGTTCGTAATCCCAAATCATCAAGTGTTACAGGTGTATAGTTGTGGAGCATACAGCCTACATTAGCACACTTATAAGGAAAACCTCTATCTTGCATTAATTTTGTATATACTGAAAAAGGTCTGCTATCTCTAGCATCATGAATATGCCCATACAAATGAATATAACCGTAGTCAGCATTTATCCAATGTGCTATAGGATAATGACAAAGTACAACGTGTTCTTTGCCATCCTTAATAACGGCATAATCTTTAATCCAGACAAAGTGCTTTTCCATTTCCCTATTCACCCGATCATGATTACCCTTGATTAAATATTTGAAACCATTTAATCTCGGAAGAACTATTGGCATTTCTGCGTTGTTCCAAAACATATCTCCCAGAACATACACGCTGTCATTTTTGCCGACAACACTATTCCAATTTGAGACGATAGTTTCGGTCATTTCTTCAAGGCTGAAAAACGGTCTATTATCAAATGCGAGTATATTTTTATGACCTAAATGTAGATCAGAAATATAAAATTTGCTAGGCAATGCCATTAGCGTTTCATCTCCTTTTGAATAAACTAAATTAATTATGAATATCTAAAATTGTGGCAAACATATCTTTACTTTTCTTTTTTATTTCAGTAAGCTTTCTGTCAAAATCTTCGTCTTTTACAAATGTGTGTCCGTTCCAAGTTTCACGAGCAATAACATTCTCGTCAGAGTTTATGCAGACAAAACAATTAATCTCATCAAAATTGAGCAGTTTGTCTATCTTCGCTCCGTCTACATACAGAAAACCGTCTCTTATCTCCGTCGAAGAGTAACAATCATCAATCTTTAATTTCAATTTGCCTGAATATCTACCGCCAATTTCCCACCAATCATATGTGAATATAGGAAAAGAGATTACTTCACCACTTTTGTCACATTCCATTTTTTCTTCGTCATAAGGTTTTAAAATTTCAGAAATCCTATCTTCCGAAGGCATTTCTTTAGTAATTAAAAGTAAACAACAGTGCATAGCTTATCCTCTCTTTTGTATTAATAGTTTGTAATCAAGACCTCTATATCTTTTGTCTTGTCTTTTTTCTGGTAATTACAGTTTCCGTAAGTGGTGTTTAGATAATGGATTTTATAATCATGATTTTCTGCCCAATCCTTTAATGTTAGGTTTGTTTTTAGATTATTCGATAATGCCCATTTCACATTTGATGTCGCAAGCATATCTCTCAAATCTTCTTCATCGGTATTAGTCCAACCGCCATTTTCATTATAAGTTGCCGTAGAGTTAAAGTATGGCGGATCACAATATAGAAAATCATTCTCATTAAACGTCATGCCGATGAACTCACGAAAATCGGCATTGGTAAACTTGCAGTCTTTATTGCTGATTGCTTCCGAAAATTCTACAAACCTTTCTCTTAATGTAGGGTTAAAATATCTTTCTCCAAACGGCATATTAAATTCACCTTTTGAATTAAAACGCATCTGATTGTTAAAGGCGTAACAAATTAACACATATAAAATAACGGACTGTTTAGATTCCGACTCGTTAAAATAGCTGCGGAGTCTCAAATACCCATTCCTATTAATCTTTGATAGGTCATATTGCTTGATTATCTTATCTATTTCGTCAAGACTTTTATCGGTTCTATTTCTATGTATATATTCGAGTATTTGGACTACAGGCAAATTCAAGTCATTATAAATAACCTCTTTCGCAGGAACATTGATTCCAACATTAAACCCACCGCCAAATAAGTCAATGCAAGTATCAATGTTTTTTGGGAACAATGGTAATATCTGTGGTAGAAGCTTGTATTTGCCACCCACATAATTAAGTGGCGATTTTATATATTCTTGTTTTATTAGTATCATCTCCTAAAAAGTAGCGTATTTTCATTAACTTGTAATTTTTAAAAAATTACTTTTCTTTGTCTGTTTTAACAGTTCAGGATTGTCATAAATGTTGCCAACGATAAAAGAGATACGTTCGCCATAGCAAGATTCGACTTCAAGTTCTGCAAGATCAATCGTATTAAAAATATGATTTATTCCAAATGCTGGAGTACCCACATCCGTCAGTTCCCAAGAAAGTGTTTCATCATTCCACCTTACATCCATAAGTCTATTAGTGATATCAGGAGTTACGTTAATTATATCTCCTTCAAAAATCTTCTTATCATACTTGTCTGTTAGCCCTGTGTATTGGCTGATAGTCTTAGGGTCTACTACATAAGAAATTGGCATTGTGTCAACAAACTGCTTATAGTCATTGTCCTCAATCTCCATATTGTCGTAAATAAGATGTTCAACATTAACCCCTTTGTCCTTAAAGTACGGACGTTTTCTGAGAACGTAATAGCCATATACCCATTCACCATTATCTACACGTTTCCCTCTAAATAGTATTTCTCGCATTGCCTCTCTCCTTATTACCAAACTTTTAGTGCCATTTTTTTGCACCTGCGCAGGCACTGCCACAAACGACCACTCGAAAACTTCAAGCGGCTCGTCAAGAATGTGATAACACGGCCTACCGCCGTATTCGCCGCCATTTTAATGGTCACAGCCGCCCTTGTGCATATCCTCTCCGCATACAGAGCAAAGCTTCTTTTCCATGGTGCAGCTAATGGATGCTTCTTTTTTTTATTCCGCCCTGAATCTCGCTTATAAGGTCGCCGTTAGAACCAGTTCGCACCATGTAAGCCTTTGCCATAAGCCTGCGGTAGACCTCTCCGTCTGTCGTAGTTTTCTCAGGCAGAGTTTCCACCCAAGTGTCGAATATTCTGGCAGTCTGCTTTGAGCTTTTAGGGTCATGGTCGAAAATACCCGTTCTGCCCTTAAAAAGCTCCGCAAGCTTCTCCAAAGCGCCTGATGAAAACTTTTCACCATCTCTGTCAATGTCATTGTCACAAAACGCCACCCTGAAAACAAAGACCTTGTCCTCCGTGAGCGGCTCTCTCGCATAGCCGTTTATCTTTTCAAGCTCCTCGCCTGATACCGTTTTGCTCATTGCATTTCCTCCTTTATAGTTCTTTCTGTTCTTTCTCTTTCTCGTCAATATACTGCCCAATAACTTCTAATATTCGACTTTGTAATGCATAAGAAATTTCAATCTCGCAAACGTCTGGAACGCAAGTCTGCCTTCTTTTAAATTTTAACTTTGGCTTTGTAAAAATCAAAGTTGGACAAGAACTGGAACGAGTGCAAAACCCTTTTAAAAATGTCTTTAGAGGTCTTATTTCCTCTTCAACCTCTTTATATTTTTTGTATTGCTCAACCGTCATTGCTGTCACTGCCTTCATTCATATACTCTTTAAAGATTTTATCCGTGAATCTTATCTCGTAAGGAAAAACTGCCATTATCGACCCATGGTTTTCCATCCATTCATCAAACTTTTGCAGTTCTTCATCTGTTGGTGCATCCTCGGGTCTGCCCTTATCAAAACCCAACGTACAGCCACTTTCAAAGTAACAGCCTGCTAGGTCGGCAGAGCATTCCACGTCATCGCCATATTCACGATATCCCCAAGCGCAATCCTGACAGCACTTCGTGACAGGATCTATACAGCGTGTTGGCAAGTCATGTATATTTTTTTTACTCATTTTCAATCTCCTTTAAAAAACTCTCTCGATTCAAACCATTTATCTTCAATGATATTTCCTATTCCAACAACTAATCTATCTTTCTGTTTTACTCTAACATAATGACCTTTTATATCTTCCCATTTTGTAACGCCCACAACGTCCATAATTCTTGTAAGTGCTTCAAGTCCCTTTTCAGAACCTTCAAATGATGTTCCATCGAAAAAAGCTAAGTTATAACCGCCAAAACTAGCTCCCCAGCCTAAGCCTTTAAGTGCTATAGAAAAGGTAAGGCAACAATGGTCGCCTATTCCCAGTGATACATCAGTTATTTTAGCGTTTTCATAAATAGTGTTAGTGTTGCTTTCTACCGAGGGTATATTTTTTATTACAGGTGCAGGCTCGTTTTTTATGTACTCTGCAAGATATGCACTGCACATACGGTGCTTATCACTGGCACAAAGCGGACAGCTGTCGCAATCTGAGATATAACTAGCACAGCACTTCACCGCCTTTTCAAACTCCTCTTTCGTTATCATATTCTACCTCTTTCTATAAATAAAACTAAATTTTTATTTGTCGTTGTTTTCTTTGTGCGGTTTTCCGATAAACGCTTCCATCATTCTTTCCCTATCTTCTCTTTCGTGTATTACTCCAATAAACTTTTCGTAACATTGATTGCAAATATCAAGTTCAGCCCATTCAGATGCTTCATAACGACCTTTCCAAGTCCAAACTCCACTAAGTTTTTTAACCTTAAAATGCTGATTGGCTTCATTACTTCTGCATACATCACAAATACATTTATATATTGGTTTCACCTTCTCTCAATAAAAGAAAACTTTATGTATTACTTATTCTTATCTTTTTTGCCTAGCAACCACTCAATCGAGGTCGGCTTTTTGTCTTCCCAAGAACAAAGATTGTTTAATACCTTTGTTATGTTGTTGACACTAATTGGATGTATTCCACCATACCATATTGCTTCTGCTTTGCAGGGGCGTGTTTCGTAAGCTACTAAAGCATTACGAATATCGTCACAAGCTAAATATCTATAACCCAACAAATAAAGTCCTTCCAAAACAGTTCTCTGCTCATCTGTTATCTTTGGTTCGCTTGATTTATTTGCTAGGTCACCAACGATTGTACCTCTTACTGTAGGCTCATCGGTTGTAGGTCTTGGGTTTGATATTCTTATGATAGTTTCGCCAGTCTTTCTTTCGGTCTTAATAATGATTGTCTGCTTAAAATTATCAGCATCTGAGTCCATGTGTTCAAGTGCATTTTGAAATACCCAAGTATAAATTCGACCCTGGTCAATTTTTACATGATATTTAATAGAATTATCTTCAAGCTTAGTGCCAATAATCGTTCCTGTAAAATCTGTGATTTTTACTCTGTCACCTTTTTTAAATTCTTGATTAACCATTTAATGTACTTTCCTTTCTACATTTTATTGTTAATGTTCTTCTTTTCCATACGGAACGTGTATAAAATCAAGGACATCTCCCATACCCAAGCCACCTTGATCTTTTGGTCTAATACAATAATCCCATATTTGAGGGTGAGTGATTTTCATACGCTCAAATCGATTGGGACTTTTCTCCAAATGACAGCCAAATCCACAAAACATACAACCTGTTCTTCTCTCTCCCGTTGTCGTATACCCCTCATCAGTTTTTATAACTTTACCATATACAGAAGCTATTTGTAAATTATTCTTAATTATGTATTCAAGAACATCATTTTCAGTCCAAAATGATATTGGTTTAGATATTGGTCTAAGTGCTTCAAAAGCATTGCAACCAGTTCTAACCCATTCTTTTTTTCGCATACCACTTTCGTAAGCCATTGTTCCCAAAATAGCCTTTTTTCCACTTTGTTTTTCATAGTCCTTACAAGGCTTCTTCTTCATTATGTCGCAACATTGTTCAGAAATAGGAATATCACTATCTGCCAGCCTTTTATATCTGGATAAATTATATCTCGGTGTATATTTATCTTTAATCGCATCAAAATTATAAATCTTACACCAACGTGTATACGAGCCTTTTCTTGCGTAACGAATAATGTTTGCTACCTCTTTACTAATCAGAGGATAACCATATGTATCTATTATTTGCCGAAAATTCATATTCGGCTTTAGCCAAGTAACATTATCAAACGTTTTAACAAAAGCCCTAAGTTCAGGATATTCAAGACCTGTATCAACAAACACAGCTTCAACATCAGGAAACAAATTTCTTACAATATGTAAAAGAACTGTACTGTCCTTCCCACCCGAAAATGAGATATACACTTGTCCATTCCAATAATTATACCATTCAAGAATACGACTTTGAGTTATTAGAACTTTTCTTTCTAAAGGTAATGCTTGCAACTCCTTTAAACGTTGAGTATCATGAACTTTATTATCATCTGAATATTTATCATTATTCAATCTGTATTGTTACCTCCTTTTATAAATAAAATCAACTTTTTATAAGTTGTTCAATTACGTCCTTGACTTCCTCAAGTATCTCTTTGGTAGTCCATTTCTTCAAACCATTTGTTATGGTAAAATCAACAGGCAAATAACCAATATAATCACAGGCATGAGCATAATCCCAACCTATCCAATGCCCATCTCTATGATTTTCATTGTTAGGCTTAATAAGCCCTGTTGTAGAAACATAAGTAATTCCACCATGACAATCAATATCAATAAGTTTATCTTCGTCACTAACATTATCCTTTGGAATTTCTATATATGCACAAGGGTGAGTGCCATAAGAAACTATGACATAATGAAAACTCTTGTAAATACCTTCGTCAAGTATTTCAATAACCTCTTGTCCATTCTCCATATAATTTTGATAGATCATTTCTTTCATAATAATTTCTCCTATCTCTTATACTTTATAAAATTCTTTATCTTAAAAAACAAAGCTTTTATCTTTTGTGCCAATATCATCACCCTCTCTATCTCTAACAAGCGTACTCGAATGATAGTGAGTGCATATAAAACGCACTTAATTAATAATAGGTATATACTCAAGCGTACTCGTTTAATGGTATACTCATATTATAATGCACTAATTAATAGTTGTCAATATGGCAAAGTATACAAAGTTTGCTAGATAATCTTGTTAATTATATATTAACCGCCCAATAAGCTTAACCAAGTATTTCTTTGCGAAGCTTGTATTTTCAAGCACCTCTGAAAAGCACTAGGCTCGGCAATCAATGCACATTTAGTTTTGGCTCTGGTAATCGCAGTATAAAGCATACAGCGGTCAAGCAGTTTATAATGGGTATTGTCGATCAGTACGATAACATTCTTAAAACCGCTACCTTGCGTTAAATGGCAAGTCAGACAGTAAGCCAACTCAATACTACTTAAATCATTTTGTAGAAAATCAATTTCCTTGTCGGCAAATTTAATTGTAACAACATTCTGCTTCTTGCCGTCTTTAATTGTCTGTTCAATTTTTGTAATATAACCCATTTCTCCATTGAAAACATTTCTATCATAGTCATTTGTTCTTTGAATAACTTTTGAGCCAAGACGAAATGTCTTATTACCATACCTGATCTCAGGTGCAGTATCGGGTGGAATTATCATATCTTGCAAAATAGAGTTAATTTCAAAAGAGCTATTTATCCTGTCCTTTTTACAAGGTGTCAAAATAATCGTTTCATCATAGCCGTCTTTCTTAGCTGCCATTGTATACAATTTAATAGCCAATTCACGCATACCTTCACGGCTCTCTCTAAACATATAGGTCATGTCTTGTAGTTCGCCAGTAACAACTTTTAGTTTTGGTTCAGGCAATGGGTTTTCTCCATTTCTAATTTTAACTGAGTCCGAAATAATGCCTGACTTTTGAGCCTGTCTTAAAATCTTAGTCAGTTTACAACAAGTAAACACATTGCAATTAAGTAAATCATGAAAGATATTGCCACAGCCTATTGGCGGTAACTGACCGTCATCACCTACAATAATTACTTTTGCACCCTCTTTTATAACAGAAACCAAACTATAAAATAATAACGAATTAACCATTGAAGCTTCATCAAGTACGATAATATCGCTAGGCAATCTGTTGTTAGAGTTATAAACAAAACCTGTCTTGTTAAAACCAAGCAACCTATGAATTGTACTTGCGAATAAACCTGTTGCCTCAGTTATCCTGATCGCAGCTTTAGCAGACAAAGCACAAGCTGATATAGAATAGCTTTTATATATCTTTGTGAGTCCTCTTAAAATCGAGCTTTTACCTGTTCCTGCTCTACCTGTTATAAGCACTACAGGGCTGTTGCAAGCCTTATATATCTCTTGTTTTTGTTCGTCAGTATAGCAAAAACCTTGTTCCTTTTCTGCCTCTGAGATGCCATTTTCAATGTTAATTTTATAGTCTGTTTCTTGTTCATTGAGATTTTTTAGAATATCCAAAATAGATATTTCAGTTTTATATTGGCGTAATAGCCCTACCTTGTTTTCTTCAAAATGTAGAAATATCTCATGTTGCTTTTGTGTGGATTTAAAGTTCTCGTACATTTCATAACAATCGTTTATATTATCTCTTACCGCATTATCCAATACTGACTCTAGCACATATGAATGACCGTCATTGTTTCCAACACACTCAAGATAATACTCGGCAAATGCCACAACTCTTTTGGTTGATATTCTGATATTTGGATTTAACTTTAATGCTAAATCGTCCACTCTTTTAAAGCCTAAACCACGAATTTCTGTCATGATGTAAGGATTGTCAAGTAACTTTTCCTTCAATAATTGAGGATTAGGTTCATTGGAGATCAATTTGGCTATCATGGCATACGTTACACCCAACGGCTGAAGCATGATAAGAATATCTGAAATAACATAGTTATTCAATATATTGTCTTTTATCCTATTCCAACTCCTTTCGCCTATACCCTTGATTTTCATAAAATCAATTTCTCTATTATGAATAACATCATCAATTACATTTGGGTAGACAGCTAAAATGTTTTTTGCTTGCAGTTCTGTGACCTGAGTTTTCAAATATGCTATTTGTTGTTCTTCTGTCTTAGGCACATTTGCAGTAATGGAGATTGGTGTATACTGATACGAATTATATTTACTGTTAAAAGAACAAGTAACCTCAGCATTGTACTCGACACCGATTGTCAAGCGTTGCATTTTACCTGCCAATGTACTACCTTTTAACTGCTTTGGATTGTCACCAAAGGGATCGTCATAACAATCATAAAAATATGGAATATCATCAGAAGTTGTTGTGAATGTGTACACTCCCCAATTGCTATTTTCGTTATAAAATCGCTCCTGTTGAGGAACGATTTTAAACTTAAATGTTTTTTCTGTCATGTCTTTTCTTCCTTTCTGAAAGCCATTCAACATATGGTCGCATAGCCTGTATTGTAACCTTATCTTCGTCTGTTTTTCTGCACTTAATAGCAACCTGAGGACCTTTCTTAACCAAATCTTCATATTGCACAAGCTGACTATTCCAAAGAACACCCTCTATGATACCGAAAGTGGAGTAAATATTCACAAAAGCAAATGGTTTTTTATTTCTGTCCTTTTTCTTTTGTACTCTGGAAATAACACCTACAATAACGCAATCATTATCATTCTCAACGGCTTCAAATGCCGTTGTTAAATAGGGAAGTGCTTCTTCAAATGGGTTATTGTGTATAAATATCTGTAATGCTTCAAACTCCCAAAAATCAGCGTTTTCAAGATATTTGTTATTGATTAAAAGAAATTGTTTCAGCCTATCTTCTTGCTGTAGGTCAAACTTTTCTTTCTTTTTCTGATTTACGAGAGTGAGTAACAGATCTTTGTCATAATCATATTTACCATTACCGATACGATATTTTTCAATGTCAATATCATAGTCGATAATAAGTTTGTTATACGTTGGCAACTTAGACAATTCTTTATACTCTAATGGTTTATACAACGACTTCAAATACTTTAACAAACAACTCTTTTTATCTTTCGTAGGTATTGCACCTGACTTCATTAAGTTAATAATCTGAGTTTTTGTCAACGTTGTTCTTGACAACAAGTCTTGAAGGTTTTTATACTTGCCGTTCTTCTCACGCTCAGTAACAATCTCTTGGGCTATTCGCTCACCAATGCCTGTAATCGCAGAAAAACCAAACAGCACATTGTTATCGTAAATAAAAAAATCGACTAGCGATTTATTGATATGAGGTGGTAAAACAGTTACTCCAAACTGTTTAGAGTCTACAATGTATTTATTCACCATACCTGCCTTATCCTTATTCAAATTGAACAAGGCTTTGAAAAAATGAACAGGGTAATTTATTTTTAAATAAGCAGTTTGAAAGCATAGAACAGCGTAGCTATAACTATGTGATTTATTGAACAAATAACCACCTTTAGTTTTCAATTCTTCACTAATCGTTTTGGCAATTTCATGAGAATATCCATTGTCAATAATTTCTTGGTACAGCTTTTCTGACTCTTGCTTAACAAGTTCAATATTCTTTTTGCCTATCGCCTTACGGAATAAGTCAGCTCCACCATAGCTTCTGCCACCAAAAGTTCTTACAATATCCAAAAGTTGTTCCTGATAGATCATGCAGCCGTAAGTGCTTTCCAAAATAGGCTTCATGTCAGGGTGTATGTAAGTGACAAGTGAAGGGTCATGTTTACATTTGATAAACTCCTCCAAAGCTCCCATTGAATCAGGTCTATACAATGCTAAAACAGCCGACAAATCTTCCATATTAGTTGCTTGTAGTCTGAGTAGCAAGTCTTTCATACCTGCACTTTCTACCTGAAACACGCCATTCGTTAATGCTTTGTTTAACAGTTCAAATGGACTTCTATCATTTGCAAATTTGGGGTTGTTGATATTTATATCGTACTCAGATAAATGCAAATCACTTTGAATTTCCTGCACCATTTTTAAAGTTTGCACACCCAAAATGTCAAATTTAATGATACCTATTTGTTCGACAAGCCTTTTATCAACTTGAATAACGTGTTCACCGTCAGAGCCTAGTTTCATTGCCATATAATCGCTAATATCGGTATCAACAATACCGACACCGCCTGCATGACAGCTAACCGTTTTAACCCTACCACTTAATTTGCCTGCTATGTCAAGTAACTCACTGTACTCAGGGTGTTCAGATAGGTAGTTTATGTTGTTGTCAATACACTCTTGGAATGTATTGTACGAAAACTTTTTGGATAGTTTATCCATTTCATTATATTTGAAACCTAGTATTTTACCAACATCTTTTATGGCTACAACAGGTGTTATATACGAGAAGTTTATAATCTGACAAACACGATTTTCACCATATTTATCAATGAGATAATTTATTACTGTAGGTCTGTCTGAAACATCGATGTCGAGATCAGGCATTGAAACTCTCTCAGGATTGAGGAACAATTTGTTATTAACCATAGGCTCTTTATCCTATGCTCTGGAGGTTTCCCTCATTTTCATCTGTTGGTTACTTCCAACCCAGTTTAGACTATATTTTTCAAACTTTTGTCTTTATCGCATATGTATGTATCTATGCGAATTTTTGCTTTTTATAATTTATATAAATTTGTGCATCTTTATAAATAAAATCAAAAAAGTATCTGACGTCACGTTGTCTGTTAATACAAACGTAGTATGTTTTTATTTCATTGTTTTTGCGTCTTGAGTCCAGAACAACTGTAGGAGTCAGCCCAATATAATTTAAAATATTAACCAAACCATCAACAAATTTTTCAGAAGCACAGGTTATTGTTATTTTTTGATATTTTTTGTTGTTCGCTTTGTTCGTATTATTAAAAATACACCCATCGCCATCAAAGACACCTCTTAAAAATGACGAAATATATAGCAAGGGTATATTCGGAAATTGCTTGTTACTGCTGTTCTTGGGTGTTAAAGACATCTTTTTTAATTCATTTATTGTTTCCAAATTAGTATTTATAATTGTATAAGAGCAATGGGCATTTTTACAATTCTTTGGCTGATATTCATATATTTTGCGTTTCGCCACATCACAAAAATAAGGGTATAAATATTCTATAACTTCTTTTTGCGTTAGCGACAAAGTAACTCTTGTTTCAAGCACATCTAAATTGCCATCAGTGAAAATAAGTCCAAGTAAATAATATAAAATATCCTTATCTTTTATTTCAAAAATATTTGGATCATGTGCCATTTGTCTATATGAAGTAGCACAGCCATGACAACAAAATTTATTTTTTTTACTAATTTGTTTTGATGTAAGACACCTGCCACATTTTAGGCATTTGGGTTCTTCGTTTTGTAAAGTCTCTTTTCTTTTTAATTGTTCTATCTTCATCATTCCTTTTCTAATGATAAAGACAAAAGTTTTTATTCCGTCTTCGTGGGAAATTATTGGCTCTAAAGTCTCATTTCCTAGTCGTTACACACTTTCTTTTATCACTAAAAGATTTGGCTCGGTATTCCCTTTATCTCACCTAGTTATAGGTTTAGGGTTTCTTAGTCAGCTTATTCGTCTATGGTCTTGTCTCATTATCGGTTTGCTCTCAATGAGAAGTCTTAGTTTGCTGATACCGAATTAACGGAATTTAACGAGTGCAACCTATCTACGCTCAAAAATCAATCCATATTTGATAGGGTTAAGGTCAGTTATACCTATCGTATAGCATACAAGGCTTCCTGCTCCAGAGCCACGTCCTGAACCTATTTTAACTTTGTGAGTTTTTGCATAATTTATGAAGTCCCATACAATAATAAAATAACCGTCAAAATTCATTTGGTGAATAATTCCCATTTCATAATCGAGTCGGTCTTTCATTATTTTCTGTTCTTCTTTAGAAAGTTTGTCAAAATTTCTAGTTTTCCACCCTTCGTCAATAAGATACAAAAGAAATTCATTATTAGACTTATATCCACTTGGTAAGGGGTATGTCGGTAACTGTGGGTCTTGAAAGGGCATATGCACTTCTTCTATCATATCGGCTAAAGCATTAGTCTGATTTAAACCTTTTGTAACATTATTTACCCCAATTTGTTTATCCATAGTTGTATGAATTTCTTCTTCACTTTGCAGATAACAGTCCTCGTAACTCTCTGACATTGTTTCAGTATCATGTGCTATCTGAACGTGCCTGCCCTGATAATATAAATCTTCCTTTGTGGCTGCGTGACTATCTGTAGTAATTATGTATGGAGTGTTTGTTACCTCAGATAGTTTCAAGATCTTTTTATTGTAATTAGTTTGTTCTTCTGATTTGTGAGATTGCATTTCCAAATAGAAATTAGGAAATAACGATTTGTATTCTTCGATATATTTAACACAAATATTAAAATCACTTTCTTTAGCTAATTTTGAAGCCAAACAAGCAGAACAAATAATTAAATCTTCTGCATACGGAGCAATATCTGAAATCTGCACTCTAGGCTTAAAATAAAAATTTTCAAGATTTGACTTAGTGATAATTTTATTTAAAGCCTTTCTGCCATTCTCATTTTTTGCGAGAGCGATAAGATGAAAATACTTATTGTTCTTATCCTTCACAGCCGTATCGAAACATTCATACAGCTCTACGCCATATATTAATTTAATATCAGGATATTCTTTAGATAATTGATCGAAATATATCCATGAATATTGGTTGCCATGTTCCGTAACTGCGTATGCTTTAATACCGACTTTTCGGCATTGTTCAAGCATTTCTTTTGGTGTACCATAGCCGTCCAATAACGAGTACATTGTATGGTTATGCAAAGAACTGTACATTACCTTTCAACCTCCTCATATTTCAAAATAACTATTTGTGGAGTAATTACACCCTTGTACTCAGAAACATTTAATTGACATAGAGCATTAATACAAATTTCATCATCATATCCGTTCAAAAAGTCTAATACTTTATCGTCACTAGGATTACAGAACTTGATAATTGCGATATTGTCATCAGTAATGAATTTCCATGTATCTTCATTTTTACCCATGATAACGCCTTGACTATGCTCCAATACTATATTATTAATGACAAATAAAGGCTCTTTAATCCCTGTACCGTAACAATTCTCCAATGATGTAACATCGGAAATCATTCCAATATTAAATTCGCCATAATCAAAACAGAAATCTATTGGTAAAGGATTGTCTGAGTTAATATTTTTATTTAAAACTTTAATTGCTTCAGCCACGTTCTCAGCTTTTATCTCAAACCCGAAAGCATTTGCGTGACCCTGACACCAATTAAACAGACCTGTTTTAAGTAGCTCAGCCTTTAAGTCTGGCACATAACTGTTGTCAAAATTTCTTGCAGACCCTCTATATACATTATTTTCTTCGTCTTTGCGGAGTATCAAACAAGGTTTTTTCGCATAACTAGCCATTTTCATAGCTATTAATCCAGAAAATACACTTGGAATATTGTTACCTTTTAAAAATAAAACTGTATTTTTGTCATTAGTTACGCTTTTTCTTAACGCAGGAAGTAACTTTTTCACTTGATTATCCTGTCTTGATTTAGCGTTTTTACAGAGTCTTACAACTCTTTGATAAATATTTTCTTTTGTATTTTCAGTTTCGCCACGTTTTTTGTATTCAAATTCTTCGTCCTGCTCAATAAACGCTCTGAAAAGCAAGTCCTTTTCTTCCATATCACCGACTCTACACATGGCATTTATCAGAGAAGTAACGCAAAATGCAATAGTATGAGGATTAACCTTACCTTTCATGGAATAATTTTGAGCATTAATAAATTCTTCAAAGCATTTATTTGTGACGTTATAAAGACCTTTATCAATAAGTCTTTTTGTTTCAAAAGAACGTAAATCCATGATATCCGATATATTAGCTAGTGACACAAGATCAAGGTAGTCATCGGCATAGTCGTTCCAATAATAATCATCAAGTGCTTGTAGAAATTTATAGACCACTCCTGCACCACATAATTCTTTATTAGAATATTTTGAACTAGATTGGTTATTTACTATAATCGCATATGGGTTTGTTCTTTCAATATCGTGGTGATCGAGAACAAGTACATCAATACCATGTTCTGTCAACTGCTTGCATTGTTCAGTATCATTACTTCCTGCATCGGGAATAATCAACAAGTTTGTGCTTTCAGGTATTTCTATCTCAGAAGAAATACCGTGTTGCTTTCCAGAATGTATCAGATATGTAATATCAATTTCTTTGTTAAGCCTTTTCAAATAAGAATACATCATAGCAGCACTGCACTGACCGTCAACATCGCAATCAACAATAATCGCCATTTTACTATTGCTTTTAATGTGTTTGTCAAGCATTTTAACAGCTTCATTAATGTTATCAAGATTATCGTAAGGGATTAGTACATCATCGGTTAAATGAGTGTATTCACTAACGTTAGTTATTCCTCTATTAGTAAAAATAGATATCGGAATATGGCAATAATCATTATTACCTATTATTTTATAATTCATGTTTTGTTGTTTCACTTCCCATTCTTTATAACTTGCGTATATTTGGCAATTAACTGTTTAAACTTATCGGGATTATCTGTTGGACTTTCTTTTCCTTCCAATAAATTATTAGTGTCAACAATAGCACTGATTTGAATACAATCCAGAAATTTGTCAGCTATATCGTTTAACTCTTCTATGGTTACGTCTTTATCAAAGCAAAATATAATATGAGAACTCAGCCTTGTCAGCATATTTATTTGATATTGGCTTATTTTCTTACCGCAAGTTGCTACGCAATTTTTTATTCCCATGTTCCAAAGTTGCATAACACCTTTTTCAGCTTCAACCACATAAACGTAGCCTGTCCGAGCTATATATTTTTCGGATAAATAAAGTCCATATAATAGTCTAGCTCTGTTACAACGCTCCAAATATATATACTTAACTCTTTGTTCTTCTTCTGTCATTTCTTCTTGCTTTAAAAATAGTCTACCCTTAACACCGACCAATGTCCCCATTTCATCTCTTACAGGAATTGTAATTCGATTGGAAACATCGTCATAACCTATTTCAAACAGCATTTGAGTATCATATGAGATATTATCTTTCAAGAAATAATCATTAACGGCAGGGAAGTAGTACGATAGAACATTTTCCTTAATTGGCTTTAAAGGTTGCATTTCTTCGTAATTAGACTCATCATCTGCCATTTCAGATATAAATTTTGTGAACTTTAGACTTTCGGGCAAATCGTTATATTCGTCTTTATAATAGTCAATACCGCACCAATTACAAACTTTGCAAACAGCTTCGTAAAACGTACAACTGAAAAAAAATTGCACAAGGTCAAAAATATCTATTGTATCTAAGTTTGAACTACTATGTATTTCTCGTGTGTAGTCAACAGTTAAAAGACCTTCATTGAGATAAACAGTGATCGCCCCTTGATTATCGCCATCAGGATTGCCACACTGAACATAACCTGCTTTGCAGGAAATATGGTGACAACCTATTTCATCTAGTATGACAGGAACATAATTGTTCTCTAGTATCTTTTCTTTGAGGACAGAAATATCCATTTTATCCTCACTTTCTCCTTAGTTCTCCGACTTCATACCAAGTGTTTAGATCCAAGTCAACTTCAAATACAACTTTCTTTTTACAACCAAATCTATTTTTGTCTACATTGCCCACATAATACCTCTTGCCAACTTTAAGTTCGCATTCAACATCTTTGCCCCATTCGGCATCATGCTGAACATAGCGATATTTATGAAAGTCACCAACAGAAATTTCTTTAAACAGTGTCATCGTCCAAATAATATGCTTTAGCTGTTTTGCATTAGCAATATTATTTGAGTTTAGTTCGTCAGGCTTACAAAACTCCGTATCGTCTGTGAGCTGAATTGAGAGATAACCAAACATATTTAGTTGCTTTGCTAAATCAGTGAGTTTTGTTACTGTTGCTTTTAAAGCTGCCCAATCTCCTGTGGCTTGTGTGTCTTGCTTGCAGGTATCGTAAAAGAAGTATTTCGCACCATGAGTTAGATTAGCTTTTCTTATTTCAAACTCCAGTGTCTTATCGTCATAACCACCAGCCATGTCCTTAACGAGAATAAGCTCATTAGTTTCAGCCTCAATCCATTCAGCAATTTTCATTATTTTTACATATTCATCAGAGCTTTCAGCGACTCTTTGAATGTACTCTTGTAAAGTTTCTGTTGGCTCTCCCCAATCGTCTGTTTTCTGATATATGTATTCACCTGATTTATCCTTGTACAAACCAAGTGTTAATTCCTTTTCAGGCTTTTTCAACTTTATACCGTGTAATTTTTGAAACTCAGCATTGTTTATACACGTTGTAATTAAACACTTTCTGAGATCGTCAACGCCCATTTCATTAAGCATGACAAACACTCTTTCGTGCTTTACAAGCGTTAAATATGCAATGATTTTTGTCATAAATCGTGATTTTCCTGCATTGGAAAGCATACCAATAGCCATTGTCGAGCCTAGTTTACAACCTCTAAATATGTCATTTAGAATAGGAAAGGGAAGTGATACACCCAAATCAGGTTTTTCCATACACGCAATAAGCGATTGCTTAATATGACTATTCAGAATTTCGGCTTCTTGATTTGTCAAGATCACCGTATGTATTCTATCTGCTTTACCTCTAATTAATCTGTATATATCTGAAGCCGTAAACTGTTCAAACTTCTTATGCTCTACAATTTTTGTAATATCAAAGCCATTCCTTTGATACTCTCTTAACAAAGAATACTTTTTAATGATTTCCTGATACTTACCAATATCATCAGTTATAGCAATTTTCATCCAACTGTCAAGAGTTTTCCAACCGCCATACTTTTTATACAAAGAAAGTCTCTCAGGCTCTTCTGAAAAATAAGTTAAAATAGTAGTTTTATTGAAGGTTTGTGTTCTTGTTTTGTAAATTATTTCAGCTGAATCGTAAAAAAAACGAGTGACTTCATCTGAAAAATCGTATTTGCTGCGGATATATTGTCCGTAATTTACCAGCAAATCAGGCTGTTTGTAAATACAACCCACAAATAGAACTTCGGTAGGAACGTTTGTTATAATATCCATGTTTGCCACCTACCTAAATTTCATCAATGATGCTGTCAATATCAAGGCTGTCATTATTTTTATCACGTTCTTTGGGAGACTTTGATATTGCCATTTTTTCATAATCTATATTAACTTGTTCTTCGCTTGTACCTGTTTTAGCCAATGCCTGTTCTTCTTTCCATTTCAAATAACCATCATATTTAGATAGGATAATAGCAAGATCATATGTAATTAACGCTGCACCTTCAATTTTTTTACCTTTACGAGCATTAAACTCATGTACCTTACGAAGAAATGACATTTTCTTTCGCCACATATTCCATAAGTCTTCGACAGGAACAGGTTTATTCAAATTCTTATAAGTGCCTTTGTACACCTTATCAAGATTTATAAAAAAATATTTTGGCAAGAATGAAATATCATATTGTTTATATAGCCAATCTGTAAATTGTATTCTTGTTTTTTTGTCCTGCTTGTCTTTCTCTATCTGTTCTTTTGTTCTTCTTTTTGCCAAGTATTTCACCACCTTAATCAAAATAACTAAATAAAGGCAAGTGAGGGAATAACCCTCACCGCTTCATTTATAAAAATTAAATCTTAGAAATAACTTCAAGAACCCTTTCAAGAGTCTTAATATCTGTAATCTTCTTCATTTCTGTTGACTTAACAGGCAGACTTTCGGCAGAAAGAGCCTCCTTTGCCCTTGTCTTACCGACAGGATTAAGACTTTTCATAACGGCTGAAATCTTGTCAAGAAGTTCTGTGGTCTGATTTTCGGCAGAGTTTTCATTTGTTTCAATACTATCAACTGGTTCTCCAACCTTACCCATAACTTCCTTTGTATAAATATCCTGCTCAATATCGACAGCCTTTGTGAGATCATTCTTAACAGAAAACTCTTTTTTGTCCTTTGTTCTGTCAATAATTACCTGCCAATCAACAAGTGACAAATCTTCAACTGTTTCCTTATCGTGTACACCTGTCCTGTCCTTGCTGATGTACGAACAGAAATTGTTATCCTCGTTAATGTACATTCTTACAACAGTTTTAACGTTGTAGTTCATCTGCTTAAAGCCGTCAGGAATTTTTCTGCCTGTTGCAACGCTGGTAATTTTACCATCGTCACCCTTTACGGAAACCTTTTCGTCCGTTTCTCTGGCGGTCACAATAAAGTGCGCTCCGCAGGACATGAGATCAAGTATCAAATCCTGTCCCTTAAAATTAACTGTCTGATAATCTTTGAGTTCAAGTCCTGCGCCCTCGATCGTTACAGTTTTTTCAATGCCAGTTAGTTCCTTTTTCTTTGCCTTAACAGTGTTTCTCTTCTTGGAGAACTCCACAAGTGCCTGCTTAGTTGTTAGGTTAAGAATAGTTGTACCATCAACTACAATGCCGTCAGCTCTGAATGGCTCACCGTCTCCGTCAAGTACAATCTCGTCTGTTTCGTTACCCTCGTCATCGAGAACATGAAAATCTTCCTTGTTCTTAACCTTGTTTATATACTCTCTTGTTTCACCAAGAGATTGTGTATATACTATGTAAATGTTTTCAGTGTTAATACCGTCAGCTTCAAGCCCACCGATAAAATCATCGATAGAGCCGTTCTCATTATCTATGTAAAGCACTCTAAATGGCTTGCCGTCAGGTCTTTTAAAATAAGCAAGCTGCAAGGCAAGTGTTGACTTACCTGTACCTTCTTCTCCAAAAAGTATCATCTGAAGCTTGCTCTGTGTCTGTGTTGCTTTTCTTGCTCTAGCCATATTTTTTTATCTCCTTTTATTTTATCGTTTGTTGTTAATAATGATGAGTAGTAACAATTTACCACTCATCGTCCTCGTCTGTCAGATCATTATCTGAAACAGAACCCCAATCATTATCATCAGAGCCAAAGTCCTTATTTGCGTTTTCGGTAGCCTTTGTCTTTGCAATAGCCTTATCAATTATCTCCTCCGAATATAGCTCTGTATCTACGCTATCCTTATCAGCTCCGGTAATCAGAAGTATTCTCTTTGTTGGATTGTTTACTCTATCCATAGGGTTGCTTTCGCCCCAACCGTCATCATCATCTTCCTCAATTTCTTCAATATCATGTTCTATCATGATATCGCCAAAGACCTTGAGAGCTGTATATGGCTTGAGTTTTCTTAGAGTGCTTGCAAACTTTGACTTTGACTTATCAATAATGAACTCTGCATCTTCTATAGAATTGTAAGTTACAATCTTTGCAGATACAGTGAAGTTACCATCGTCATTCTTTTCAATGCCCATGAATACAATGACCTGTTCAAAATTGCCAATTACATTAAATTCCTCTGAGTCAAAATCTACGTCCTTACAAAGCGACATTTGTGACGGAACAAATCTTGTCTGGTGTCTATCCTGATAGGTGGAAAACTCATTCTTTCCTCTGACAAATACGGACATACCGTCCTTTGCGTTGTCTGCTATGTACTTACAAGCATCATATTCAATAAGTATCTTCTTGTCGTTTACTTCCTTGCCTGTTGAGTCAGTCACCTTTGTTAAGCCGAGATTAATTCCAATAGGTCTAAAGTCCTTTTTGTTAAATGTAAATCTGTCAGCCCACTTTACCTTTTCTGTTGTTGTCTTTCTATCCTTACCTTTGCCTTCGGTCTTAGAGAAATATACTACATCTCTTTCCATACCATTGAGATTTATATATACAGACTTATTCTTGTCAATTTCAACTCCTACATTAACCATTCTCATTGGTTTGCCTGTAGAGGTTGTCAGTTCTGTATAGAACTTGTCCTTATCACAGCCTGTCAGCTTACCTCTGATCTGAAAACTGCCCTTTGTTTCCTGAAGTCCAAGACCCTTATTATTTTTCTTTTCAGCCATTTTATTTCTCCTTTTATGTATTTATCAGATTTTGTTGTCAAATAAAATTATCATTTTGCGAACTCAAAATCACACCATCTTATCATGCCTTCTTTCTAAAGCACATTAAATTTAGTTTATCTAACGTTAATGATTTCTATTGATACTAACATTTCCCTCATATCCTCTTCATCACAACAATCAAAGAAAAGGTCATTGCCATTATCATCGTGCAATCTACAAGAAAAGCTCTCGTTATCTTCGTCAACCTCAAATTCGCAGTTGCTTGAAACGATATCAACACTACACATTGTAGCAAAAATATCTGGGTCAAGAAGATCAGCTCCTCGACAAGTGCCACCAACCTCAGTAGTAAACCAACCCTTATACTTACCGTGTTGTAATGTATATTTAATCTCGTGCCAATTTCTGCCGTCCTTTGGGTTATATGTTTCCATTACTTGCCCTCCTTCATATTTTCAAGTTCTTCATGCAACGCAGTGCCGAAATTATTCAGTGACTCTGCTACCCATGTATCAGCAATGTCATATCTACTAATTAAATTGTATATTGCTTTATTTATATCAGAGTGCGAGAACTGCTTATCACATCTATACTCAGATTTTTCTTTAGGGTTTATTTTAGTATCAAAAAAACGTATCTCTTTATTATCACAACTAGCGTTAGGAAAATATATTCTAGCCAAGGCAAGCAAAGCACCAATATATGCACTATATGTATCATCAGAACAACATTTTGAAGTGCCAACTCTTACTACCTTGCCGTATTCTTTTAACTTCGCAACTGTTGTCTTATCGTGGAAAGCAATCTGAATTTCACGGTCAATATCAGACGATATTTTCTTTAAGCAATTAGCAAAATCGCTATAAATATAAAACATACTATCGCCACCATTTGGCTTAATTGTTTGGTATTTAATCATTTTCTTATTGTCTATATACTCTATTGCTTTAATCCTTATTACGTTTCCAGTTTCGGTCATTTTATCACCGAAACTATCTAAACCAACTCGATAAAGTTCTCCAATCTTAAACTTTCTTTTGTTCATACTTATTGAACTCCTTTCTTTTTTACGACAAGACGAATGCGGCTCTATCAAGTGAATTTTACCATTTTTTCACGTTTATATTAATGCCACGTTCACATCAATACCTGTGATTTCTTTAAATATTTTTGCATCGAAGTTTGGGAGGGATTTAATAATATTCTTTTCACGATCTGACAAACTATCCCACCAAAGTTGATTACATTTAGATTTGTCAAGTTTGTCAAGTTCTTTAAGATACCCACCTGTTATTTCATGTTCAGGATGCTGTTCTTTTTCTTCCTCACTCATCTCATCAGAATAAATCCATTTAAGAGCATTGTACATAATGTTATTTAACAGTCTTCTTGCCTCTGAACAACGCCAATCTTCAACTGTCCAATTACATAAAAAATTTTGAACCTATAGTATTAAAGCATCCATTTGAAAAACTGGTATTATTATAATCTCCACTGTTATAATGACCGATATTGCAATTACCACTGTTATGATAGCCATTATTGCAATTACCCGTGTTGTAATCACCGCTATTCCAATCACCACTATTATACTCACCCTCATTACAATCACCAGTGTTATATGTACCATTATTACAATCACCAGCGTTATAACGTCCCGTGTTATATTTTCCTGTATTAACCCTTCTTAGAACTTCTTCCCAAGAAAGTTCTCGAATAATTTTAATTTTATTAGTACAGTGTTTGTTTCCATATTCTCCTGTATTAATTTCGCCTAATGCTTCGATTTCAGCAACTTTGTTATTTGGGTCAAATGGATAGTATCTGAAACAATCCTTTAGCTCTGTGCAAAAATGAAAACCTCTCCTACAACATAAGGGTATTACGGTTTCTTCAAATGTTTCTCCAACTGAATATTGAAAGCCCCTACACGTCCAATCGGGTTTAAAAACTTTATAACCTTTCATTGTTTTATAACTCCTTTGCTTTTTTCTACAATAAAATAAAGTTTAATCATTTTATCTCCTTATAATTCGCTTATTTCCCTTAACAATAACACAATTATTAGGCACTCCTGTGTCTATCATGTATTTTAAACTGTATACTTCCAAGTTTGGGTTTAACAGTATTACATATTCCAAATTGTCACAATTTAGAAAGGCGTCTGTGCCTATCTTTTGACAAGATTGAGGAATTATAATAGTTTTTAGACTTACACACTCCGCAAAAGCATAACTACCTATGATTTCTATGCCTTCGGGGAGAATTATATGTCTCAACTTATTGCAAAAAGCAAAAGCACCATCTCCTATCTCGTGTACCGTCTTTGGCAAATTTATCGCCTTTAACTTTTTACAACCAAAGAAAGCATCTTTTTCGATGATTTCTACACCGTCAGGAACGTCTATTGCTCTAAGTGATGTAAAGTTTTCAAAAACACCCTCCCCAATAATTGTTGTTCCATTAGGTATTTTAATATCTTTTTTGTCAAATCTCATAACTATCTTCCTTTCTCTTTTTACGTTATTTTATATTTGTAACCTAAAATACGTTACAAAATATTTTTGGTTGGACTAGCTGGATTTGAACCAGCGGAATGAGAGAGTCAAAGTCTCTTGCCTTACCACTTGGCTATAGTCCAATATTAGCACCGCTTTCACAGTGCTTTTTATTCACCTACCTTGCAAATTAATTTGTAATTTGTAATCAACTAATCGATGAACCGTTATCGTTGTCGGCAACCGTAACCGACTTGGTGCAACTTAGGAGATTTGAACCCCTGACCCTTTGATTAAAAGTCAAATGCTCTACCAACTGAGCTAAAGTTGCAAGTGCAGGTATCACACTACATTCCCTTATGGTGGGATAAGCTCTGTACCTGCTATGCCAATTTGCTTTGTACAGCATTGGCAAACTGTACTGGTGTCACTGACGAGACTCGAACTCGCATGGATTTTTCCGAGGAATTTTAAGTTCCTTGTGTATACCTGTTCCACCACAGTGACAAGTGTACTTGTTTCAAGTGTACTCGTTTAATGGTGAGTACATATAGATATGTACTCGTTTAATAGTGTAACTATATTATAATTCACTAATTAATAGTTGTCAATAGCAATATTATATAGTTTACAAAATATTAATATTTTTAGTAACAAAAATAAAAGTATTGTATTATCGGAAGAGATGATACAATACTTTTATTTTTTATAGTTTGCAATTACTCAATATTACTTATCTAACATTTGCTCTTTATAAATTAGATACTCGGTAAACAATCCCCTACGATTTGTTCCGTACCCGAAAAAGCCCAAAATTATATTAAAGTTGTATTTTGTAACATCTTTTTTCATTGCAATTGCACGTTTGGTAACTCGATAAAATAGCCCTGAAATTTCAATATCACTTACTCTTTTTATTATTGGGGCAAGAGTGCGGCGAACGTTTGCGACAAGAGCATTATTATTGCCTATGTCATCATTTAGCAGTCTAAATAGGGAGTCATAGTCATTATAACATCCAATTTCTTTTCCATGAGTATCATAAGAATTATCGTACATTTTTATGCAAATTACACTTCCATTGTAAAAAAAATCTTTGTCAACAAATTTTCTCGAGCTAATATTTCTGCATAGCTCATCGTGCAGTATTTCCGAAATATCGTCGTAATAGGGCAATTTTAAATCAATGGTTCTAACGTTACCATTATCATCGCCAATATACAAAACCTTATTATCGATATCATAGTCGCCCTTTCTAAGTGATTTAATCTCTTTGTTAGACAGACCTATCCAAATCAAATAAGCGTATAACCTTGCGTAAACAAGATAGAAAATAACGTTACGACTAATAGTACTTGGATCTTCGTATAACTTATTTAGTTTTTCGTTAAGAGTTTCTATTGTCATATAATTTCGAGGGATATCTTTGTAGTTAATCTCAAAATTACAATCTATCCCCTCTTCAAATACCCATTGCTTTAAGTAACCACATTGACTATCATATGATCGTTTTGATACACCTGATAAATATTGATAAATATTATCCTGTAACGACAAATCTTCATTATATTTATTTAATAATCCCAAAAGAACTTGAGATTTTCTTTTGACAACTTCAATGGAAGCTTTCTGTGCGAACAAATGATGTTCTACACTTGTTCTAAGTTGGTCTATAGTGTAAAAACTGTTTAATGACATAAAAATCGTCCTTTCCTGATATAATGTTTACATATAATTGTACTAAAAATTGCCTATAATTATATGTATTATACCACAAAGGACGATTAAATGTCAAGTGTTCACCAATTAATGATGCAGGGCAAGCGAAACATAAATCGCTTGTTCAATCTGCTTCATAACATTAGGTGTCAAATGCCCAAGTGTTTTAATAACACTAGATTTATTAATAGTCAATAGCTGTTCACACAAAACGGTGCTAGTTTTCAGTAAACCGCTTTCAACACCGATTTTAACATGGGTTGGTACATATTTTTTTGTAGCACTTGTAATCGGTACAACTATTATGCAAGGGGAGTGTGCGTTGCCCATGTTATTCTGTACAACAATAGCTGGTCTCCTACCTGTCTGAACTGACTCGCCTACATTTGGCAGATCAACCAAAATTATATCTCCTCTAGTAACTATATTTTTATTAACTCTTCTTTCTCTTGTTTCTGTGGTTATTACTGGTGTTATGGTGTTAATCATACGACATTCAACTCCTCTCTATTAAACGTTTTGTTGTCTCTATTTGTCTTTTTTGTCGTATTTTCTATATTATAATCTGCACTCGAATAATAGTCAATGTTTATTTAATTACGGATATGTTAATTATCTATGAAACGGGACGTTTTCAAAACTGAAATTACCGATATTAAAATTTAGATTTCCGACTTCTGACTTGCTCAAAATTCTTTTTACTTCAGAACTTATTTTGAATACCTGTGCCTTGTTATTTTTACTCTCGTAATTATCATATCCTATAACTTCTATTGGTACTTTACTGATAAGATGGCTATTTTGCAGACTCCATAAACCTGCAAATGCAAGCTCGTGTACATAATCGTACATGACATATGGTGTACATGAATAATCATATTCATCGTTCTCCGTGTCGCCAAACTGTAAATCTATATATAAATCTTTTAGACCGTCAAGCTGTTCCTCTGAAAGATTACCAAGTGTATAACAATCAATTGGCAGTATTGCTTCATGCTCATTTGTTTTAACTCTGGCAAAATCAATGTAATCAACTTTAAGAAAATTCATTAAATTATAACAATCCAAAGATTGAGGAGCAGGCGGCAAGGGAAGTGAGGGTACAACGTGTGTTCCATCATTTTCTCCAACTATGGTTAGTACAATATCTTTACAATTTATCATAACGGTACTGTTGTTATCTTCAACCGTCATTTCGGACAATTCAGTGAGATAGTCTACATCATCACCTAAGCCCAATGACATTATGTAATCGGCTAATAACAAATCATGTACCCTATCTAGTTCTAAGACAAGCCACTCAGGATCATCAAAATACGGCACTAATTTGTCACTTATGCTTTTTAGTGACTTGTATACAACAGGCTCATGCGACAATTTCAGAGCCGTTCCATAAATGTGGTCTGTATTTATGTTGTTAGTGATGATAAATTTGTTCCATAAATTCTCACGAGCAAATGTCATAAGCTCTTGTAATGTCATTTTTTTCATTTTATACACTCCTTTTATTCAATCTCAAAACGAACATCTGTTCTATAATGTTTATACTATACTACAAAACAAATGCTTTGTCAAGGGATATTTGTCCTTTATTTTGTACAGCAATAATTGCCATACTAATTACCACTATCACAATTCTATCACCATTCAATGTCTAAATCAATGATAAATTATTCCCAATAATAATTACACGATTTAACAGCGACAGTAATTTCTTCGGAAGTTCCATACAATGCCGATATAAACTTCTTTTCGGGTTGATGGGAATGAAAAAGACTCTCCATTCTCATTTACCCATATCTCATGCGACCCCTTACCTCTGCGTGAGTATGAAAACCCACGCTCGGCAAGTAGCCTTTTAAATTTGTTTATGTTCATTTTGTTTATTGTCCCTTTCTTTTCTAATTTTGCAAGATTTGAAAACAAAACTTGCATTTTATTTACTTTAGTTTGTTGTATTACACTTTCTCAACATTCTAATAATTCCACTCTGACCCTTTGGCGTTACCATAGGAGTGAGTCCTATTCTGACTTCGCCATTCTGTATGTATGAGCTTTCTTTAAGCTGAAACCATGGCTGAGTGTCTATGTACCTTTGATAAGGCATATTCTTATGACCGTCCTTACAGCCTAACACTTTCTTCTCTCTCAGGAAATTAAACAGCCTTGTTCTACCTATCTTTATTCCATTCTTATTTGCCAGCTTCGCCATATCGTTCATTGATATACAATCTTCAGAAGTTTGTATATGGCTTGCAAAGTCCACAAGAGGTTTATCCTGCTCTATCTTATTATTAAGCTGTCTGATCGTTGATAGATTGAGCCTGAACAGTTCTCTCGTCTGAGTATCGGCATTTGGTAGATAGGTGTTAATGAACATCTCGTCATTGGCTACATAACCACCTGTCTTGCGTATAGTAGGGAGAACTTCTGAAGTGACCCAACGTTTAAATGTTTTAGCCTTTGGTAGCTTGCTTCCGAGAATAAGGGAATACAAGCCAGACTCATTAATAATAGTCGCTTTGCTTCTATAGTTTGAACCACTGTCGGGAATTACGACACTGGTTTTATCATCAGTGTCAACATGGCGAGAAATAGAATCTCTGGTATTGCTATACCCCAAAATCTCAGCCACATCTTTTCCGACAAACCAAGGCTCTCCGTCCTTAACTATTGTCCTCACTGTTCCAAATTCCTTGTTTTTAAATGTTTTAATTCCGTCCATTTTCTTTGTCCTTTCTGTTCTTAATTTACATTGTTGTTTGAAATTTCCTGCTTGTAAGCATAAAAATACACTATTGTCAAAGAAATAGTTCTTGACAGCAGTGTTTACTCATGATATAATATATTTACCAGAAGTAACACTTGTCAAAACACCATTACTATAAGTAATGTGCTTGTGTACTTTTGTTCACCTGACAACTCTGCTTGACTTTCCACGGACAGCAGAGTTGTTTTTTATTTGCCAACAATAGTTTTAGTTTCGTTTAGCCTTAGTACCAATTCAAACTTGTCATCTACATACATCTTCATGAATGTTTCCAACAGATCGTTCATTTTAATGCCGTTGATAGCACATTTTGACTTGAATTGATTTTGAATTTCGCTATCTATTGTTGTTGTGAACGGTTTTCTGTCCATTATTATTTTCTCACCTACCTTTTATTATAGTATAATTTATTTTTATATGTTTGTCAACCATATAAAAATAAAAATCTTTCACAAAATTCTAGCGTATTTTTTGTTGAAATACACAATTTTAGTTTCTGAGATATTACACTTAAACCCTAAATCTTGATTTTCAGCCTAAAATATGCTAAAATTCTCTTATTAAAAGTAATTCTAATTAATCTTAGAAATTGGAGGAAGTAAAAATGAGCAAAATAAAATTAATTCTTATTGCACTCATGACAACATTAGCATTGTCCTCATGTAATAGTAAAACAACAAGTTCCATATCTGACAGTAATTTCACTACCACTACAACAAGTACAACAACCACCACTCCCACAACAACTTCTCATACTTTAACAACAACTAAACCATCAACTACCACAACTACTTCCAAATCATCAACTACTACCACAACGACTACAACCACAACGACAACTACAACTACCACGCATGATTATAGTTCTGAAATAAGTGCTTTAGAGCAAGAAAATAATCGCCTACAGAGTGAAATCTCCACCTATCAGAACGAAATAAACAATGAGCAATCTGATATTTCCATCTATGAAATCTACAAATCGGATGCCGAAGATGATGTTGAGGAGGCTAAAATACAGCTTGAAAACGCCAATAAGAAAATGGTTAAAGTTTATGGTGATGGCGGTTGGACTACAGAAGTTGACTCAGAAGCAGTTTCAAAGGCTCAATCTCACTTAGACGATTGCCAAAGAGTTGTTGACGTGTACAATGAACTTATATCAGAAAGTCAAAGTAATATTGATTATTATAACACTTGTATATCCAATAATCAAAGTTCCATTGAAAGCAATAATAGTCTTATAAACGATTATCGTAGCAGATAATCATAAAACAGGAGGTAATACCATGAAGAAAATTTGTTCCATTCTTGTGATTGCAATAGGAATAACACTATTTGTGATAGGTTATACAACAAAAATTCCAAGCAAAAATTTAACCACATTTTCAATTTTGGAAGGTGACAAGTATAGTGCCATTGACGAATATGTTGGCGGTGACGCTTACAACTATATCATAGGAGCTTCACTTGTCAGCGGTAAAATAGCCGCTGCGAAAATTGAGAGAGTAATTTTCATATCCACTGGCTCATTAATTTTCTCCATTGGCATAATTGGTTTTGCATTTTCATTTAAAACCAAAGAAAAGAAACCTAAAGAAAAAAAGGATGTTGGCGAGCAGGGTGACTTGTCACAAACTAACGAATAAATTTTACAAAGTTCCACAAAATAGTATTGACAAAATGAGTATAGTATGCTATACTATAGATGATGAAAGGTAGTTATTTACCATTTCCGCTTACCAATATGCGGGATATAAATGGTTGGGTTGAAAGTTTTCCGCTTACCAATATGCGGGATATAAATGGTTGGGTTGAAAGTTTTAAGCCTTGCCGTTGTGGCAGGGCTTTTAATTTTGGAAGGTGAAAAATAATGGTTGAACATGGCTTTTATATAATTGATGATTTATTCTTTGAGAAATTCAATGACCCTTTTCTAAAAGGAAATAAATCCGAAAATCGTCCTCATTACTATTGCTTTAAAGATACTAATGAAGGACTATATTGGATAATTCCTTTAAGCTCACGCATTAACAAGTATCAAAAGATAATCAACCAACGTTTAAAAAATCATAAGCCATGTGATATATTACATATTTGCACTCTGAGCAATGGAAAACAAAGCGTATTTTTAATACAAGATATGTTTCCCATTACTCAAAAATATATCAAGCGTAAATATACCATTAACTCCAATCACCTCATTCTTAAAAATCAAAATGAAATACGAATTATTAAACAAAAAGCTGAACGTATTCTTAATCAGATCAATCGAGGTCAACATTGTATTCCAACTTGTGCCGATGTATTATCTATTAAAAGAGAACTGCTGTTAGAACTACAAACGGAGACACAAATGACAACCATTTAACTTGTTGAAAAGAGGTGTTCTTATGTCCGAAATTAAATCAATAACAGACCAAGAAATATTATCATACTGGGACTCAATTAAATCCGTAAGAGGAGTTGCTATTAAACTCGGTATCTCATGGCAAAGAGTTATTAAAAGTCTTTCTAGTTTAGGTATTATAGTTAATAATACCCACGCCAAAATCACTCAATACCACAAAGAAGGGAAGTCAGCTAATGAGATTGCCGACTTAATGAATATGAATGTTAATGTTGTGAAAGCCTATCTCCCACGCAACAGACCTCAATACAAAGTTAATCAATCTAAAAATGCTCTAGCAGTACAAAGAAGTAAAGAACGCCACAAGAAGCACTAAAGGGACTTTTAAAAGTCCCTTTTTATTTTACATACTTATCCACAACTTCCTTGCCAACTTCCATTTTTAACATTTGCTCTTTTACGAGTCTGCTATCGCAACCGCTATAATGTTGTTCAGTTATCCTCAGATCAGAATGTCCCAGACTCTGACAGGCAATACGCAAATCTCTTATAACATCTTCGCTGCCTTTTTGAATACAACTAATATACACGGAATGTGTCTGCCTAAAGCTATGAGTGCTGTATTTACCTTCTATGCCATGTTTGGCGGTTATATTCTTTAGAAATGTTGTAACGGAATTAAGTTCCATAGGGGCTATCCTGAGCGGTCTGCCGTTCCAATCGTACTTCTCATTAGTATATACAATTTCTTCTTCTCCGTCCTCATTCAAGAAAATGTCCTCAATATACTTCCTCTTACGTTCTCCACTCTGAAAAATATAATCTTCTGGGTCAAGTCCATAATACTTGATTATAAAACTCAGCATTTTCTTCACAGTATCACAAAGCCATGCCGTTCTCCATTTGTCCGTCTTGTCCTCTTGTAATGTCAAGTAATCTACAATTTTGCCGTTGTTATCGGTTAAATCCTTGACCCTCAAGGTCATTATATCTCCGTAACGATAGCCTGAGTTGCAAGCAAAAATTATAATATTTGCCTTAAAATATTTTTTACTCTGAAACAAATCTTCCAAAATCACATTTAGATCATCAGGTCTGAACCAGCTTGCAGACTTCTGCCTGCTTGCCGTATGTTTTGTAATAGCATTTCTATGACCTTTTTTTCGCTTTGGCTGTTTTGTTATCTGTATTCCTGTCGGAAGTCTATCCGATAAATCGAAAATTTTGCAAGTTTGAGCCGTGCTAATATTCATTTTCATTCACTCCCATCATATACACAATGTAAATATTATTCCTGCTATCAACATAACGCTTGTAAAGAGCAAGCCAAAACCACCATAGACAACGTTCCTCACTATCGTTCTGACTTTCCTCTGATGTTCTTCTCTGAGCCTTTGGCGGCGTTTAGCCTTTAGATATGCCTTCCGCATATTATAATCTTGTTCTTCCTCTATCTTCCGTAGTTCTTCTTTGCGATCGTTGTCTAGCATTTTCACAAAAAGTAATGTATTCGTGTTTTCATTTTTCATATTCATGCCTCCTAAATTTATTCCTATATAAAGAAATACTCCTATCAATCAATATGATTAATAGGAGTGTTTTTTATTTACTATGTTGTTGTAATACTTAAAAAGATTTCCGTGAAAAGATTTTTACTAATCAATACGGCAAAAGTTCGTTGTCTCTCAATTCTTCTTTTATTGCGTCCTCAAGTTTAAACATTATATCCTGTGTTGTGTCAGTTATAAAAGGATCGACACAATAGTTTTCCTCTACAATTTTTTTATGCTCTACTACCACCTTATCATAATAATGCTTTTCGACATAATCTCTCACATTGAAATAGGTAATTTCTTCTTCGCCCTCGCATATTTCTTTAGCTACTGCTTTAATGAGTTGCTCTTCTGTCATACCAACAGTATCGGCAAATTCACCAATACTATCCCAAAAATCAAAAATACTTGTGTTCTCAGTATCGGTTTTGAAGAACGTGCCAGTACAAATTGTACCGTCTGTTATCGGCAAAGTCTCCACATCTGGATAGTTGCCTGACGATTCCAAGCCAAACCATGCCATTTGAGTTTTTATGTTATAATACCCTATAAACTCAATATTACAGTTATAATCGGTATATTCGCCAAGCAATATTTCTTTTAGCACCTTTTTTATATTCTCTTTTACCTCACCATAATTTGCTATATTAAATTCACTCATCATAATTTCCTTTCTGTTGTATTAGTTGCTGTTGTTGTTTTTTTTAAATCTTCTAACTTTATCCTTGCTCGTTCATATTCATCGACAGTATAGAAATGTGGGACAAAACCCTCACCACCATCATTATAAATGTCATTATATCTTTTTCTTTGAATAGCCGCTTCTTCCTTTGTGTATAATCGTCCATGCCTTTTCGACTCTTCACACCTAGCAATAAATTGTTCATACCACTCTATATCGGATTTGACTTTTTTTATTAACCTTTCATTTTTTAATTTTTGGTTAAGTGCTATTAGTGAATCCCATTCTTCTTGCGTAATAATATACACGGGATCGCAACTTATAAAACTACCATCGCTCTCTTTGTCTTTTGGTATTACTTTACGAACATCAGAATAATGGAGTTCTTCAAGAACTATGTGATTAGATGTGCCAATAAACTGACTTTCAGCACATTCTGGAACATAATCCTTTTTTCTTCTTCGGTTAAACGTCTGGCTTTTTGTAAAGAAAGCTCGCCTCCAGCTTTACAAGTTAAAAATTCTGTCATTTTAATTAGTCCTTTCATTTATATCTTTTTTCATTACTTCTTATTGTCAGGTATCTTAGCCCACATTTTCTCTCGATAAGCCAACTCTTGGCTATAGGTTTTATGCCATTGCTTATCCAGTTCTTTTCGTTCCTCAAGCGTAAGACTTCTACCCTCATCAATAGCCTTATAAAAGGCGTCATCATAAATCTTTTGAGCTTTGTCAAAAGCTCCAATTGGATTGTATTTTCTGTTAATTTCTCTCCGCTTATTTTCGCTGTGGTTTACCCACAAATAGATAATAAGCAAAATTATTGTAGCAAGTAACATTGATTATTCCTCCTCGTCCAACTCATACTCGTCATAAGTTTCTTCATTATTTCTGATATTGTATACAATATCCTCATCGGGATATGCTTCTTTAAAATAACACTGTAAGTCATCGGGTGTTGTAGCTATATAGATTGGTTCATAACTGCCCTCAAGCTTACTGCCTTTGATAGTTTTTCCGTCAACTTTGAACTCAGCAAGAGATAAGCTAATCTCACGCTCCAGCGGTGCGGTTTCAATGCCGTCTCCGTTAATTAGGTTTTCGATAGTCTCGCCCTCGTCCTCGTTTATCTTTTCACATTCAGCAACGAAATAGACTTCACATCTAAAAAAACGCCTTGTTGAAAACACTGTAAAATTAGTTATGTTTATAATATCTGAATGATATTTCTTCAATTCTGCTAAAGCTTCCACCTCGCTATCATAGATCTTAATAGGGTTTCCTATGTTTTCACACAAAGAAACTATATCAAACAATCTCTCAGGGAGCTTCCTTAACTCTACTCTTGACTCGAAAATTCCATATTTCATATAAATTTCTCCTTTGTTTAATTAATTATACCACAAAATTCCTCATTAGTCAACTAGAATTTTGTCGAAAACGTCCATAAAATCGGACAGTATGGCTATTTTTATTAACCACGTTTTGCACTCATTATCAGTATAGCCGTTACACTTCATTTGTGCGATATGTAATCTAATACGCTCGTTCCGTTCCAACGATCTAATACGCTCCATAAGACGCTTATCAGGGTGCTGTACTACCATGTTATTCTGCTTTTCTGTCATTTTAAATTCCTCCTTAAAAGTATGGTTTTATTTTGATACATATTCACTACACATTTTCAATAAAATCGTCAATATCCTTAAATCTTCTTATAATAGGTATATATGGCATATCATTATAGATATGTATCTCATTATAGATACGTATCTCTCCTGTTAAAATATTTTGCTCGACACAAAAATCGCCAAAACTTTGTTCAGGATAATTCGGTTTATAAGTTATACAACGATATTTTAGCGTTTGATTAAAATACAAATCCTCAGCTTTTATATCTTTATCAACGTTCTTTAATTTTGTTACAACACGATTTCTAAATTCTTTTGTGCTAATTGTATTTGCCATAACATTACACCTCTTTTATTTAATATTGTTCTTATCCATAAAGTCAGTCACTTCTTTAATTTGCTGCTTTATATGGTTTACTTTTGCAGTATCTTCCTCAATCCATTGTTTGCTGTCCTCGTCTCCATAAAGTTCATAGCATTTTCTGCTATCTGCTAAACTCTTTTCAGCTTTTGCTAGAACTTCACTCCATTCAAATAAAGTTATTTCTCTTTTTGTACCTTTTAAAATTTGCATAATATTATACCTCCTCTATCATTTAATTACACTTAAAATAAAATGCTCCTCATCATCAATAAACCACCCTTCAATCTCAGCATTTTTCCATTCTTCATGAAGTCCATCATTTCTTGACATTTCGTCAATTGTTGTACACAAAGTTGTATTTTCATTAACTTCATACAACTCAACATCCATATTATCTATATTAGATGATGCTTTTTCACAAAACTCTTTTACTGTCATAGTTAAATCGCCTCCTCTTTAATGTCAACAACTCCATAAGGCTTATCATTCCTACCCTCAAAATAGGCATCACACTCACTGATTATACAGCCCTTTTGATATGGATTAAGGTCATTCACGTTCATCTTTTCTCCGTTTACATTAAATAATTCATATCTATCTTCAGTTATACCGCGTCCGTAAAGAATAAATGTACATTTAAATTCCGATAATGTACCCATAGCAAAAAACTCATCAATTTCCTTGTCAGTGAGTTTATTTTTCTTCAATTCGTTCCGCAGGTATTGCAAGTCATCAATAGTAAATGTTACCTTGCGAGTATTTCCGTATTTGTCCATTGTTTTATACCTCCTTAATTTATGTTTTAATGAATGGTACTCTTCGCAAGTATCTCCCTTGATCTGAGCATATAAGAGGGGAATAATTCCCCTCAGGTTGCCGTTTCTACCTTTTCAATTTTCCCACCAATTCCATAACATCTTTAAACAATCATCAATGTTTGTGTTTGTGTCGCACTCCTTTTCACGTTCTTCCATTTCGATCATACTATCAATTCTTGCTTGCGCATTTCTATGCTGCCAAGATAGAGGCTCATTGCCCTTGCTCCTATTTTCCTCTACGGTATATTTATGTCCTCTATATTCGTATTCCAGTTCTACAATATCGTCATTAAAATTTCTATACTCATAACGGCTCAAAAATTTTGCCTTACATTGACTATTTCCGTATTTGTCTATTGTTTTACACCTCCTTAAAACAGATATTTTATTTAGATTTGTTTTGCATCTCAAACTCTTCCAATTCCTCCCAATCGGTTTCATCGTAATACGTTTCGGGGCATTGCCAATCAACGCCCTCATAAACGAAAATGGCTCTCCATTTAATATTGTCGCATAATTCCATGAAGTCAAGCTTTGTATACGTTGCTACATCTTCAAGCAAGCCGTTTTCATCGGTTTCGTCATAGTATTCAGGTATATAGCAGATCTCGTCATTTGCAAGTTCATCAAAGCTTTTGTCTGACTTATACACATACCCTTGATCGGTGCAGAAAAAACCTATTTGATCTTCAAAATCACGTTTTTTAATACCTTGTTTAAGCAAGGTATCTATTTTTTCTCTTGTTAAATATGGCTTATTACTCATGGTTTACCTCCTTGTTTATTTATACCATGTTGATTTTACGTCATTTAGATTTATCGGGCAAAGTAACATAAGCTGACTATTATATTTATTTTCCTCAACATTTTTGAAGACTATAGGTTTCGATGCTCCACTATGGAACATTTTAATTCTGTCGCCCTCAAGATTTTTAATAGCATCCGTAAAGTATGTGAGATGATAGCCGCTAGTCTCAGAAATATTCAAACCCTCAATATCAATGCTTCCATAAGGTGAGACAAGTCCATTATTCTTGATTGCAAACATATCCATAGTCTTTTTAACTCTAATCTCTTTAAAGTATTTCAAGTTTTCAAGCATATTCTTTTTCTCAAATTCAAATTCAGAGCTAAAACTACATGGAATAGCTGCCTCCCATTTGAAATACTGCCCTTCAAGATTCCTGCTCAAGAGCGTAAAATCTTCCGACACAAGATTAAATGCTGTTATATCCTTAAACGATATAATATCACATTCACCCTTTTTGAATTGCTTTAAAATTGAAAATGTGTTATTATTTATTGTAAACTCATTTTTAAAGCTCAAGCCGTTATCTTCCGTATCAGTGCTGATTGCAAGTCTATAGCCGTCAAGAGCTACCATTTTATTTGCCTTAAAATTAATACCTTTTAATATAGGCTTGAGATCGTCTTGTGTGTATATAGCATAGCTGATTGAATTATAACGCTCCATAAGCTTCTCAATCGTGTATGTATGTTGCTCAAGGATATTTGAATTATTTGAATTAATATTATCAATCCAAACTTTTCCAAGATGTGCAAAAAGAGAATGTGCATCATTATCATTTACATCAGTTATTCCAGCTTTAAATGACTTTTTGCCGTCCTCAAAGTTGCACGCTTTATCACTATCAAACGTGATAATTGTATCGCTGCCCTTGAAATATTTAAGAGCCTTTATAACTCTTTTCACGTCCTCAAGAGCAAACATGATCTTGTCATCGGTTATACAGTTTATAGTCTTGCAGCCGATAACCTCAAGATTATTTGCTGAAATTTTCATTTTTCCGTCCTCAGCCTGAATGAACGCACTCCGCAAAAGATAGTTAGATGATTTTGTGTTGATGATCTTTTCCACCTGCTCGAGGGCTGCTACAAGGTTCTTTGTGTTTGCTATAATTTTCGTGTTCATAATTATTTACCTCCGTATTGCTATTAGTATCTACATTTTACGATCTGAATTATTCCAGACTTAACACATAAATTTGCTAGTTCGTCTTGTTCTTTAACCTTGTTAATATCGGCTTGAAATATCTCAGGATTTTTAATTGCGTACTTTTCCACAAAATCATTTTTTCTGAGATTATAGAGAAAATAATAGTTCCCATCAACGGCTACAAGCCTATTGTAAAAATCCATAACTTTGATATTTTTCTTTCTCACTTATATGCAACTTCAAATAAAGTTCGAGGAGGCAATAAGTTATTAATAACAGTGCAATTCTTTATAACTCCTTTTGTCTTGCCGTTATCGCTCTTCACTGTAATTGACGTTTTACCGATTTTTATTTCCTCTCCGTTGATTTTTGTAATTTCCATAAATTTTGACCTCCTAAAAATATATAAACATATTATTGGTACTCTCAATAACTTCATGCGGTTATTTTGAGTATATAGGGTGGCTTATATAACCGCCCTCAGATCATTTATATTATGCTTTTTCAGATCGTTCACATGGTATATCAGTGAGAACATAATCCCAGCTCGTGCCACAATGAGTAACACCCCATACATATAGATCTAAAGCCTCATTGTAATATACTATCTCGTTAGTATATTCTTCAAGGATACTAGCACCTTGTTCAGAAATGATGAAATATTGAAATATTTCTGAATACTGTTTACTGTTTTCAAGGTCATTAATTTCATTCTCCAATTCTGAAATTAATTCAAGATTATCTTCTACTTCCGCATCCTCTAAACGTTCTTGCAATTCCTCTAGTTTATCGGTGTATTCCTCATAGTCAAGAATGTTGCCGTCTGAATCCTCATAAGTTACATCAGAACCGCTAACTATATCCCAGTAGCCGATTTCAGCCGTTGTTGATAAAATGTCATTGCACATAACAGCATCAAATGACTTTGCAAGCGTTGCATAGTCAACAAAACCATTTTGCTTGCCATAGTCTGAAATTTCGTTTCCACAAAAATGTGTGCCAAATATTGTCCGTGTTTTTTTCATAAAAAAATCCTCCTCAAATATGTATCGTTTGGTTCACTATGTTGTATGGTGTGTTTATTTTCCTCATGCGGAAAATACCCACATATACCGCCCTTTATGGGCGGTTATTACTAAACCATTTTAAATGTAAATTCCACATTATGAATGTGATCTGAATTATATCCGCCTCCAGCAACCGCCCTCAGATCATCTCTAATGTATGATTTAATGTGATCCATGCCATAGAAGTAATCGGGGTTAATGGTATATGTATCACTGAATGTAAATATCTTGCCTGGATACCATTCAGGCACGCCCTTAATATCTGGATGCTTCTCATCCATGGTATACTTTATTTGCGCAAAGATCTTAATTTTGCTACTCATAATAATTGACCTCCTCAAAGTCTTAAAGTTGTATGTTATATAACGTGTAAATAATGGTTATGGTATCTGCTCCACCTCATGCAGTTTCGTGGATATAAGGGGCGTAAACCCCTTTAAAATAATTCAATCTCAATACTGTTAAATATTTCTTGAGCCTTGTTTAAAAATTCCACGTTGTAATTATCAACATAGTAGCTAATATAAAAAGCGGTTAGCTTGTTTACAAGTTTATCATCACTCTTGATATAGTCGATCACTTCTATACGCTCAATAGAATCATCACTATCAAGATTTTTAAATTTTCTTGTCGCCTCTATAAGATCATTTTTAGAAATTTCAAGAGCATCCGCAAATTCCAAAACCGAATCAAAGTAATCATAAATGCTCATATAATTCGGTTCATCACTATAGATTGTAACGTGATCATCATTGATCCATGAATGACCGCCCACATTTATAAACGTTTCAAGGCGTCCTATTTTTGCATCTGCATCATAGTAAAAATATACGTCCGTTTGGTATGGGTTTAAGTCGATCTCAAATTTCCGCAAGATCACCGCAAGTTCAGATACAAGATCGTTGATATTGATGATATCCTCATCGGTGATATAGTGCTTAATGTTTGTACTCATTTTTATACACTCCTTTTGATTTAATGTTATGTTATGCATGGTATCCCTTTAGGCTCATGCGCCTTTATGAGATATATAGGGCGTATAAACGCCCTTTGAAATTAATTTAGCTCATACTCGATTGCCTCAATCGTTTTGGATCTCATTTCTGTAAAGCTATTTGATACGGGATTAAAATAGTCGCCTAGAATACCATAAGAGCAGCAGGGCGCAAAAAATATGTTATTGCTATTGCTGCTGCAATGTGTATCACAGTATTTGCAATTCATGCAATCACCATCACATTTTTTTAGGTGATTCAGAGCCGCTTCAAGTTTTTTACGTGTTGATATAGTCATGAAATCACCCCCTTAAACGTGTAAATACGCTTCTTTTTGTGCCATTTTTATAACGCTATTAGCAGCGTGCAAAACGCTTTGAGGGATTCTATAGCCGCAAATAACGTATTTGTCAAGGCGTATGCTATAGCCTATTGAGTAATTCCAGCCGTAAACGCCAGCGTTGTAATAGTTAGTGCTATCGGTATAGGCATCAATGCCGCTATCATCTACAAGGATAACATCTTGACCGCTGATTATATTTTTAGCGTCGTTGTTTGTGATTTTTTTTGATGTCTTATACATAAAATTTACCTCCATTTTTTTGGCTTGTTTTTGTTTTTGTGTTTTGTTTTTTGTTTCTTTTCTTTTTGTTCTACTTGACTTTTTGATTTTTTTGTGTTATCTTTAAAATATGGTTGATTAAATTCAGATCGTTGCACTGGATCCAATCGTATAGCGGTTAAAATAACCGCTAAAAGTTTAGGTAAACTATTAGCAAGATCCCTTTTTTTATATCCCAGAAATTCGGAAACTGGATTAAAAACATTTTGAGCCTATCGTTTTTAAGATTTTCACCGCCTACATTTGACGTTGTTCAATTCGGTTTTAGCCGGTTCGCACGGTGAAATATTTGATTTTCAAGTTGCAAAAATTTCATTATTGATTATAAATCAATTTCAATTACTAGCTGTCACAGACCTTGCAAAGGTCAACCAGATTTTTTGTTATGCTTTTTTCAACTCCATTTCATTTTAGATTTTCCGCTTTTTAGTGTCAGCGGTAAATTTATTTGTAACCGGTAAAGGGTTTTGCTTTTGTTCTGTTCTTTTCCTTTACTGTATCTATATTATAGCACATTCGTGAATGTTCGTCAAATCGGTTATTTGTACACATTCACGAATGGTACAATATATAGTGGTTAGATGCAAGATAATCGCTAGATATAACTATATATTGTAGTTGTGAAAATAAAAATATTTTTGAAATACGCTAAATTTTGTTGAAAACATACAATTAGTTAAGAGGTTTAATTATATGAATGAAAAAAATCAACGTAAAAAAATAGAATATAATACAAAATATAACAAAGAAAATTATGTAAATTTTAGCCTGAAAATCAAGCCTGAATTAAATAACAAAATTGTAAACTATTGCAAGTCTAATAACATTTCACGCCCTGAATTTTTAGAGCGTGCTATAGAGGCACTAAATCACAATATATAGTGGTTAATACAGTATCTATTACTTGCTATATACAATATACAGTATGCTTATATTTTGAGTTATAAGGCTACTAGTAAGCGTTATATACTGTTGTATATATGGGTGGTATAGTTATACTTGATAGCCGTTAAAATGAATTTTAGAGCATACAATATATTGTGGCATTGTAGTGCATTATGTGTGCGTGTATACTATATATTGTGGGTAATGATTTATGTGTGGTGTGTATAGTGTGTGCTTTTAAACGGTGATCTTGCAAGAGATCTTGACTTGTATGTGTTTATATGTATATATGTATGTGTACAAATATTTGTACTGTTGTAAATGTTGAATAGCGTGAAATAAGTGTACAATTTTTTGGACTTATAAGGATCTGTACAAGGTTCTTTACTAATGCTAGTTAATGACAATTAGTCAACTAATTAGTTAATTTGCATAACTTCATAGGCTAATTTTGTGTAAATTGCTAGTTTAAAATAGGGAATTGATAGGGAATTGATAGGTTAAAATATTCATATACAATGTTCAAATTTTAAAGATGATGATTAAGGGCGTTCGGTATATCGAATAGTACCAGCCGATAAATATATTTGATAAAAAATCAAATATTAACAATAAACAACTACACAAAAAAGTTAATTATTAACTTAATCAATAATTGATAAAAATCAAGTATTAAAAAATCAATTGAGCCTGCATGAAGTCGGCAGAAATTATATTAACATTATATGAATTATGATACAATTATTTATATATGTGATTTTGGCAAAAACACATATAAACCACGCATTTAAGCGGTTTTATGGATATGTTAATATACTTAATCAAATAACTTTAAAGGGGGGTGGCTTTACATTTATGGGAACATATGGAAACGAGATTATCCCCTTAGTAGTTCCACTCTATCCACACGCCCCAAAACCAAATCTAAAATCAAAATAGCATTTTTTAAAATTCCTGCACACTCTCCCACTACCACACCAAAACCTCAAATTTTCATTCGGTAACACGTTCGAGTAAACCTCGTATCTATGCCATTTTTTAAACTTTTTCAAACCTTAAAATATACCCAAATACACCAAAACACACCAAAATTAACTTGCAAACATTATTTCTATACCATAAAAAAATAACCTATCACTCCCTAAAAACACACTCCCTGAAAGACCATAATAGGTCTTATTTTTTTATCCTAAAATGGCTATAAATCAAGTTTTACACTTAAACAATCACTCGTTTAAAATTCAAATTTAATTCACTGTCAACTCATTAAACTTCACTTCAGAAACAATACACTATCACCGAAACATCTCAAAACAATAAAAAGCCATCAAAATATCATTTATAAAACTCATAAAATAACCTATCGTAAAAACGAAAAAAACGTTTTTACACCTTGATTTACAAGCAAAAACAACGAATAAGCTATCGTAATTTTACCGAACACTCCGAAATAAAATGCTTAGACGAAAACAAATTGTTTAAGCAGTTGCCAGACGATCCATATAAACATTAATGTTTAACTGAAAAAATATCTGTGAAGATTAGCGTGACCGTAGGGAACGATAATCAAGCAGGGAAGTTATATACGAGCGTAGCGAGAATATAACTGACTAGCTGTGCGCAATACAACAAATCAATATCTCATCATTACAAAACTTCATTGTCATAATAACACAGTATCATAATTCCTATTAATTGTACAATCTCACATAAACTTACAATTTATAATTACAATCAAAATTATAATTATAAATATAACCAATACACTAAAAGTTTACATATAAATTTGCATAAGTATATTGACAACCATTTAATTGTACATTATAATTGTAAATGTACTATTAAACGAGTACGTTTGAGAGTTGCTTACTTGATTTGCTTGCAATTTCAAATTGCAATTTTTAAAATATGATTTCACTTCAATTTATCTCTCAGCTCTATTAGTGTACCCTTTCACTATTAAACGAGTACACTTGAAATGATATCATATTTTAAAATCAAATTCAAGAAGTAAATATTGCTTATAAAATTGTAAGTTATAGGAAGTGATATTTAATGTCAGTTAATTGTAGTAAACAATAAATTTTTCTGGGGCGTTTACGCCACAGTAAGGATTCTCTTATTACTCAGTTATCTAATATTATTCTACTCTACACTTTGACCTACACTTTTGGTATACAGATTGCACACTTTTTTGCATTTTGACCTACACTTTTGGTATACAGATTGCAAAAATGGAGTATTAACAATAAATGGGTAATAACAATGAAAGGTGGTGACAAATTATAGCTGACAATTATTTTGTAAAAATTCCCAAGAAATATATATACGCTGACTCGGCTGACAGTTTTGAACTTTTATTGTATCGTTGTCTTAGTTATTTGCGTAATGCTAGAACAGGGACAATAAGTACATCTATAAATGAAATTTTGGAATTGTGTCATTGTTCCCTTTATAGTAAGGGTAACAGAGAAAACACTCATAGGATAAAAGCACTTTTCAATATCTTTATTGTCAGGTCAGATTTAACTTGGGATAACCAATGTGACTATAAATCATTAAATAATGTTAATGCAAACGCTCATTTAAGATTTAAGGTCAACAAAGCGGTATTTGACCCTCCAGACAACTTTGTAATATTGTATGACACAGAATGGGACAAACTAATGTCTATTTCAAATAGGCTGTCTAAGTCAATACTTCTTCGTATTTACTTATACATAAAGTCATGGAACTTTCAGAATACAGAAATTATAACAGAGAGTGTTTGTGGTTGTTACAAGAAAGAAACGGTAATGGCAGAAGAATTACATATGTCGGTCAGACAGTTAGACAACTATTTAAAGGCATTATGTGATAATGGGCTAATAGTCAAGCACATTACAGGCTCTTATAAAAAGAATGGTAGGGTCTATAATGCTCCTAACGTTTATGTACTTGGCTCAGACCTGAACGCACAACAACATATTCAAGAAGCTGTCGATAGACTAAAGTATACCTATAAAGTAGATGAATTTCTACCAATGGTACATAAGAACAGAAAAATTAGAAAGGATTGATAAACGTGATAGATAGTAAGATTATAGTATTTGAAAACGAGGACTTTGGAGAACTTAGAACGGTTGAGATTGACGGAGAAGTTTGGTTTGTAGGCAAGGACGTGGCAATGATATTGGGTTATGGAAATGGAAAAGTTAAAAGTAAAGCTTTAGCTAACGCTATAAAAGACCATGTAGATATTGAAGATAAAAGGTTCTTAAACTATGATGAACTTAAAGCGTACCAAAATGGTGACCTTAAAAATATTAGCCACTATGGAATGACAATTATAAATGAAAGCGGTCTATATTCTCTTGTATTTGGAAGTAAATTGTCAACCGCAAAGAATTTCAAACACTGGGTAACTTCTGAGGTTCTTCCTTCACTTCGTAAAACTGGCACATATAATACGCAGGCTTTTGAAGAATTAAAAGCAGAGGTAATAAATCTCAAAGAAGAATTAGAGAAAAACAAATTACCCAAGAAAACATATAGTCCATGGTTTGGTCGTATGCACCCTAAATATAAATTAATAGAAGATAGTCTTGGTATTACTAGGGGTGCATTGTATAGAGAAATTCTTAAAGAGCTTGCTAACAGATACGGACTTGATACATACCAGATAGAACAAGACTATTTGTATGAAAATTGTTTGGATAAATGTTATCCTCTTGACCCATATCAGTGTGTTCCGCAATATCGCAATATGATAGAAGATATTATTAATGAGTATTTAATCAGTAACAGTTTAGCTGATAAAAACGATATTATTGCGACTAAGAAATATCAGACGATATTTTCAAAAACTAATTCTAAGACTGATTATAATGAGTCTTATCTTAACACAGAGGACGGTGATAACAATGAGTAGAAATCGCAAAACATTTTCTTTACAGGAACTGTTCCCTAAAGATTATACATACGAGGCACAGGACAAGCCCTTGGACGATAATGAAGAATATTTGAGGTTTCGCAATGAGTATTGGACTATGCTGGCTGAAACTGACGATACATACGCAGAAGATTATATGTAAGATAAAATAAAGGAGACAACAAAATGAACAATTTGAAACTTGTAGAAACAGACGTATTTAATGAAATCGCAACTTGTGATTTTTGGGGTAACGCCAACAATGAGTATCTTGTCACAAGAGAACAGATTGGTAGAGCATTGGGTTATAAAAATCCAAGTGAAGCAATTAAAAAGATTCACATGAAACATAGAGATAGACTTGATAATTATAGTTGTTTAATTAAAAGTGACTTTAGTCGAGGGGTGCGTTCTGGGGCTATCGACTCTAATGGTGCAATTCAGGACAGAATGTTTTATAACCGCAAAGGCATTATGGAGATTTGCCGTTGGTCTAGGCAACCATTAGCAGATAAGTTCATGGATTGGTGTTGGGAGATTATGGATAGGCTTATCTCCAATAGTTTAAATACCGTAACATTATCAAGAGAAGAATATTCTATGATTGTTAATGCTGTCAATGAAGTAGGTCAGCTTAATAAAGTTAATGAGCAGCTTACACGTCAGTTGCAAATCATTTCTGCACAGAACACCACAATGCAAGACAAACTTTCTCGTATGTGGCAGAAAATAATGCTTATTGTTCCACCTGTGCATTATTCTTCTTGGAAAAACAAGATGTCTCAGAAAATTGTTTCGCTTGCAAAGATCTTAGGTTATACAAATGATGATGATAGAAAATCTATTTATGGCGATATTTACAGCATGATGAGGTCAGACTATGATATTGACCTTGACTCCTACAAAGAAAATTATTTGTTATCACAAACAGACTATAAAAACGTAGCAATGATAGATGTTATTGATAGCGATACAGCTCTTAGAGATATTTTCGAGGAAATCGTTGACCGATACATACAAATAAAATCAGGAATGGAGGTAATTAACAATGCCTAGACTAACAAAACTTACAGAGAGTGAGTATGCCAATGGCGTACTCGCAGAAGCTAAAAGAATAAACAATAACGAGACAATTCGTAAACAACCGCCTACAGAACAGCAAGTTAGATTGTGTCTTAGAGTGTTAAGAGATTTTCACATACATATAAACAAGGATAATATTCCTAGATTTAAAAGTGTTCAGGAACTAGAGCTTTGGCAGAAAAAAATGATACACGATAAATTATATGACAGCAACTAAAACGGAAAGGTAGATTAAAATGACAGAAAACAACAAAACTATGGTAATAGTATTCGAGAGCAAAGATTTCGGCAAGGTGAGAACGGCAGATATTGATAACAAGATTTACTTTTGCGGCTCTGATGTGGCAAAGGCGTTGGGGTATGCAAGACCAGCGGACGCAATAACATCTCATTGTAAGGGGGTCTGCGTTTTACCGACCCCTTCGGCTGGAGGTGTGCAGAAAACAAAATTCATCTCAGAGGGTGATGTTTATCGTCTTATAGTACATAGTAAACTCCCTTCCGCAGAATGCTTTGAGAGTTGGATATTTGATGAGGTACTTCCAACCATACATAGGACAGGCAGCTATATCATGGAAGGCTCGGAAAAAGACAATGAATTAAAACTATTACAAGCTACGGTTACTCAGCTTCAGAATATGTTACTTGCATTATCGGCTAAGAAAATACCAAATGAAAAGGCTCTAAATATATGGAAGAAACAAATTAGCACTCCGCTTATAGTGAAGTTACAGGATAATGCTTTGCGAACTACAGGTGAGGTTATTGAGTTTGTAGATATGCTACATAGAGTTTATACTCAGATGACTTTAATGTTTGGATTCTGTACTGCTACGGCTCTTAGTGAATTTACAGACAAGTATAACTGTGATTGCACTACAACACAACCTAGTATTATAAATGCTATTGCGGATAATCATGTATATCAGGCTTGGTTTACTCAGGCTTGTAATCAGATTATGATTTGTGTAGGTAATGGGGATAGATTTACATCTGACGATGATTGTACTTATAATGCTACACAGTTTACTTCAGAGGACAGCTTTGATTTTATTGTTCACACATTGGCAGATGTTATGAAAGATAGATCGGCTCACCATGCACACACGCTGTCTATAGTTTACAAGAAGATAAACACCACGAGAGGTTGGCATAATCAAATGACTAGGAAGAAGGCAAAGACTAAGAAAGATGTAATATTGTCTGATAGAAAACAGTTTACTAAATTTGTGTTAGTTAGCAACGAAATTATAAAGGAATTGAGAAGGAGTTAAATCTATGAAAACATATACGGTAACAAGTAAAGTAACCGCAGAGGAACGTGAGGTTACAATTAACATTTCATGCGAGAATGGCGAGTGGGTTGCTAATTTATATACTTGTATTGAGAAGTATGCCAACAAATGTAAAAAGCAAGGTTGGAAACAGATTGATGAAACAAGACACACTGACGGTACGTTTATCGGAGCTACATTTATTGCTCCTGCCAAAGCCATTAGTATTAGAAATGCTCATCCGACTAAAAGAGTTATCTCAGAAGAACATAAACAAAAGCTTTTAGCTGCGAGAAACAAAGATTAGTTAAAATTGTACATTAATTGTGTTAATTTTACAGCTATATTGTTTTGAGTATAATTTTACTTGTTGAGTATTACTCTTTAAAATTTAACACAATTAATATATATTCCTGATAGTAGAACGCAGATTATGATAGATATAAAGATAGGAGATATAAATGGCATTAAATAAACTATATTATGTGTATGGACTTGACACAGCTTGTTTTTACACTGATAAGGAAAATGAGATTGAAAGGTATTTGCTAAAGGCTAGGCGTGTTAAGAACAGATTTAAACAGAGGTACGTTGATAATAAAAGCAATCTTTCGCTAAAGAGACAAAAGCTCTATCAGCAATTAAATAAACTTGTTATAAGATTAAAGTCTGAATTGAAAGAGGAATTACATAAAAACATAGGACTAACTCGAAACGTGAGAATGGATAAGATCGTTGACAAAAACGGAGAGCCGTCTATTAGAAAGAGGGTTTCTATTTTTGATAGTTCTTTGACAAGATATTTTGGCTTAAAGGAAAGAGAATTTAATACTGAGATACTTATAATTAAGGTTTATTTTTACGATGTAGCTGAAAGCATTGTTAAAAATGGTTTTTATATGAATGGCTATAAATATAAATTTTTCTCGGCTTCAGCAGGGCAGATAAGAACAAAAAAACTTGTTGTGGTTAGAGAAGATTTGTTACTTAAATATTGGAACGCCTTGACTGCTGGCTTAACTGTGGAGAAAATTAACAAGTTGGGCGGTATGAATATTAACAAATATTTAGCATATTTGGCTTTATGCAATTCTGCAACAGACCTATGGGAAGATTTTGATATTGATCGTTGTATTGTTGTTGATGATTTTGAAAATGTAATTCATGATACGGTTGATTTTATAGATGATAAAACCTACGAGATTACAAGAGTAACGAAAGATTTAGATTTTACACAAACTGATGGCTGTGGAATGATTTTACCATATCTAACTGATAGAAATTTTATGGTTAGACTACCGTGGATAAAAGGTTTATTGGCTAAATTTGATTTCGTAAAATTCATTAAGAATAACAACGCAACAGGAATTGTAAAAGATATTTATGGTACAACTCACAATATAATTGATGAAAATATTCAGATAATTTTCACTAAGAGTCAGTTAAAAATGTGGAAATATTTTGACAGTTGGGAAGAGTATAAAAACAATTTTAAAAAATATGGTTGTACCGCAGGTATATGTAATCGTGAAGAAAGCGTAATATCAGACTCGGTTATAAATTATCAGATGATACAAACTCTAGCTGATATGACGGATAGCGAAATAAAAGAATTGGCAAAAAACAATATAGAAGAAATAGATAAAATTGCCTCTGATGTGCCAACAATGCTCAAAGTTTTTGGAGCTGATAAATCTAATTATTATAAAACTGGTTTTCAAAAGTGTCTTGAAATTTATCCTGAATTGCTTTCTGACTTATATTGTAGGAGTATGTTAAAAGATATAAAAAAGAAAAAAGAGAAAGAATTATGGTCTGCACGTTTTGATATGGGTGGTAAATATAGCTTTGTCATACCAGATTTGTATGCGTTTTGTGAATGGCTGTTTTTGGGGATAAAAAATCCAATGGGTCTTTTACAGAATGGTGAAGTATGTTGTAAGTTGTACAATGACAATGAAAAATTAGATTGTCTTAGAAGTCCCCACTTGTATATAGAACACCCAATAAGAATAAATAAAACACAGTTTGATTGGTTTGATACCAATGCTATTTACATAAGTTCTCATGACCTTATTTCAAGAATAGTACAATGCGATTTTGATGGAGATAAATTGCTTGTGACAAATAATTCAACGTTGGTTAGCATAGCAGAAAGAAATATGAATGGTATTGTTCCTTTATTTTACAATATGCGTAAGGCAGCGGCAGAAGAAATATCAGTGAGTTCTTTATTTAAAGGCTTGTTACTAGCATATAATGGAGGCAATATTGGTACACCGAGTAACAATATTACAAAAATATGGAATAGTGGCAAAATGAATAATGAAAAAATGCAAGCTGTTAAATGGTTAGTGGCAGAAGTAAATTATACTATAGACTATGCTAAAACGTTGTATAAACCACAAAGACCTGAAATGGCTGACAAAATTATTAAGCAATACACTAAAAACAAAATACCTTATTTTTTTATGTATGCCAAGGGCAAAAAGAAAGAGCAGGTAAAACCATTATCTTTATGTACTGTTGATAGAGTTAAGATGCTTTGTCCCAAAAGAAAAATTAACTTTAATTTTACAAACTCAAATATCGGCAAATTTGATTATAAGGTTTTGATGAATGATCCAGATATAGAATTTAATCAAAACATTGCAGATAAATATAAAGAAATATCAAGTACGTTAAACTTTAAACATACGGACGATAGCAAAATGAATAATTATCTTGCGGTGTTTGATGATGCAAAAAGCAAATTATTCAGTTTACCATATTCCCAAAATGTAATTATTGATAACATTATCATTGATTTGTTCCACAATAGGCGTACCGCTTTAAAGAAAACATTTTGGTTCTTATTCGGTGACGAGGTGTACAATAACATAAAAAGAAATATTGGTAGTAATTTTGTACAATGTGAAAGATGCCATAAAAGATTTTATAAGCATAGTTCCAATGAAAAATATTGCGATAAGTGCAAGGGCTATCAAAAAATTAAAACAAAAACTTTGTTCTGTTGTGATTGTGGCGGGGAGTTTGTGGTAGATAGTAAAGCAAACAATAAGAAAAGATGTGATGAATGTCAGAAAGAGTATATAAAAAAATATGATAGAGAACGTAAGACAAAAAATTCCGTAAATCAATTTTAAATAGAAAATAGCCAAATACCCCGCAAATACGTTGTTTGCGAGGTATTTTTTGTCTAAAATGCTTAAAAATCGCTACCCATATGGAAAGAGTATTTTGCTAATTTACAAATCTAAAGAGTAATTTTTTCTTTTTAAGCAAAGACACAAACTTATCCATTATATATTATATCACGCACAAAGTCAATATTCAATAGGCATTGTGTACAAAATTAAAATTGAAAAGGTGGTTATTTTACACATGATTTTCGTCACAAAGGACGAGGCGGATTATCTTCGTCAGAACATTAAGAATGTTAAAATTTTTAAAACGTGCCGTCTGAAAAACAATGGCTCAAATCGTGGCAAGAGATATGCAGAGGAAACATCTGCGGTTGTTAATCTGCTAGCCAAGTACAGAGCTGATTAAAAAATATCTTACAGTACGTCTGTAAGGGTGGGTATATCCCACTAACTTATTTAGAAAAGGAATTTATTTTTTATGACAGTAACAGAAGAACTTCCAATTTCCATTGTAGATAGTTTGGATAAGAGAAAGTACCCTGCGCCTGAAGAGTACAACTATTGGAAATCAAGAGAAAACAGAACATTTTTCATTGATTACGAGGTAGACGAATTTTATAACCTCATTGAATTAAGCAAAGTTATTATTCAGATGAACATGGAAGAAAGAGAAATTAAAAATCCAAAGCCAATCTTTATTTTCATTCATAGTTATGGTGGAGATATAGAACAGGCAAATTATTTTTGTGACCTGATACAGAGTAGTCATATTCCTATCGTTACTATTGGAATGGGTGTTGCTATGAGTGTAGGCTTTCTTATTTTTCTTGCTGGCAAGTGTAGATATGCGTTTGAACATTGCCAAATGCTCATTCATCAAGGCTCTGCTGCTTTTCAGGGTAGTACTGCTGAAATTGAGGAAGCTCAGAAAAATTATAAGAAACAGCTTGAGGGCATGAAGTCATATATCCTCGCAAGGACGGACATTGATGAAAAGACTTTTAATAAAAATAGAAATAAAGATTGGTATTTATCTCGTGATGAACTTGTGAAGTACAAAGTGGTCGATAAGATTGTCACATCGTTTGATGAAATTAATTAGGCGGTGTTATCATGGGCAAGAAAAATAATAATACAATAACCTCGTATGATAACCCACCTGAAAAAATTGACGGTGATCTGTTTTATAGTCTACAATTAGATAAAGAACAAGAAGAATTTGCTAATGCAATTTGGAACAAGGACAATGATATTATTTTCTGTAATTCCAAAAGTGGAAGTGGCAAAACTACCATTGCCGTTGGTATAGCAAATTTACTTGTGCAGTATCAAATGTTCTCAAAGATTATTTATATTGTTTCGCCTTGTGCAGAAGGTAGGTTGGGCTTTCTACCCGGTGATGTAACTTCAAAGAGTGAGGTTTACTATGAACCACTCTATAATGCACTACAGACACTTGGCATAAATCCATTTACGGCTGTATGTACCAATAGTCTTGTTTCTGAGAAGTATGAAGAAGGCTATATCAAACCTCTTACGGACGTTTACCTCAGAGGTGTAAACTTCAAGGACGCAGTTATTATAATTGACGAGTCTCAGAACGCAACTTTTGACAATCTTAAAAAGACTTTAACAAGAATAGGTGAAAACTGCAAGACAATTTGCATAGGGCATACAGGACAAATTGATTTACCTAATCATAAGGCAAGTGGATTTGAGAAATATCTAAATCATTTTTCAGGAAAAGAACATTGTCAGATTTGCGAGTTACATACTAACCATAGAGGTTGGGTGTCAACTTGGGCTGACGAATTGGAGGATTAGAATAAATGGCTAAAATAACAAAAAAGAACGTTCTGTCGGTACAGGGCATTGTAAACATAGAGAACGGAAAAATAACATTTAGTGTTGAAGATATTGAGGGTGAAATTGCCCTTGCGGAACTTATGTCAGATTTCAACGGTCAGGAAGTAAAACTGTCTGTAAACCAGACAGACGAAATTGCATAATGGGAGGAATTTAAAATTTCTACATACAAAAGATTTGAAGGCGAGTCTGATGACGAACTTATATTTAGGATTTGTAAAGACAAAGAAAAAATAGGTACTTGGAATGATGTTAGAGATATTTTAAATGAATTACTTAATGCTGATTTTGGCGAGTCAACTTATCGTAAGAAATTTCAATGCTTCGAGAAAATGTTCAATGCAAATCAGAAAACTTTTGCAGATACAGAAAACACCCTTAATGAAATTCAAGACCAAATTCGTGAATTAAAGAAAGAGCGATACAAGCTTCAAACGGAGAAGTTGGAGAATAATAGGTGGCTTAGGGAAAATGCACGAGATGAATTGATAACTGAAAAAATAGTCAATGCAATTTCTGATATAGACCCTATTATAGTTCCTGATTATTTGTCGGGAGTAAATAATAGCAAATCTGCGATATTGGCATTTACTGATTGTCACTTTGGCATAGAGTTTTGCATAAAAGATCTATTTGGCAATGTAATAAACGAATATTCTCCAGAGATATTTGAACGCAGAATGTGGAATATGCTTGAAAAAGTTGTTGACATCATTGCTAAAGAGGACTTGGCAGAAATTAATGTTTGGGAGCTTGGTGACAGTATATCAGGACTTCTCAGATTAAATTCTCAACTTATGCACCTTAGATATGGTGTCATAGATTCGGCAATAAAGTATGCTGAATTTCTTGCCAATTGGCTCAATGATCTTTCGCAATATGTGAAAGTGAATTTCCAAATGGTTAAGGACAGCAATCATTCACAACTTAGACTTCTCGGACAGCCTAAGAACAGTTTTCCCGATGAAAACATGGCAAAGGTGATTATTGCTTTCATAAGGGAAAGACTTAAATATAATCGAAATGTAAATATAATTGAGAATGAAACAGGCTTTTGTTTCAGCGATGTTGAGGGTTATAACGTGCTTGGTTGTCATGGTGAAGTAAAGGATTTACAGAATTGCACAAGTTCTTTTTCAAGAGCGTACAATACAAACATTGATTACGTTTTGGCAGGTCATGTGCATCACCAGACCTCAAAGGAAAATGCAAAACATTCAGAGGTGCTTACAATACGTTCTATGGTAGGTACTGATGACTATGCTATGTCTTTAGGCAAGACTTCTGACACGGGTGCAAGCCTGTTTATATTTGATAATGAATTTGGCAAGATTGCCAACTATGATATAAAAGTAAAGTAGGTGAATACTATGATGATTAAAAAGAGTTATAACGATTTTGATACTTTTATGCAGGATATTATTGATGTTTATCTGGAAAATGAGGGCTTTAGTGTTTTATGTGATTACAAGTTGGCTTGTAAGATTATCAAGAAATTTTTATCATTTGACGATAAGACTAAAATTAATTCTATTTCTCTTGATCCGCCTGAGTGGAACGGATATGGTGGAGAATTTGTTGTTTCAACTTTTGAAAACGAGTTGTTCTGTGAAAGAGCAAGACGTGACGATAAGCCAATAATTGTTGGTGATGAGAGTATTGTTTTCGTTCAGCGAGATTTTGTCGGCAAGGATTTTATTGACGAAGATTATGTTCCAAAGCTTTATTTTGGTTTTACAATTAACGAATAATTTGTAGTTAAATACAACTCCTTTTATTATATTTTTGCAGGATAGCAAGCGTTATCCTGCATATTGTCGGATAGCTCAATCGGTAGAGCAATGCACTATTAATGCGGAGGTTGTGAGTTCGAGTCTCACTCTGACAGCCAAAACAGAACTCAACACGCCTCTTAAAAATGCGTACCACGTTGAGTCTTTTAAATGAAAAATCTGACGAGATTTTTGCATGGATAGTTGACAAAGTTTTGTTGACTATCCTTAGTTTTAATTACAAAGTAATTCAACCTTACGCACCTCTTAACAATGTGTCCCAGTGAGGGGTATTTTGAGTTATGGTTTTGAGAATTTTGTATTACTCCAAAAACAAAATTCAAGCCCTTATGGGCGAAATAAAGAAGATTAAGTGTGAGGGCAACACTTTAAAGAAATCCCATTTGAAGAACAAGTGCTAAAAGCGACACTCTAAAGAAAGCTTGATATTAGAAGAAAGGAGAGGTTGAAATGGCTAAGAAAAGCAAGCGCATCCGAGTACATGATGACAAAATACTTTCAAAAATTAATTCTAAAACAATGAAACTATGGAACAAATATAAAATTGATATGTCACTTAGAGAACTCTCCGAAAAGACTATCGCAGGCTATCAAAATGATTTAGAGTCTTGGTGGATATACATATATAAAAATCAGGGCAATCAAAGTATTATTGACTTAACGGAAGATGATATAACTGAATTTTTATATTTTTGTAAAACTGAGGGTAATAATTCAAGACGTATGAAAAGGCGTATGGCTTCAATTTCAGCTTTTTATAAATTTCTGCGTAAGAAGAAGTTAATTACAGAAAACCCAATGGAATTTATGGATAGACCTAAGAAAGATACAGATGTTATTACTCAGACGTTTTTAACTGTTGAACAGGTGCAGGAATTAAGAATTGTCTTACAAAACTTAGTAGAAAACGCTGACACACATCATAAGAAACATAGGGCTTTACAATATCAGTGTTATGCTCTATTTTCATTGTCTACAATGGCTAGGGTTAATGCGGTTGCGAATACTAAGTGGGAACAAATTGATTTTGACAATAGGGTTGTCAATGATGTAGTTGAAAAAGAAGGCTACGTTGTAACTCTCTATTTTTCGGAAGAAGTTAAAGAACTGCTGTTAGGTTTACTTGAGTACCGCAAGATAAATAATATTATTGACAATGGCTATGTTTTTGTTTCTTATACAGACGGAAAGTTCGATAAGGTAACTAATGGTACATTAAATTCTTGGTGTCATATTATTGGTGAAATGATTAATGTTCCAACGTTACACGCTCATGATTTTCGCCATTCGGGAGCTACGCTATATAAAAACGCAGGTATGTCACTAGAAGATGTTTCGGCATTGCTTAACCATAGTGGAACTGACGTGACAAGAAAATTTTATATCAGGGTTGACAAGAAGAAAATAAGTCAGAATAAGGATAAATTTGATTTTTGAGCGAGTAAGCACTCATAGGGCTATAAAAGGGTGCTTTTATTACACAAATATAGAGAGGAAAATAATTATGGACGAAAAAGCAATAGAAATTGTAAGAGATTATATTGGAGAACATCTTGACAAATCAGATACAAAGCCTGATTTTGAAGTTTACACAGTATGGAAGTGCAAAGCATTGCAGAACTGGAAATACTTGCTTTCAAGCACTCTTTTTGACGGTATGTATTATGAATTAACATACAATGGCGATAAAAAAGAGTGGTATCTTGATGCCTACAAGAAATTTGAGAACAAGGTTATTAAAGAATAGTAATTAAATAGATACCAAATTAAGCACTCTGATTGAAAATTGGAGTGCTTTTATATTGGCTTGAAAATTAAACAAATAAAAAGGAGGTGGTTTGGTTATGCCAAGGAAAAAAGGTAGTGTATCAACACAAAATAAATCTGGTATTAAAACCACTAAATATATTGAACAACCAAAAGTAATAAAAACCATTTCTTGTGACGAAGAACAAGAAATGTTAATAAAAAAGCCTTATCAATGTGTGACCTGTGGCAAAAGATATGCCACACAAAAGAACAATTTTGCATATAGCCAATCACCTTTATACAATGGCAATAATAATTTCTTGCCAACTTGTAATCATTGTTTAGATAACCTTGTAGAACAATATACGTTATTATTGGGCGATCCAAATGAAGCTATTAAGCGCATATGTTTACATTACGATATCTATATTCAGGAAAGCTTGCTTAATAGTTGCAAGAAAAAAGATCTAAACCAAAGCCGTATCAGAAATTATATCAGACATTGTAATTTACAACAATATGCAGGTAAAACATATGATACATATTTGTCTGAAGTCAATGGCATTGCTATTAATAACGAGGAAGATTTGGAACAATTAAAGTCAGAGGGTAAATCTTCTCCAACAAAGGTTGCGGTTGAACGTTGGGGACTTGGTGTATTTGGTTCTGAGGATTATCCGATTTTGGAAGAACATTATAAAATGTTAAAGTCACAAAATCCAAATGCCGATAACAACCAAGAGATTTTTATAAAAGACCTGTGTACAACAAAATTGTTACAGAAAAAAGCTATTAAGGAAAAACGGTATGATGATTACGAAAAGTTTACAAAATTGTATCGTGACACTTTTAAACAGGCAGGCTTAAAAACAGTACAAGAGATAGATAACAGTGCGGAAGAAACTTTAGGTGTCACATTGGCAACTATTAGTCAATATACTCCTGAAGAATATTATAAGGATAAAGAACTTTACAAAGATTTTGATGGACTTGGTGACTATATAAAGAGGTTTATTTTAAGACCTATTAAAAATTTAGTTTTGGGAACTAATGAACGTGATAAAACTTATTGTGTGAAGGACGATGGTGAAAATGGCTAGGAGAAATAAGTATGCTGATGACAAACAAGCTCTGTTGCACACTAAGTTTCCTTCAACTCATTTTCTAAGCAATCCGACAAATGTGGATCATACATATAGGTGGTGTACATTTTTTAGAAGAAATTTGCACAGGTTTGCAACTGATTATTTGGGCTTGAAATTACATTGGTATCAAGCTATTATTCTATATTTAATGGGAATATGTAATTTTATAGTTATTGTTGCTTGTAGAGCTGCTGCAAAGTCTTTTATTATTGCACTATATTCTTGCTGTAGATGTATCTTATATCCCAATAGTAAAGTTGTTATTGCTTCCGCAACAAAGGGACAAGCCAAACTGATTGTCACGTCTAAAATCAGAAACGAGTTAATGGCGTGGTCGCCAAAATTGCGAGAAGAAATTAAGGGCATTAAAGATAACCAAAATGAAGTTATCGTATATTTCAAAAATGGCAGTACGATAACGGTTGTAACGGCAGGTGAAAGTGGACGTGGTAACAGAAGTTCTGCTCTCATAAGGGAAGAATATAGACAAATCAAAAAGGAAATTGACGATAGTATATTATCACCATTTCAGACCATAAGGCAGACACAGTATTTGCTTGATCCTTATTATGAAAATATTTCTGAATTAAAAGAAGAACCAATTAATATTTACATATCTTCAAGTTGGCTTGATAACGGACACTGGATGTGGGATATTGTAGATATGGCTGAGAGTAATATGCTTAAAAGTTATCAGGCTGGCGATATTGATACTTGCTTGTTGGCATTTGACGAGTCCATTACACTCAAGCATAATATTCGTACTATGAAACAAATGCAGAATGAAAAGAAAAAACAAGATAGTTTAACTTGGAGATTGGAGTATCTTAATGAAAGAGTTAAAGAAAATACTTCGGCTTTCTTCAGTTATTCAATGTTTTCTACTAATATGCGTTGCAAAAAGCCTTTTTATCCTCGCAAGAACGTTGATGTATTAGCGCATAGAAGAAATCCTTACGCTATTCCAAAACAACAAGGAGAAATTCGTATAGTCGCTTGTGATATGGCGTTTGTTACTAACAAGAAAAACGATAATTCTATTTTTTCGTGTATAAGGCTTTTACCTGAAACTACCACATACCAAGTTGGTAATGTTGAGGACTCGAAAAATATGAAACGTGGTTATAGGCGAATAGTCTGTGGCATGGAGTCCATTCAAGGTGGCGAGGGAGATATGCAAGCAATTAAGATTAAGCAGCTTTATGCCGATTTTGATGCCGACTATTGTGTTCTTGACGCTAGAAATGGTGGTATTTTGATATATGATAGATTAGCTAGAGTTTTATATGACGAAGAACGAGATGTTGAATATGAGCCATGGACTTGTATGAATGATGAGGGTGCTAGCAATCGTATTAAGATTGAGGGAGCAAGACCTATTGTGTTTGTTATAAACGCTTCTGAAAGGCTAAATAGCGAAATAGCCATGGAGTTCAAAAGCGTTCTTGAAAACCAGATGATTGATTTTTTAATACCCTTGCAAGAAGCACAAGAGTCTTTGATTGAAAAGATACCAGAGTATAATAATGCTACAAGTGCAGATACCCAGATATTTTACGAAAACCCATATTTACAGACACAAGAGTTGGTAACGGAATGTATTGAGTTGACTTATACGAAAAAAGAACAAACGGGTGCTATCGTTATCTCAGAGCAAGGCAATAACCGTAAAGACCGTTATACGAGTGTAAGTTATGGAAATCATTTTGCCTGCTTGCTTGAAAAGGACTTGTTGTCTGATAACGATGAGTACGATTATTGTTGTTTGTTCAACTAATGTAAATACAAATGAAAGTGAGGTGAAGCTATGCCTGAGAATATTGCAGAGAATACTGAGAATGTTATTGAAAACAATCAAGATAAAACAGAAAGTGTTTCAGAAACTAACTCCATGTCAAATACACAAGAGCGTTCCTATGAGTCAAATGCTTTTTATGAAATGACATCTTTTTTTGAAGATTGTATTGAAGATTTACCTATTAATATTGAGGATATTAAGAAATTTGCTCATAATCCGCAAATACATATAAAAAATATTCGCAAAATTTGTCGGTGGGCGTACTATGAAAATGGCTCTGTTATGACTTCTATCAACTATCTTAAAACCATGTTCACCTTGGATAAGGTGGTTTATTCAAAGTCAAAGACTAAACGCAAGAAGAAATTTGAAAATGCAAGACAGTTAATGCAACAAACTCTTGACACAATAAGATATAAGGAAGTTATTCGAGATAATTTGTTTAACGATATGATTGAGGGAATGGACTTTAAATACTTTGAGATTACAAAGTCCGTATTCGCTGACAAGTACCTTGATGACATTGATACTTTAAATATTGTAGAGATCAATGAACTGGGAGTTAAATGTGCCGTTATTAATCTGCCTGTTGACTATTGCCGTATAGTTGGCAGAAAGAATGGTTCACCTATTGTTGCTTTTGATTTAAGATATTTTGACGGTATGGTAGAAGATGACAAAAGAAGAAAACTACAGGCTTTTCCAAGAGAAATTCGAGAAGCGTATAGTAAATATTCAACTCACAATAATATTAAGTCATGGAAAGTTTTAAATAATGATAATACAATGGTGACAAAAATTAACTGTAAGGCTATTAATTCTTATGGTGTTCCACTAATGATTTGTGCGTTGGACGATGTATTGTACGCAGATTATTTCACTTCTACAAAGCGAAATGTATTAGATCAGTTGAACAATCAAATTATATATCAAACATTTCCTGAAGCAAAAGACGGACGTTGCACTTTGACGGAAAGCCAGCAGAAAAACCAACATAAGGTAGTTAAAGATGCTATTACTACAAGACAAAATAAATATGGCAAGTCATTTTTCTCGCTTGCCGCAGGTACAAAATTAAATGACATAAAAGTTGACACTTCTATTTTTGATGAAAAGAACGAAAATGCCAATAAATCAAAAGTGCCTGCCGATTTGGGTATTGCTAGTAGTGTCCTTGACGGTAATAGTACAGGAAACTATGCTGTTGCAACACTTAATTTGGAGTTGGTTGCAGGAAACGTATATGATTGGATAAATATGTTTATTATGGAATTGAATAAATGTATTAACGCCAATATTATTAAGGACAAAAAGCTTTATATGGAGTGTGCTATTTTACCTGTTACTTTTGTAAATAGAGATAAACAGGTTAAATATATGACCGACCTTTATGCTAGAGGTAAGGGGTCTTTAACAGCTTGGATTGCAAGCACTGGTTGGGATAGTGATGTATACTTGTCGCTTATGGATTATGAATTGGATAATGATTGGGAAAATAAATATCCAACGCATAAGACGAGTTATACCATGAGTAGCAAAGATAGTGACCCAAGTGATGCAGACCACTCAAATGGTGGCAGAAGTAAGGTGGCTGAGAAGACAAACGAAAATAGCATAATGAGCGAAAATCTAAATGGAAACGCTCAACCAAAACCTTCAACAACAAACTAAAACCTAAGTTGCGTTTAGTGACTAGGTTTATTTTATGTCAGAAAAGAGGTGAAAGTTAGTGTTTCATTGTGAAATAAGCGAAGCAAAGAGGTCGGACGGTCGCAGACGTGTAAAGTTGGTACTACACGAAATTCATCAAGACCGTAATCACTATAACAAAAATGGTATTAGTTACAATGAGCAATATGTTAGAGATAACGCAGATAGTATTATTGGTATGCCTATTTGTGCAACATTTTTGGATAGTGAAAAAGATATTCCATATGACCATGGAATGACAGGTCAAGACGGCAATATGCCATTATTTGAAAATTCTGTTCAAGTAGGTTCTGCTGATGGTTGGTCTATTGAAGATATTCAGATTAATGGTGAGAAACATAAAGTTCTTATTGCCGAGGGTTATATTAATCAGCAACGTTATCCACATTTTGTTGAATGGCTTGAAAACAAAATTAATGATGGTGATACAATATATGGTTCTGTTGAATTTGTTGGTAAGGGCAAAAATAAAATAGTGTATGACGGAGAGCCTGTCGAAAAAGGTAGAGTGCCAAAAGTTTATGACTATAGTGGATATTGTATTTTAACTGTCGAGCCTAGTGACGATAGTGCAATACTGATAGAACTAAATCAAAAGATAAAGGAGGACGAGAAAGTGGACGAAAAGACACTTAATCAGATTATTTCTGCTGTTGAGAATAAGATTACTGAACTCAATACTAAAAATGCAGATTACGAGAGTAAGATTGCTGAAATGAATGAGATTATTTCTACAAAAGATGCCGAGATAGCAACTCTTACAGATGAAAAGGCAACAGCCGAAACAAATGCTTGTCAGAAAGACGAGAAGATTAATGAGCTTAACGGACTCGTTGAAACAATGAAAGCAGAATTGAATGAACTTAAAAAGTCTGCAAAGATTGCAGAACTCAATTCAGCTCTTGGAGATTTTTCAGACGATGAAAAGAACATGGCAAAGGATAAGCTTGACAAGTTTAACGCAGATCCTATGGGTTGTGGTATCGAGGTAAACGATATTGTTACAGAAATCAATGCTTGCATTGGTGCTGAGACAAAGAAGAAGGAAAAGGCAATGGCTGTTGAGATTAATTCTCAGAACAATTTTGCCGCTGACATATTTGGTTGCGTAGATACCGACAACGATGACGATAAGAATGACAAACTCGATATTGACAACCTGTTTGTATAAAAAAATACGATTGGAGGAATTTTAAATGATTAAATTTGCAAATATTGGTGATTTCAAGGTAGCACAGAATTTTGGCTATCTCAAGACACCTGCTGTTCTTGAGAACGGCATGGCTGTTACATATGATCTTAAAACAAAGGCTGTTGCTCTGCCAACCGCAACAACAGCAAAGCAGGCTGGTCTTGCAGTTGTAATGAACAGAATTGATAAGCCTGAGACACTCACTCCAAATGATTATAGAATTGAGGTTGGTGAGTTTCCACGCATTTTTACTCTTGCTTCTCTTGCAGGACATCTTTTTGATATGGACGATGCAGTTGTAACAACAGCTTACAATACACTCGCAGTAGGTGACAAGCTTGTAGTTGGTACTGATGGCAAGTGGGCTAAGAGTGCTGATGTTTCTGATTATGCAGAGTATCTTGAAATTGTGGAAAAGACAAGTTTTGGCGGTAACGGACTTAGAGTCGTTGTACACGCTTAATTAATGAATGTAAAATAAAGGACGGTGTTTTAATAATGATTAATACTTCTTTTGAACTTAATAATCTGAATAAGTCTGAGGTTGCTGTCAAGAACGCAAAGGCTTTCAACGAAGTAGTTGAGATTTGTTCTGCTCTTTTTGCAGGCAAAGATACATCAAAGTACGGTCAGAAGGTAGACGCAGTACGTTCAAGAATTTCAAAGCTTGGTGAACAGGCACTTGCAGGCGATAGCAGAGCAGTTGCAGAGATTAATACTATTGTAAAGTATATTATACAGCCAAGGCTTCTCGAGGCAACAAAGGTATTTAATTTCCTTAGTAACTATCGTGAGATTGGCTATGATGAGCAGCCAAGAGTTAAGACTTATTCTTATGAGGGTCTTGATGCCAGACTTCAGGCTTCTGGTTCTGATGTCGGTTTTGCAGGTAGAAAGTGGGTAGAGTACCCAATCGTAACTCAGACAATATCTTCTGGTATGGCTATTGATTATCGTGAGCTTGCTTCTGGTAATTTTGCTGGTACTGTAGCAGAGGAAATGGCACAGGTACAGACCGACATGAACAATAAGGGTGTCGCTTATGTGTTTGACGTCATTAAGTCTGCACTGAAGAACAACACTGAATATGTAAAGTTCTATGGCGAGTATGACTCTGCTCCAACTCAGACACAGGTTGATGGTATGATAAATAAGGTTAGAAAGCTCGGCAAGGTTGGTATTGCAGGTGATTTCTCACTTATTTCTGGTATCTGCGATTGGAACGGTTATAAGACAGTTGGTTCTACACCAATCCCATTCTTCAACGCTACACAGGTAGATGAGATTGCTAGAACGGGTCTGAATGGCTTCTATAAGGGTTCAGCTCTTATTGAACTTGAGAACCCATATAACTTCACAAAGCCACTTGCTGACAAGTCAGGTTTTGACACATACTACAATCCAAACGATCTGTGGTTTATTGCACAGGGAGCAAATTCTCCAGTAAATATCTTCAGACGTGGTGGTATTACAACTATGACAGGCAATGATGTTGAGACAGGTACAGTAAAGACACGTTTCGATATGGAGCTTGGTGCTGACGTTGTAAAGGGCAGAGAATTTGAAATTGGTCTGCTTACAAAGCAGGGTTAATTACATAATAATTATTGATGTGGCGAGGGTGTAAGCTCTTGCCACATTATTATTATATTTGAAAGGAAGATTAAAAATTTGGCAAATGTAAGAAAAAATACAACTACTGCCACAATTAATAACGATATTACAGAAGTAAAGTCTAAAAGGGAAATTCAGCTTACCGATAGAGTGTTTCTTGAAAACACTCGTAATTGGGAATTGGGTTTTAGGGCTGTGGAAACACAAAGAGATATTACTATTCCACCAAATGCAAAGAAATTTGCACAGCTTAATGTTGGAGAGGTTATGGCTCAGATACAGGAAGGTAATGGAATGTTCTGTGGTACTGATGGCTTTGGCAATAATGCTTATCTGAAAATTCTTGACGAGGATATAAGAAGATACGTTTTTTCACTTGACGAGAATGATAATAATGAACCTGTTATTCTTGATATTAACAGTGTAAAGGCACTTCTTGGCATTAGCAATAAAGCCGATTTTATGGCTGAACTCTCAAGACTTGTAGTTACTGAAGGCGATAAAAAAATGATTATTCCACTTGCCAAAGAAGTTGGAATTGACAATGTGGCAGTTTATAAGCGTAACGAAATAGAAAATATTTCAGGCTATAAGTTTTAAGAAAGGGTGTGGTTAAAATGGCTACTACCTATGAAGATGTGGTCGCTGTTTTTGAGTCCACATTTCTTGAAAGGGTTGCGTTAAGTGACGACCTTGTTTTTCAGTGGTTTAAAATGGCTTGTGGCGAGTTTTCAACTCAAATTAGTCAGCTTTACTTTAATAATGAGAAAAGAATATTTACTGATATTGACGGAAACGATATTGTTTTGAATCAGATAGTTGTTAATATATTGGGTTATACAATAAAGAGATTTTATTGTGAAAGACAATATAGCAAAATTGTCAAACGTAGCAACATAGTTTCTAAGGATTTATCAATAAACAACTCAGAGGGTGACAAAAGACAAGCTAAAGTTGAGATTGATTGGGTGAACTTTAAAATAGTTGACCTTTATGAACAACTTAAAGATACTGCGTATAATTGAGGTGGTTGAATGAGTAAAGAATGGTACCTAATTCAGCAACCGTATTATACGGAAGGTTCTGAAAAACAAGATTTGTTGTTTGATAGTGAAATGTCATTCAATGACGTTTTAGAGGATAGCGTTATTGAAGATGATATTATTCTGTGCAGTGGAGTGTTTAACGGTGAGGATTTTGAAAATGAATTTGCTACAAAGGGCATAATTCAGAATGAAATACCTGATACGCCAACGCAAGCTTGGCAAAGACAGGTTTTAACCTATATTAGTACGATATCGGACTATAAGTATATTAAATACGACAATAAGATTTGGCTAATATTGACCGAGCCTACAAATAACAAGCTGTATGAAAAATCTATTTTGTATTTGTGTAATTACGTTATTAAGTGGCAAGACGAAAACGGAATAGTTCACTATAAGCCGTGTAATATTCAAAATGCTTCACAGTACAATGCAGGCACAAACGAGACAAAAGTAATTACCATTGGTTACGATCAGTTGATGATGTACATTTCGCTTGATGAGGAAACGAAATATTTTCCTCATGATAAGCGTTTTTTCATTGATTATAATGATAAAGAGCCTACACCTTATAGAATTACTAGACCTGATACTGTCAGCTTCTCTTTTGGAAATAGCAGATGTATGCACATTATCTTGTCAGAGAGTCAATATAATCCGCAGACAGATAGAATTGACCTTATGCTATGTGACTACTTTAAACCCAATAATGCAACCAAACCTGTTGAAATATCTTACAGTGGCAATGCAGAAATTCGTTGTGGTGGTACAGTTAAAACATTTACTGCAAAAACAGATAAGAGTGTCACTTGGTCTTTGAAATTACTTGATAAACAACAAGATTTTATTACCATGATAGTAAATGAAAATAAGGTAAAGATAAAGTGTTTAAACAACAATGCTTTAATCGGTAGCTCTTTTAAATTGGTTTGTACAGTTGATGATGTTTTGTCTGAATTGTTAATTAATATAGTGGGAGGTGTGTAAAATGCCAATAAATTCTGTTATATCGGAGTGGAAAAATAAAGCTATTTCTATGATATTATCACAAGATAATATATTAGATTTATTTGAAAAGGACGATGAAGAACTAGAAAATATTGTGTATTCTAATATATACCCTTTTTTATATATACCTTACACTCAAACTAATGTAGAATTGTATCTTAACATTGAAGTTTCAGTTCCGAAAGTAATATGGGGAGCATTTAAGGGTTATCCCCAAATGATAATCCAAATAATTTGTCATCAAGATAAAATGAGACTTAACAAAGCCGGTATTTCCAAAACTAGAATGGATTATGTGTCTGAATTGTTAGGTCAGTTATTTAACAACTCAGATGGTTGGAGTGGCAATAGAATACAACTTATTTCGGACGTACCAGATAATTTGTCACCTGTTTATAAAAGGCGTACCTTAATATTTCAAGGTGAAGAACTTACGATAAATCCATGTGAGGGTAATTAGTTATGGACGAGCTTTCGATTTATCGTAATAAAAAAGAAACATTTATGTTAGGCAAGTTTGAAATTCACAACCCGACTTTGGACGAGATTTCAGACGAGTCAAAACTAGGTGAAAAACAGTTTTGGGTCATTGTGTCTGACATAATTTCAACTCCATATGATAGAAGGCTATATCTTTGGAGCAAGGGTATTGATTTTAACTCAGTAGATAGTTTTGACTTGTTTTGTGATATTGTCGAAAATCATTTGCTAACTGATGTTTCATTTATAATCCGTAATATTGATTTTGGTAAGATGAAACGCTATATTGACACGAATAGCGGTGATATTATTTTATTTGATGTTTATAACAATATTCAAATAGGTAAAGCAGATTATGAACTGCTTACTGAATATTTCAGGAAAATGCTTAATATCGCTGATAATAATATTAAAGACGGAAATGAACACACCCGAAAATGGAGATTACAATATGAATTAGACAAGCTTGAAAGACAATTAGCTAGGGGCGAGTATCAAGAAAAAGAATTTCGTTCTATTTTGTTGCCATATATTTCAACATTAACAAATATTGAAGGGTTTAAATACAACTGGGACACGGTTTGGTCGTTACCTATTAATGTTTTTTATGATTGTCTTTTAAGAAATCAAATCATAAATCAAGCACAGAAGCTTACCACAGGTTTGTATAGCGGTACTATTTATTATAAGGACATTAAGAATAAAGAAGAATTAAATTGTTTCCGTACATGGTAACGGAAACAATAGAAAATAAAGGAGGAAATAATATGTTTAATCCAGACAAATTGCTTTTTAAACAAGCTATTTCAGGTCAGATGTTTTCGCCTACTGACGGAGTGCTGTTTTGGACTCTTGAAGATTTGAAAGATGTAAACATTCAGACCAATGCTACTTCACAGGATAAGACAGATGCAACAGGTGCTGTAATTGCAAAATACTATGATGCTGATACAGTTCAGATTACAGGTAATACATCGTTCCTTACGCTGTCACTTCTTGCTGCTCAGTGGGGTACAGAAAAGAACGTTGCAAGTTCTACTAACAAAATTCTCATTCCTAAAAGAGAGAAGATTAAGGTGGGTAGCGACATAACAAAGATTACTCTGAGTAAAGTTCCTGTGGGTGGAATATCATTCATTTATCTGCTCAATGAAAGGAAGGAACAGGTTGCTTCTTACAAATATGCAGCGGTAAATTCAGAAAAGGAATTTTCACTTGATGCGGCTAAGAAAGAAATTACACTTCCGACAGATACTGCTATCAAGGAAGGAATGACTATTCAGGTATATTATACATATGAGTCTGAAAATGCAGTTGACATTACAAAGAGTACGAATGATATGCCAAAATCAGGTGAATTTTGGCTTGAATCAATCTTTACAGATATTTGTGATAAAAATATTGAATATCATGGTTGGGTTGTCGTGGCATCTTCACAGCTTTCTCCTGAGACTCAGATACCGCTTGACAAAACAGGCGACTTCCCATTTACTATTGACTCTCTGAAGGACTATTGTAGTGACGAGGGTCAGCTTCTGAGATTTGTTATTCCAGAGGATTAATTTATGGAAAACAACCATGAATGTATTATTTGTGGTAATGGATATTATGCGTGTAATAAATGTGATAAAATAAATAGTTGGAGGAGATATGTGGACACACCATCTTGTTATCAATTATATTTAATCATAGAAGAATATATGCACGAAGTCATTTCCAAGGTTGAAGCAAGAAAACTTCTTGCCAATATTGGTATTACTTCCGAAACATTAAAAAAGAAAGATTATAAAGAGTCGGTCTATAATGTTTTGGCTGATATTACAAACCTTAAAAATAGTACAATAAATAAAAAAACTAAATAAAATAGAAAGGGCGGTTATTATGATAAGTATTGACCGCCCTTATTTTTTTTATAAAGAGGTAGAAATGACAGATAGAAGTAAGTTTAATGTAGATAAAGACAAATCAAAACGTAGTTATAATGGTATTATTTTTGACTCAGTGTTAGAAATGAAATATTATCGTGACGTACTTTGTCCTTTAGTGGAAAGCGGTGAAGTGATTTCGTATGAGTTACAGAAACCATATGAACTGCAACCGAAGTTCGTTCACGATGGCAAAACTGTGTTGCCAATTAAATATGTCGCTGATTTCGTGGTTACTTATAAAAATGGTGTCACTGAAGTTATAGATACAAAAGGTATGCCAGACTCAGTGGCAATACTTAAACGTAAATGGTTTTGGTATTGCTATCCAGACATTACATATAAGTGGATTACTTATGCTAAAAAGTTTGGTGGGTGGATTGATTATGATGAGTGTAAGAAACTGAGAAACGCAGAAAAGAAACGCAGAAAAGAAACGCAAGAAAACGGAGGAAAATTGAATGAAAAATAAGCTTAGTTTTGCGGAAATGCAGGCATTTATAAATAATGTAGTCAAGGGTACAATTGAGTACGGAGCAGGATATGAAGAAATTTTGCGTAAATATTACGTTGTCACTCTTTACGGAGAACATAAATTTTCATCAGATGATATTGCAGAGATTTATGATAGTGGAGAGCTGGATAGGGAATGTAATAATATTGATTGGGAGTCGATTGATGACGCACAGTATAGCATGATTAATGCAGCTATTGACAGCGGTATTGACATGAATGTTAGATACAAGGCGGCTGAAAAGGTTATGAGCATGGCAAACATAGCTATAACGGAGCTTGCAAGCAAGGCAAAAGAAATGATAGAACAGATTAGTGTTACTACGAAAGATATTGACACTGAAAGCTTAAATGAAGTGTTAAAAACACTTAAAGATAGTAATGACATGGCAAATAAAATTGTAATTTCAAACAACAAGGACGGTGACTAATATGTTCTTTGCAGAACAGGAAATAACACTTGGGATAGTGCCTAATGCTAGGAATATTCATAGGTTTGTGTATTTTGCACAGGTACGTCCCTCTGTGATTAATCTGACAACAGATAGAACGGTCAATGGCAAATCAATTATAGGTCTTTGTAGCCTTGGTTTGAAAAACGGTGATAAAGTTACGATAGAAACACATAGTAAAGTTTCTCAGGAGCAAGCTGACGAGGATTTAAAGCTTGTTGTAAAGTGGTTGTGTGGTGAGGAATAAATGGTTGTAAAAAACCTTAAAGAACTAGAGCGAGAACTAAGAACAAGAATTGATTACGCTTTGCTTACAGATGTTGCCGAGGTTATTACCACTGTTATGCTAGATCATATTGAAAGAGATGTTTACGATAGTTATGTACCACATGAATATGTAAGACGATATGACAATGGTGGTTTAATGGATATTAGCAATAATAATTCTTCTATCGAAGGTGACACTTTAGTTGTTGAAAACAACACAATGGCTAACCCTTATATTTTTGTACAAGGGAAAATGATTAAGTCAGATAAAGCAGGTCAAGAATTAGCACCTATCATTGAAACTGGTTGGGGGTACGATTTTGGAGATTGGACGTATTATGGTGTTGCTAGACCGTTTATGTATAACACAAAAGAGGATTTAAGGGATAACAAATATCACGTTATAGCTTTAAGGCAAGGACTAAAAAGACAAGGAATAGAGGTGAAGTGAAATGGCAGATGATTTAAAAATACGAGTTCCTGTGGAACTTGACACAAGTAAAGTTAAGGACGATATACCTAAATTAAATAATGTACTTGCAAATGATAATAAGGCTCATGCTAAAATCATTGGTGAGTTGGACTTGAATAAAACACAAAAGAAAATTCAATCTCAACTTGCTACAATCAGCAAAAATCTAAAAATAGATATTGGTGGTTTAAATGTAACTTCTATTCAGAGTAGTATAAAGGCTGCTGAAAAACAGGTAACTAGCTCTGTTAAAAATATAAAGCATGAGATACAGAATATTGACACAACTCTTGCAGAAACTTTTAAGGCAGGTTTTAATAAAGACGGACAAATAGATATTGTTAAAACTATTGAAAATGCAAGAAAGATTTTGAGTCAGTTTGGCAATCCGACATTTTCATGGACTAAAGATAGTTCGGGTGAAGTTACTCAAATTACGGCAGAAGTTACAAGCTTGACAGGTCAAGTTGAAAAACTGAAATATGCTCTGAACGAAACAAATGGGTCGTTTGACTATCTATCGGGTAGTAGTTCTGAAAAGGGTATATTAAAGCTGATTGCGGATATTGATAAGGCTAAGTCGGATTATACTGCTAAACTTTCGGCATTTAAGTCAGCGAATAAAGGTATTGAATCGGGTATAGGAAATGAAATTAATGCCGTTAATGCTGCTATTGACAATCTTGGCAAGGGTGGCTCTATTGCAGAGGTTGATAAGCTATTCAATTCATTAAAAACTACTGCAAGCAATATCAGGCAAAATTTAAAATCTCTTACAAGTTCTTTTAACGAAACTACAAATGCCGAAAACACTTTGGCTAAAATGCCTGCAACAATACAGGAAATATCAAATAGTTTTTCAAAACTTAAACAACAACCGTCAGAGGTTTCCGAATTAATTAATAACTTAACTTCCCAATTAAATAAGGTCAATGAAACCGAAAGTCAATTTGGGCGAAATGAAAAATGGTCTGAAGAATATCGTGAGTTAGTTGTTTCGGTTAAAAAAGCAGAAACAGAAATAAAGAGCTTACAGTTACTTGAAAAATCTGATAATTCTGAGGCACAGCAGCAAGCTCATTATTATAATAAGATGTTTGGTGAAATCAAACAGATTAATAAGCTTAAAAAGCAACAGGTCAATGCTGGCGAGCAAGAAAATGTTGAGCTAAAAAGACAGATTAAAAATCTTGAGAGTAGAGTTTCTTATGACGAGAAGCAGCTTAAAAAGAAGAAACTGATTACAGAAGAACTTGAAAGACAAAAGAATGAATTAATAAACATTGGTAGGGAAGAACTTAGATTAGCCAATTCTCGTTCTGCTGATAAATCGTCAGCTACATCTACTAAAACAGAAAATAATGTAGCTAGACTTACGCAAAATCTCACCACCTTAGAAACAAAATGGAAAGAGTCGCCTATTTTTAATGGAGAGTTTCAAGAAAAGTTTAATGAGTTAAAAACAAGTTTGTCTAATGTAGGTGGCGATCCTAAAGCATTAGACGAATATCGTATTAAACTCAATGAACTAACAAATGAGTTAAAGAGGGCAGATGTAGCTTATAAAGCTAGTTTTTCTAGCAATAAATCACAACAGAATATAGAAGCTACAAGGCAGAACATTAAAAAGTTAATATACACAATTCAGACATGGCAACAGGCTAATACTAAAGCCATGGGCAAGAATACTTTTAATGGCGGTACATATCAGGTTGAAACTGATAATATGATAGCCTCACTCAAAAAGTTGCTTAATGCTAGCGATCTAACTGCGAGCGATTTGAAAGTCAATGTTGATAAAATCAATCGTAGTTTTAGGACAATGAGTTCTGAAGCACAGGCAGCAGGTGTGAATGGGTTAAGCTTTTTCGATAAGATTAAAGAGGACGCTTTAAAATTCACAAGCTGGATGAGTTTAACTACTGTGATTTCAGGTATATCAAGAGAAGCTGTTAAGTTCTATAATAATGTTGTAGATATTGATACAGCTATGACAGACTTGCGTAAGGTTACTGATAACACAAATCAGCAATATGCCGAGTTCTTTGATAATATAGGTCAAAAGGCTAAAGATTTAAAGATTGATTTGTCTGATCTTATTTCTCAAACCGCAGAATGGGGTAAACGTGGTTATAGTTTAGATGAAGCTGAAACACTTGCCACAAACTCAGGTATTTATTCAGTTGTTGGTGAAGTAGATAATGCAACAGCAGTACAAGACCTAACAACAGTTATGAAAAGCTATAACATGACAGTTGACGAGTCTATTAATATTGTTGATAAGTTTAACGCAATATCAAACAAGTATGCTGTTTCAGCGAGTGACATTGGTGATATGTTGTCAAGGTCAGTATCTTCACTGAGCGTAGCAGGAAATACATTAGATCAGGCAATAGCAATGGGTACAGCCATTACAGAAATAACTGGAGACGCAGCCGAAGCGGGAAATAGTTTGAAAGTTCTGTCAATGCGACTTCGTGGAGCGAAAACAGAACTAGAAGATGCAGGCGAGTCAACAGAGGGCATGGCAGTATCAACCTCAAAACTGAGGGAAGATATTAAAGCTCTTACTAACGTAAATGGCACAGGCGGTTTTGATATAATGAAGGACTCTCAGAACTTTAAGAGTACCTATGAAATTATGAAAGGTATCGCCAATGTTTGGAACGATCTTACTGATACATCAAAAGCCGCTGTCATAGAGAAAATCGCAGGCAAGCAAAGAGGCAATACAATTACTGCATTGCTTACAAATATGAGTCAAGCGGATAAAATTGTTAATGACTCAATAGGCTCTGCTGGGTCTGCTATGTCAGAGTATGAAAAATACCTTGATTCCATTCAAGGAAGAGTGCAAGGTTTTCAGACAAGTATTGAAAATTTGTCAGCTACTCTGATTAATGGTGATTTAGTTAAATTCGGTATCACCAGTGGAACACAAATTATTGATGTTCTTGATAATCTAATTAGTAAATTCGGTGTTTTAGAAACACTTATTCCTACCGTTATGGCAGGATTATCATTCAAAAACGTAGGTAAACAATTATTAAAGATGCCAACTTATGCACAGCCACAAACTATATGTGCATAGGTCACACACGTTTTAAAATAAGGTTGCCAAATTGCTGAGAACGGCTAAAGCTTTGCGACTACTTATAGCAATGGCACTATAAGAGTGAGGAAACTCGGAAACAATAGCAAAGATGACATATGCTGAGATAAAAGCCTATTATACTATTATAATAGGTGCTAAGTGTTGTTAAAAATGTCAGGTCAGCAGCCAACCCCTATCGGGAGATACGGACTAGGTTCAGAGAGTAGACGGTAACTATCTTGTGGTAAGATAAAGGTGTACTCCAACTATAGGTAACACCTATAGCGTTTCAAAAAATGAATTATCCCTCATTTATTTAGTTTTGTCCTTTGACAGTGAGGGTGGGATAAAACTGTTACCAATCATTTTGCATAGTGATTTATTTTACACTATTCATTTGCGTATGTCAACACTAAATTTGTTCGTTAATAAAAATTTTACATTTATATTAACACAATGTTTGTTAATGCAACCAATATATGGCTTGACATTAGTTCCTAAAATGGGTATACTAAGTTAAGAATAGTCCTTACAAGTCTAAAATATGATTGTGTGGCATATTTTATAAAAGTGTTATATAATCATATTAAATTATTCACAAAATCTCTTTTAGTATTTTTGTTAAAGAGTAAAGAATAAAATATAATTAAGTAGTTTAGAATAAAATGGAGAGGTGTGATAATATGGAAATGGGTAAGGAACTTAAACTATCATTAAAAGTTGAATATCAAAAAGATACAGATAGTATCGAAATTACAACTAATGGACAATCAAGTGGTATAACTCTTCCATCTAAGATGTTTCTGCCATTTGTACAAACATTACTTCGTGTCGGTTTGGATATGCAAGACAAAAAGGTAGTTGATTTGGGATTGCGAGAGGGGTGATATCATGAGGAACACTAGAGATGCTTATGTTAAAAATGTAAATGTTTGTAGAGAGGATGGTTATAAAACCAGTTTGTTGGATATCTTAAATATTGAGCCATATTATATGGAAATCAAACAGACTCTCGACAATATCTATTGTTGTACTGTTGACAATCTTGACGAGATGTCGAAGTGTATCAAGTGGTTGCAGAATAATAAGTTTAAGAACTTTGTTGTCAAGAAGATTTATGTTAGCCGTATAAGAAGTGAAATCTATGTAATTGCTGATTTTGACGATGGCAAAATAGGTGAAGTTTTGGACGAATATTATGAAGCAACTTTTACTTTTACAACTAATTACAAACAAGACATTGTTTTCATGATTACTTCCGAAAAGAATTTAGTGGAAGCAAATATGCCTAAATTTGAAGAAGTGATTGAGGTGACTCCTAGTGTCTAACTCGCAGGATTATTCTAAAAAAATAAAACATAATGAGTTGTTTGTGCAATGTCTAAAGGACACAGATGTTAAAGAATATGACGATTTTTCGGATTGGATAATAGTCGGTATATTCTATTCGTCACTTCATTATATGAATTTGTTTTTGTCCAAGAGATATGATGATATAAATCTTGAAACTGTAAAGAGTCATAAAGATAGAAATATTATCATACAGAAAAAATGTCCGTATCAAATTCATATGGCATATCGCACCTTATATGAGTTAAGTAGAGAGGCGAGATATCAATGTTCAGATGTATCGTCTAAAGTCCGTTTTGTAGAACAGAAATATCAAGAATTAAAGAATTTGTGTTCTGAACAAATGCAACGGAGCGCTTCTAAGAGATAACGTGGACTACATAATGAATAACCATAAAATAAGACCCTAGAGAAAATCTAGGGTCTTTTGTTATACATGAACACACATTGTTTACTTTTGCCCATTTGTACACTTGTGTACACTCATACTCATTATCTATTCACTCAAATTAACATTTACGTTAATCCAATCCTTGCCGTCACGTTCCATAGTGACAGTATAGTATAATCTGCCCTTAACACCAAAACTATTTTCAGCGTCCACATAAGATGATACAGTGTAGCTATCATTATGATGTGTAATAAAGTTTTTATCATACATTGGATAATCTGCCGTGGCAGGGGCTTTTAACTGTTTGTTTACATAGAATTTAGCCGCTGTGTAAGCTTCTTGGCTGTAGTCTTTTTCAGAGCTTGCACTATTTATGGCAAGGTAAATAATTAAAATTAATATGCCCCATGCAATTACATTAGCAATAAAAATCCCCAAACAACCATTACTTTTTTTGTTTTTGTTGGGTATCACGTTTGTGTTTTCTTCCATTTGTATTTCCTCCATTGTTATTTGTATCAAAACTGCAAATATAGGGTTTAGGTCTTTAAAACAACCAAAGATGATGGTGGTAATGATAGGATAAGTGTATTTGGGCAAATGATAACTCAGTTGTCCGATTTTAAAAAGATAAATCCGTTTAGTCAGTTTAAAAACAATTCACTTATTCCTGTAAATGAAATAGCAAACGTCCGTCAATTTAATAATCTTTTAACACAAGGTAAATCAGTAGCCGAAGCCGAGTCAATAGCTTTAAAAGGCTGTTCTAAAACAACTCTTGACATTGCTAGAAGTGCTAATGGTGCAGCGGTATCAGAAGAAATACTGTCTGCTTCTTTAAAGGGCGTTGCAACTTCTTCCAAACTTGCTGCTGTTGGTATGAAAGCGTTGTCTATTGCTGGCAATATGCTTACAGGTTTAGCTATTTCTTTCTTGCTTGATGGTATTATAACACTTTTTGATAATATTGTCAATGGTGCAGATAATGCAAAAGAAAGTTTAGCTCAGTTCACAAGTAGTTTTTCTGACTCTATTGACAAATTAGATGAAGAAAACAAGTCAGTAAACGAATTAGTAAATCGTTATGTAACTTTGGTTGCAACAACAGATGACTTGTCGACCGTTAAGGACGATTTGAATACTATTCAGGATAATTTAATTGATAAGTACGGCAATGAAGCTAAGAGCCTTGACTTGCTTAATGGCAAAATGTCTGAAAATATTAAGAAAATCAAAGAGTGGAAAAAAGAAAAGGCTGAAAGCGAACTTTATCAAGAGTCAGATATTACTGATCCTGATGATGAAGATAGGAAGCTGAGTATTGCCGAGGCTTACGCCTTGGCTCAAAAAAAGTTAAAAGAGGGAAGTTCTTTCGGTTCTAATGGCGGTAGAGTAGGTCAAGCGTATGTTCCCGATACGTTATTTGGAAAATACAACAGTAATGCAGACATAAACAAGGTTGGTTCTCGTGATTACGGCGATTGGGGCGATTACAAAGAAGTAGCCGAAATACTTAAAAAATACAATAACGTTGGTATGAGTGGTTACGATGATGATACATTATACTTTGCAGGTACAATGCAAGAACGTATTGATACTATGCAAAAGGTTTATGATGAATTATCCGAGAAATGGGCAAACATTTCAAAAGACGATAATCGTAACAAGTGGTTGACTGATTTACAGAAAGAAATTGCTACCACAACAGAGGAATATGATAAACTTTCTAATGCCGTTGATAAATACAACGAAATTCAGAAAACACTTGAAAACTATAACACAAGTGAAGAATTTAGCAAAGCATTTGATGAAGCTCAGAAAGCTACTGAAAGTTATAGTCATGCTGTAGCAAATAAAAATATTGATGATGTTGATAGGCTTTATGATTTAACTCAGAAATACAAAGATAAGTTAATCAACTTGGCTAATGGTGACGAGGATTTAATTGACTATGTTAATACTTTCTTTGAAACTTTACCTGCAAAATTAACAACAGGTACTTTTGATATTTCTGAGTGGACGGACGATATTGACGAAGTTCAAAATAAAGCAAAATCACTTAAAGATACCTTAACAAGCCTGCAAGACGGAAGTATTTCGGATAGTGATTTAGTTGAACTGTTTAAATCATATCCTGACTTGGCTAAGTTCTCAGGCAACACGGAAAAGCTAACAGAAGAAGTTAAAAAACTGATAAAGCAAAACCCTAAAGAGCTGATAAATAGACTCAAAGAGTTATCAGACACATTGCCAAATGGCAACGATAAGGCTAATGTGGAAGGTCTTATTTCAAGCCTTGAAAAGCTTGGAGAGGTAGCTTCTTCTATTTCCGAAGTTAAGCTGTCTGTAGACGATATTGAGAAAATTTATGAGGAAACGTTTGATGATCTTATAGATAAAGCCGAGGACGAGAAAGATGTTCTTGAAGAACAAAAGAATATTCTTACAGAACAAAAAACTCAACTTGACAATATTATTTCTCAGTACGAAACCGTTGCAAACACAGTGGAGTCTTATATTGACGAGCAGAAATCAGCTATTGAGGACAGATACAATGCTGAAATTGATGCCATTAAATCCGTTAATGAAGAAAAACAAGATACTATTGACTTACAGGAAAAGTTAAATAATCTTGAAAATGCTAAAAAGAAAAAGGTAAATGTTTATTCTGAAGCTAGTGGTTGGCACTTAGAAACCAATACCGAGGAAGTAAACAAGGCACAGCAGGAATATGAACAGGCGAGTGCTGATAAACGTGTATCTGACCTTGAAAAACAGCGTGACAAGGAAACTTCACTGTGGGATAAGTATAAACAACAGTGGCAAGACCTTATCAATAGCTCTACCAATACAGAAAATGAACAGCTTGCCAAAGATATTTTAGGCGTTAATTGGACGGACAAAATAGCACAGCAAGACACGAATATTCTTAATGACTTTGCGAGCAAATATCAATCTTATCGTTCTCAGCTATCAGATCAGGTTGAAAAGGAAATTGAGAGCGTTGATAAAGAGATAACGGCTAAAAGCAAAGAAATTGAGGCATACAAGAAAGAAAAAGAAGCTTTATCAAACTATGTTACAGATATTACGAATAAGAACAAAGACTACATAAAACAGTTGACAAACGTTTCTGAAAAAGAAATGCAAACTATGGAAGGTAGGACTAAGTTCTTAGAGGATTGCAAAAAACGTGCTAGGGAAGCTCTTGACTATTCTGATATTTCTGTTGAGGGTGCTAAATCGAATGGTTTGTATCTTGTTCAATATGACGGTGAAACTGTTGGAACAGGGCTTGATGAAACGCAAGCAGAACAGTTAAAATCTGAACTGTACGGCAAAATGGTTTCATCAGAACTCTTGGCTAATCCTATGCTTGGTAAGAACAAGGGTGCATTAACAGCTATTCTTAACGCTTTAAAGAGTAAGTTTAACATTATTAAGCCATATCGCTCAGGTGGTATTGATGATTATACAGGGCTTGCACAACTTCACGGAAAGCCAAATGCAGTTGAAACTATCTTCAATTCAGAGCAAGGCAGAAAGCTATACAACCTTGTGGCTAATACAGATAATCTTGTCAATTATATTGGAGATAAGATTTACAATGGTATAACAGATTTGGTAAGGACAAAAATGTCTACACCAAATAACATTCAAAATAGAAATGATACAAACAATAAGACTATTGTATTCCAGATTGATACTGTCAATACAACAGACGGCACAACATTCTTAGAGCAGATGAACGCTTATCTGCAACAGGCTGATTTGGATAGAATAGTTGGCAAAAATTATTAAATAAATGCAAAAGTAATAAAGAGCCATTAATTATTTAGTGGCTCTTATCTTTTGGAAAATAAGAGAGGTGAAGAAAAAAAATGATTATGACTCCTACATTGGTATTTCCTGATGATGAGGTTGTAAAGATAGATAAGCATAAGGACACAAATGGTGAATATGACCGTGCGCCACGTTTTAGCTACCAGTTTAATTGCACGGCGGGTTCTGCAATGCGTTGGGCGTTGTGTACCTATACAAACATAAGAACTGGGGAACAGAACTATTCTTATTTTCCTAAAGGCGGCGATATCAATACATTTTACAATGGCGATAAAGTTGATGTAAATGAATTGGTTTTTAATGACATAGCAAAGAATGGTCACGATTATATGTATCAGTATACGCTGTTTCAAACAGACCCAACGACTATTGCCGACGACACACAGTATGGTGACGGTGTTGGATTGTATGATATGTACTTCTGCCGTGGTAAAATCCAATCTTCGGGTACTACATCAAGTTTTATGATTAACAAGGAAATTGCAAATCTCAAGAGCGCGTACTATTATGAGCGTTCCGACGGCTTAGTGTATTTAGTCGGCGGCGCCTATATCGAGATTGGAGAAGAAAGACGACTGATAGAAACCTACGATTATAAAACTGGTAACGTAAGATTAAAGTCTGGTTTTACGACAGCCCCCGCAAGAGGAACTGTGTTTAGGATTTTTACAAATTACTTTATGGATAAGCCGCATTATGTAAAATGCAGAAATGACCCTGATTGTATTGTGACGGCTGAAGTAAATGAAAACAATTCTACTAAACCAATACATTGTGAAACAACGTACACTCACCCTAATCATGTCGGCTTGAAATATTATAAATATTATTTGTATCAGATAATTAATTCAAATGCAGTCTATGACGGAACTATTCAGGACAGTACAAATGACACAACTCAGGTCAATCTTGGTAAAAGCATAGGTGAAAATATAGTAAATAAGTGTATTACTATAGAGGTAGAGCCTAGTGGAACAGAGGGTCATGTTACCGAGGGTATTAATGGTTTTATTTCTAACTACAATACTGCTACTGGAATGGCTATAATTTATTGCCCTGCAAATACTCAGTTTGTGAAAGGTGCAAAATTTACTGTTTATAGCGAAACGCAGAAATTAATTGACGAGAGTCCTGCAATTTATAATTTCAGACTCAACTATGATTTCTATGCTATGCAAGCAGGAAATTCATATTGTGTTGTTAGTGAGATTATGACACTTGACGATAAAATGTATCATTTTAGCAAAAGAGTATCGTTTCAAGGCAACGAGTTAGGTGATTTAGTAAACAACTTTAATTGTCTAATAATTAATAATCGTATAGCAATGCTGTCATGGAATACAACTCTTAGTGGTACTGCAAAGATTTTTAGACGTAATGTAAATGAAGAAGATTATGTTTTTCTTGGTACTACTAATACAAAGAGCTTTTTTGACACAACAGTTGGTAATAAGCAGACTTATGAATATTATGTTTGTTACGGAGATTACAAACCATATAAATCAGAGCAAGTATCGGTAGACAAGGACGGTTGGTTTATATACTCTTTAACCGATTTGGGTATAAAATATAACAAAAAGTATTATGCTATTTCTGAGTGTTGGGAGTTTATAACAGGTATGACCGATAATGATATTACATCAAATATTGGTCTTGCAGTACATACAGGAACAGGTATTAAGCCAAAAACAACTAGAACAGTAACAGATTATGAGAGTGGTTCTTTCTCTGCTGATCTTTTAACAATTAATTGCCCTGATGGTCGAATAGTCGATAATATTGACAGGGTAAAAGCATGGACTAAATTTATTAAAAGCAAGAATGATTTTATGTTAAAATCTCACAAGGGCGATGTTTGGATTATAAATATCTCAGATAACCCTACTAGAATTTATGATAGCACAAGTGTATTAGGGCTGACTAATATTAAGTATGATTGGATTGAAGTTGAAGATATAAATGATGTAATAATTATTAGATAGGAGGTAGGAAAGTATTATGGATTATTATAATAAAATAGACAATGCTTATCTTGCCGAGTTACATAAACCAATGCGAAAAATGTATGTCAAAATGGAAATTTTATCACACTATGAAGGTGCTATTGGCGAAATAACAAGTGACTTATCTTCTACAGATGGTTCAATAACAATTAATAAAGAGCAAGGCTGCCGTAGGTCTTGCTCTTTATCTATTATTGATAGAAGCGGTAAATACATACCTCAAAAAGATAGTTCATTTTGGTACAATCGAAAATTCAAAATCTTCATCGGCTTGCAAGTTGATGAGAATATTTATTGGTTTCCGCAAGGTGTTTTTGTTACAAAGTCAGCAAACTCTAATGGTAGACGATTGAATGTTGAGGGTGTTGACAAATATGGGTTTCTTGACGGAACATTAAATGCTAGAATGTGCCTTGTTGAGTATCAAGCTAGTGTTACAAATTCTAAAAAAGGAACGAATATTGCAACTTTAATTAAGGACACGCTTATGCTTGATTTGGGTAATAATATACCTCTTGACCCTGTTGAGCCGATTATTGACCCTATATTCTATAATGTAACTTTGTATGACGACATCGTGGTTGACGAGGGTGGTTATCTTGGTGAAATTTTTGATAAGATTGCCGAAATGTATGGTGCTAATATCTATTACGATGTCAATGGCAGATTGAGAATGGAAAGAGTTTTCAACTATAACTTACCTTCTTGGTATCGTCATTTATCACCACAATTTGAATTGAGTGAAACCGAAATTACAGAAACGGATATTAATTATACTTATAATTATGACGGTGTAAACATTATTACAGTTACAACAGACAATACAAGTGGTGAAATTTATTCGTACACAGCTAAAAATGAAAACCCACAATCACCTGTAAACATAAATGCTATTGGCTATAAGGGCTTAGATGGTGGCACTTATTATATACCCCTAGGAGATACAAGTGAAGAAAGCGGAGAGGAAAAGTGTAGGCAACAAGCCGAATATATGTTATTACAACATACTTGTATGAGTACAGGTATTAGTTATAATCTGCCGATCACTCCACATCTGAATGTTGATAATACCGTTAGGGTTGGTAATGATTATTATAATTTTGACAAACAGTTATTTATCGTAAATTCTATTACAATGCCTTTATCGGCTACTGAAATGAGTATTGAAGCCACTAATCTACAATGGCTGCCATTTGATACAGATTGTATTTCGATTTACTGTGAAACTTTAAGTGATACAGTGACAATATCTTATAACACGAATGGTGGCAAGGACAAAGATGGAAACACTATCACTTATAAAAGTATTAACCAAACCCCTAATAAACAAATCGTTTTACAAGGTGGGGATATGTATAACGAGAATAAATTGTTTGCATGGACGGATAGTCAAGGCAATAAATACAATTATGGTGACGTATACACTGTACCAAATAACAACACAACATTGATAGCTCAATGGATAACAGGAAATGAAGTTACAGTTACCAATACATTGTCGGCAGATAGTACGGTAGAATTTCAATCTATGTCACCGTCACGTTGCTTGATACGTTATGATGACAACGAAGTAGCCAGACGTAACACAAACACAATTTCAACATTTAAAAAGAATTATTTTTTGGGTACACACGATACAACTATTGTGTCTGAGAGTGATGATTTAACTAACTTTGACAATGCTTTTGATAAAGGAACAACTACAAAGATAGATTGTTCCAAAGTAAAAGCTACCTACCTCACTTCACCTATGGGAAACGGATTTGAGAATATGACAGACTTTGTTTTTCCTGCTAATCTTACAAATATTTCGACTAGCAAGGGTGTATTGTCAGGTTGTAAAAAGCTTACCAAGATTACATTTCCTGTAGCATACTGTGATATTTCACACTCTGAATCGTTTCTTACTAATAGCACATTTGTTAATGGTTTGGAACTACCTTACACCTTGAATTTCACACCAATGGTTTCAGTTGATAAGCAAACAGGTGTCGAAGAAATAAAACAAAACGAGATACTAAAAGGAAGTCATGTTGTTGGAAACTTAAACATCAAAGCGGCAACTACAAATAAATGTGTAGTGTATGTAAATAAAGAAACAACAAGTTTAGTTATTTATCCCGCAACAGTGCAGGGAAGATTTTATCTTATGGGCAAAGGTATTGATGGAGATTTATCTGGACTTCAAACTATACAAATTGGGCGATCTACTAATATTAACGACACCGATGGTTTTGCAAGTAATACATCAGCAAACATAAATCTAAGTTTAGACTTTCAATCGGGTAATTGTACTACTAAAATACCTAAAAACGCTTTTAATGGCTATAGTGGTAATATGATTAATGTTGTAATTTATGGCAATGTGACCGACAGCAATGGTATCACGCTTGAAAGCGGATCGTTTTGCAATATGCCTAATATGGCAAAATTGCCAATGACAAATAGTATAAGTTTAAAAACTATACCTGAGAACTGTATGAATAATTTAATATCATTAACTTCAGCGACTACAGGCTATGTGGTTGACGTTGAGGGTTGTAACGATATGCCTAATCTGACAACTCTAAAAATTGAAAGTTCTTGCGAAATAGTAAACGGATTTAATAACTGCCCTAAATTGAAAAGTTTGTCATTCATGAGTGACGGAAAAGTAAAAGAGATTGGTGGGTTAAACAATAATGCTATTACAACATTTTATATTCCAAATATGGCTTTGTCTGTATCGGGTGTGAATAATTGTTCTGCATTAACAACGGTTGTTATTGGAGCTTCTTTGACTAGCTTTACAGGGTTTAATAATTGTCCTAAGTTAAATAAGTTTACTGTGGATAGTTCTAATACTACTTTTAAAGTCGTTGATAATAACCTCTGCCAAGGGAATAAACTCTGCCGTGTTCCAATGAGTAAATCAGATATTGTGGTAACAAATGGTACAACGGAAATCATGAGCAATGCTATTCAGATTGCTTTTGTAAACAGCATTTCTATTCCAAATGGTTGCATTTTAGCTAACGACTCAATCAAATGTCAAAGCGTAGGTCAAATTATTTTCCATACTTCTTTCAACACAGAAACTGGGAAATATAATAATTTAACTTTGACCGATTTTAGTACCCTTGATAATGTACAAGTCGGAACTATTTTCGCTTATGGAAATGGTATAACAGATACTACAAACGCAAATTGTTTGCCTATTGTAAAATACTGTATAGAACATAACATCAATTATGTTGATATGAATGAAACAAACACTAACGCTCGTGGAGTTATTGGAATAAGCGGTAATGCAGAATTGGACGGTGATAATTAATGATAAATACTTATACTTGTATACCAAATCAAACTTCATCAGAAACCGTGTTTGCAGACCTTAAAACATTTTTTGAAGATAAGTGGACTTGGAGCAAAATTGAAACAAATTATCCTGACAGTGAGTCCACCGATTATAACACTTTAACATTTTGGATTGATAATACAACGTACTTTAGAATAATGTTTGACCCTGCAAAGTCACGTTATTGGGCTGGGTGTGGTGAATATGACTCTTCCCAAACGTCACCATATGCTGATTATGTCAGCTTTACCTATAGTAAATTTGATAGTGTTATGTTATATACTACAAGTCGGGGAATGTTGATTTTGTTTAAAAGTGGAGATAATGACTATGTATTAGGTGGGGGTATTGCAAAGATGAGAAAGCTGTCCGATGATACAGAGATAACAGGTTTCTTTACCCCTACTTCAAATTCAGGACATCAAGGAAGTAAAATGGCAAGTTTGTATAATATGTTTAGTCAAAGTTTGCACAATGGCGGTACGAACCTTGTACCACAAGTTGATTTTAATATACCATTGAATAGCACAGTTGAGGGGCAATACGCTGCTAAAACTGACGGAATATTCTATGTTTATATGGGACAAGACAGTGTGTTTCCTGCTGACGGAACTGTTGTAAAATTCACAATGAATGGCGTTAATTATGTGGGTAACTGCAAAATGGTTTTAGCTGATTATTCGTAAAGGCGGTGTACAGAATGTCTAAAATGAATAAGCTGATTAAGGAAAGTCAAGATAATAAAAAAACACTTGGTTATACCTATGGAACAGTTAAAAGCTACGACTCTACAAACTGCACGGCTGTTGTTTCGCTATTAGAGTATAATGGTGCTGAAAAATCTTTCTTGAATAAATCAGGTGAGATTTTAAGCATGGGAGATAGTGTGTGGATCTATTTCCGTGGTGGCGGTATAAACGCTGGCTACATTGCTATCAGGAATGGCAAGCCCGTACCTCTAGGAAGTCAAAATTCTAGTGTAGGGCGATTTGTTGAATATGTTGATAGTAGTGGTAGTAGACACATCTCAGAAAAGTTTAATTATTATGGCAGTTCTTATTTTTATACTATAGCCCCTGATGGAACAGAACAGATTACTATTTATCTTGAAAATATCGCTCATGGTAATTATAACCATGTTGAAGGTCAAGCAAATCATTGTTACGAATATAGTTATGACAGCAATAATTATATTGATTTTTCAGAAATGAAAACTAACAGTATGTTACATATGTTACTCTATACTCGTGGAAATAGCAGTTTAAATTCCTTAACAGGCTTTAATAATACTAGCGTTGGTGGATTTTCTAATCACGTCAGCGGTATGTGGAATACATCTGAATATAGCGTGGCGGTTGATTGTAGCGGTGCAAAAAATACTGTTTTCAATTCTCGTGATACATATATTAATGGCATAAATAATTTGCTAGAGGGTGTAGCTGATAGTATTGTAGTTGGCACATACAATATTGTCAAGGGTGACAAAACTAAAGACCAAATGGCAAAATATAACGCCGTGTTTGGATATCACAATGAGGTTCTTAATTATGATGGATGTCTTGTTGCAGGTACATGGAATCATGCCACGGCAGATAACCAAACCGTTATAGGTATCAATGCAAAATCAACTTATAAAAGCTCGGAAAATGCAAGTATACTATTTAATATAGGAAATGGTCATAATATAGAAGATGGAACTCTAACTCAAAACTCTGCAATGCAAGTAGACTTTTTGGGCAATGTTTATGCTGGCGGTGCGTATAAAACGATTGGTGCTGACTATGACGAATATTTTGAATGGCTTGACGGCAACGCTAAAAATCAAGATAGAATTGGTTTGTTTGTTACGCTTGACGGTGATAAAATCAAGCTTGCAAATAAGGGTGATTATATCCTTGGTGTTATATCAGCCAACCCATCTATTGTTGGTAACTCTGCTGAGTTAGATTGGCATGATAAGTATAAAACAGATGTTTATGGACGGTTGATTTATGATGAGTCATACAATCCTATAGTCAGTAAAAACTATAACGATACGCTTGAATATGTTCCTCGTGGGGCTAGAAAAGAGTACAGCAAAGTTGGCTTGTTAGGACAGTTAGTAGTTCAAGATGACGGAACGTGCGAGGTCAACGGATATTGTACAGCTAGTGTGAATGGCGTGGCAACCAAGTCGGATAGTGGTTATAGAGTTATCAAACGTATTGATGAAACACATATAAAAATAATACTGAAATAGAAAGAGGGCTAACAACCCTCTTTTATTATTGGAGGAAAAGTTATGAAAGAGATTATTACTCAGATGATTACAGAGTATTTGCCTGTAATTTTAACAGCGGTTATGACGGCTATTGTCGGTTTTGTAAAATCGAAGTATACAAAAATCGCAAATGACAGCATTAAGAAAGATGTGGCGGCTACAACGGTTAAGTACATAGAACAGATTTATAAAGACGTTCACGGCACAGAAAAGCTTGAAAAGGCTAAAGAAACCATGCTTGTCCTGCTTGAAGAAAAGGGTATTAAGATTTCCGATGTAGAGCTTGTCATCTTGCTTGAAAGTGCTGTTAAGGATATGAATTATAAATCACTCACAGATTTTATTGACGAGGTTAAGAATGGCGGTGAGTAATTATGAGCACGGTTAAGGAAATTGCTACCTACTGTGGAAGTATTACAACCATTTTGGCACTGATAACAATTATTGTTAAACCAATCAGGAATAGATTTGTAGAGTGGATTTCAAAAACAAGTGGCAAAGATAATCTAAATAAAAAAATAGATAAATTAACAGCATTAGTGGAAAGACAGGTAGAACAGAACCAAAGCATGGAAACTGAGTTACAAAAACAAAGTTTGGCTTTGCAGGCCACGCTGAGAAATTCTATTTTAGCGATTTATAATTCAAGAATGAAAGAAAATAGTATTTCACTGTACGAAAAAGAAAATCTCGCAAGACTATACGAAAGCTATTCGTCTATTGGTGGCAATAGTTTTGTACATAACTGTGTAGACGAATTAAATAAACTGCCTGTAAAGGAAGATTAATTGGAAAGGAAGTATACATATGACTATTAAGGGTATAGACGTTTCTGAACATCAGGGCAATATTGATTGGGCTAAAGTAAAAGGAAACGTAAGCTTTGTTATACTGAGAGCTGGCTATGGTGATGCTATTACATATCCAAATCAGATTGACAGAACATTTGAAAAGAATTATAAAGGTTGTAAGAATAGCGGTATTCCATGTGGTGTTTATTGGTATTCATATGCACAATCAGTAGAAGCAGCAAAGCAAGAGGCAAAGGCTTGTCTTAAGGTAATCAAAGGCAAAAAGTTTGAGTATCCTATTTATTTTGATTTAGAGGAGCGTTCACAGTTTAATAAAGGTAAGGCATTTTGCGATTCTATCGTAAAGGCATTTTGTGGCGAGATAGAAAAGGCAGGCTACTATGCTGGACTTTATATGAGCCGTTCTCCTTTGCAGAATTATATCTCTTCTGACGTAGCAAAGAGATATACACTTTGGATTGCTGAGTATAATAGGAAATGCAATTACAATGGTAAGCATGATATGTGGCAGTATTCTAGCACTGGTAAGATAGACGGAATTTCGGGTAATGTTGACGTAGATTATTGTTACACAGATTTTCCTACTAAAATAAAATCGGCAAACCTGAACGGATATACTAAGACAAAGAAGCTACCAACACTCGAAAAGTCTGGCTATAAAAAGGGTGATAAGACCAGTGGTGTTCTTGCCTTGAAAGAAATGCTTATCATAGCCAAGGCAAGAAAACTTCACAACGTCACACTTGACGAGAACGGTATTTTTGGTGACGGCACTGAAAAGGCTGTTAATGCTTTGCTAAAAAAGTGGGGTTATAAGCAGACTAGCATTGCAGGTGAGAAGTTTATCAAAAAGCTTGCAAGTGCTATTAAGTAATACTAATTGTTTTTGTTTTTTTAAAGGGCGAGGTAATACAGCTTCGCCCTTGTTATATTTTATTTATGCGAAAGGAAGATGAACTATGGCGTATTGTGCTACAAACGGAAACCTGTATGAAAACGGAAAAGCTTTTGAGCTGAAAGTTGGCATTGGTGCTGATTTTAAAGTACAGGCTTCGGGAACTGGTAGTTTTCAGGTTGTAGGAAAACTGACTCAGAATGGCGCAGAGGAAGTGCTTATGATGGTTGATCTGAGCGACTTCTCAACAGTTGATACGATTACAACAGAAAATGTTTATGCAGGAGATGTTAGTGGTTACTATAGTGTGACCGTTAAAAACGTCAAGGGTGTAAACAAAATTTGGGGAACTATAACATATTAAGGAGGTGGATTTATGGCTACAGATATTATTGCTAGAGGTATGGCGGCTAATGCCAAAAAGTCTGTCACTGAATTAGGCGATAAGGTTGAAAGCGAAAAGTGGATTGGCACAAAAGCCGAGTGGGAAGCCGTTGATAAATCCACTATAAAAGACGGAACAATCGTATATATCACTGATGATGAAACGGTGATTTTATACGATAAAGCGGAAATGGAAAAGATAGCCACGCAGGTTGCCACAGACCGCAAAGCCGCTGAAACTGCTGCGCAGACAGCACAATCCATAGCTGACAGCCTGCCAGAAGATTATGTGACAGCTGTCGGAAAAATCGCTGAGAATACTGTTGAAATTTCTGCTGTAAAGTTAACGGACAAAGAACTGCAACGTAGGGTAAATGCGTTATATGATATAGGTCAGGGTGTGACACATAAATTTGAAACCGACAGTGAAACGGCATATCAGAAGGCTGTGCCGACTGGGGCGAAGTTGATGAGCGTGAAGTCGATAGGTGGTCATTCTGAGGTCATTGACGGTGAAATAGTCAGTGCTGGGACGGAGAGCGTTGTGGAGCAGGGGAAGAATTTGCTGGATTTTAATTCTGCAAAATTTAGCATGTCCTATCGGTATATATCAGATGCCATCCCTGACGGAAAAAAGGCAGTTATGAGTTTGATAGATAAAGACACAAGCGTAGATGTATCTGGAATATCTATTGGATTTGCTAATGATGTCGGTGAATTGGATGGCGGTGTTACAGAATTTAACTGGATATTAAGTAGTTCTGGTTTGAATAGTAACAATAGTAACCTTTCCAGTGTTCATGGCAAAATCACATTATGTAGAGATGTATTTATATATCCTAAGACAGACGAAGCATTAGCCAAATTACTATCAAGATATGATATCCAAGTCGAACTAGGCGACACCCCGACAGCCTACGCCCCCTACCACAGCAACGTTTACCAGATACCCGAAGCTATCCGCAATCTGCCTGGCTACGGCTGGTCGGCAGGAACGGCTAAGAATTACGTTGATTATGAGAATAAACGATACGTTCAGTGCGTAGACAGTGTGGATTTGGGAACGCTGAACTGGGCTGCAGGTGATGGTGGAAAAGTAAGTTTTCAAACCTTGCAAGTTAAAGGGCAGAAAATAACAAAGGATTATACTGTTCTGCCAAACATCCTTTGTTCAAAATATTCGGTGAAAATACAGAATGATATGTGGGGGCACACGAGTGTAACAGGCATAACGAATAATGTTAATGTTGACGGATATGTCTATGTAAACGATACGTCCTACACCGACGTCACCGCATTCAAACAGGCAATGCAGGGTGTAATTCTGTATTACGAACTAGAAACACCAATCGTCACCGACATTTCTGACCTGCTAACAGATGATTTTCTGCGAAATCTAACAGTTGAAGCAGGCGGTTCAATCACGTTCAAGGGTGGTAATGACGATTACAGAATACCAGTTCCAAATGAAGAAGAGTATGTTGTGAAGCTGAGTGAAGTGGGAGGTAGCGTATGACGGAATTAGAAAAATCTATGGTTGAGAGCATGGGGCTGACGGAAGATAATTTCAACAAACCAAAGGTTACCGAGATAGACAGGATAAAGGCAAACGTCGATTTTTTGGCTATGCTGAACGGTGTTGAGCTGGAGGTGAGCGGCGATGAGTAAAAACTATGCAAAGGTCAAGAGATACTATGACAGCAGTTTGTGGTCGGTTGCTATGGTGCACACCGCCGTCGGTAAGTGGATCACGGCTGAGGAGTATGAGAAAATTACGGGGACGAAGTATGAAAATTCTCAAAAGAACAAGTAAATAAAATCCCCATTTGATTAAAAAATACAGGCTCGGAAAGTGCGTAGATGCGTGGTTTGCGAGCCTTGTGTTTTATAAAATTATAAAAAAAATTAAAAATAGACAAAAAAAACAAGGAGATGAGATACAATGAGTGTAAATACATTTGACAAGAACAATGGTGACCTTACACCTTTATCTAAATTGTATCAAATAGAATCTGGTGACGAGGTCGGCAAATTATTTGAAGAAATGACCTCACTCAAAACACAGGTAGAAAGCAATACCGAGAAAATTAGTGAATTAGAAAACAGCAAATCGGTTATGCCGAATGGAACGGCATTTACGATAACCTATGGCGCAATAAGCTCTTCAATCACAGGAAAAGCAACAATAGAGGAGGAACAAGTATGAAAATATACGAGGGAACAGACGGACTTAGAGGATTAGTCAGGAAGCTTATTGAAGTTTATAATTTTAAGAAAGTTGTGTACGAGGGCGATAACGCAAGTATTGACACCAAAGATGCTACCTTTCAGCTTTGGGTAACAGACGAGCTGTTTTTAAGAGGTCAGTTTGCTGATACAAGTAGAAGTTTTGGTTGGTGTGACCTAAGAACAGAAGCATTGACTTGTCCTTGTGTGAGCACTGCACCTAACATTGGAGACCCAAGAAGATGGATTATTTATAAGCAAAGTGATTTAGTAGCTATTGGAATAGACGGTAATACCGCTAGTAGACCTGGTATAAATATAATAATTGGCGAAATAACTAACTATGAAACAGGAGAAACTGAAATAGGTATGACAACAAGTTGTGCTACTAATAATATTGACAAATATGCTGTTTTTACAAACGGCATGTCTGTACTGTCTGCACCATATAGATATTTTTGTCAACAAAAATCAGTGACATCACTTGCTCCTGTAGTTTCTACCAGTCAAAACAAGGGCTTTACAAATGTATATCACATACTTTCTCATATACAGGGTATATCAGATAGCAATACTTATTCTAACTACGCTGTACCCACACAAACTATACTACTCAATAATAAGAAATATCTGTTAAGCAGATTTGCATTTGAGATAAAGGAGTAAAATATAAAGGTGATGAAATATGAGTGTAAATAAATTTACAAAACCCACCAATGAATTAACTCCATTGGCAAATATGGTCGAATGTATCACAGACGGGGCTACAAATTTAACAAATCGTATCGAATCTTTAGAAAAGCAATCTTCTGATTTAAACACTCAAGTTAGCACAAATACGCAAAAAGTAAGTACGATGCAACGTGATATATTGAGAAAAATAAACCAAGTTTGTCTTAATAATACCGAAGATGGCGATTACGCCATATGGACAAAATACGACAAAGGTGATGTTGTTGATTGGGTTAAGACAAGAATGGTAAATAATCAAAAAATAGACAGATTTTATATAGAGGGTACAATAGAAAATGTTCCATGTTATAAAAATGGAGTGGAAACTACAAAAAACGTAACCTATAAAACGACATTCATTTGCGTTGGTGTTGACTTTGTTAAACCTTCAGACGAAGCTAAGCGTACATATACATTCCTAGCCACAGGGTCTCCAATAGGTGAAAACATTATCGATCCTGCTACTAGCCTAAGTGATGTACCCGCATATTCAAAAACATTTTTACAAACAAAGGTAATGCCCGTATATGAAGAACACTTTAAGAACATTTTTAAGTATCATGTTGCAACATTGTCTGAACCACTGCCATACGAAATTGACACTAGCATACAAAGTTTTGCCTCTACTAGACAAGGTGGTAGGAGTAAAGAAAACTATGGGAATAATCCTGTAACATTCAGTATGCGTTTGCCAAGTGAGATCGAACTTTTTGGGCATAGGATAATTTCAGGCGTTTTTGATAACACTGGTATGGATGTACAATTTCCATATTTCGCATTAAATTCTCCGCATTATAGCCTTTATATGAATAAGGATAGTGCAGAAAATAAGGATATCTACCTTTCATCGGATATGTGGTTAGCTTCGTATGACTATAATAATTATTATAGTTGTTATACACTGCCAGAGTTTTCTGGTAGAGGAAAAGGCAAAGTTGTTACAAGCAGACCTTGCAATGTAGAATTTGGGATATATCCATTAATTACTTTGACTTCACAATAAGGTAAATATAAAAAATTTAGGGTGCTAGATTAACTTCTAGTACCCTATTTTTTACGTTTGACGAAATATAAATAATTAGATATAATAATATTACCTAAAGCGAAAAGGTTAAAAAGAAAATATTGTTAAGGGCTAACGAGATAGTGGAAGAATAGGTTTCTATGAAATAAAGATTTTATTAAAAAATTACAAGGATTTTATTAGAAAATTATAAGACAGAGTTTTATGAAAGTCTTATAAAAGTCTTATAAAATTTATATGTACAAAACAGCAAAAATGACAAGCCAAATTTGTGCAATGATACAAAACATAGTAAAACGTGTTGACAAACCACTACAAGTCTGATATAGTATAAATGTCAGTTATGGCGATGCCATAGCTTGTGAGTTGAAATATATTTGTATTTGATACGACCTAATAATTGGTTACAAATGCAGAAGATAAGGGTGTGTCCGTTGTGGCATACCCTTATTTTTTTGCCAAAAATAGAAAAAATGAAACAAAAAGCAGGGCATTAAAATAATACCCTGCTTTCATTTTTTTACAAATTGTAAAGTCTATTGTTTAAATATTCTCTGCCACATCTCATAGGAGGGAGAACACTTTCCATTACGCCAGTTTTTTATTGTTGTAATACTAACATTGCATATCTTAGCCAATTTGCGTATAGATAAATTGTGCAATTCCATATAGGAACAAACTCTTTCCTTTGAGCGTGCTTTAAAGGACAAATAATCATTCATAAGATTTATGTTTAGTACATCAGATATTTTTTTCAAAGTATCAAAGTTTTTATATTGATCCTTTACTTCGTCACGTTCATACTTGATGTAATTATCATAACTCAATCCTGTTAGTTTGCATATTTCAGTTATAGATAAACCATTATTTATCCTTGCTTTTGCGATGCGGGTAACAAGCCTGTGATTATCGTTTCCACGATTCTTCAACTGCAACTGC